TTATAACAATTTGAGATTTTCTAAGTGTATCAGCATATTGCATAGTTGTTTCTTCTTTTCTAGTTCCGCCTACAAAGACCCCCACTCCATTTTCAATTAAGTATTTTATGTACTTTTCTCTCGGTCCTTTATTGCCTCCTTCAATAGTTCCACCTGGAAAAGACACAGGAATAACTCTATCTTTTTCTTCTCCTTTAAAAAAGAATTGATTAATTGGTGTGGGCCAAATGTGTTTATATTTTTCTATATGAACATCATTCGTTAAAGCAATTGGAGTATCTGCAATTAAATGAGTGGAAATAAATGGTGATAAATTTTGAGCGTTTCTTACAGAGCCTTCAAATGAAAAATCTCCCCACCAGCAAACTATTGGTATTCCCATTTTATGAATAATAGAAAATACATCTAATGATGGATTATACTGGCTGTTAATCCACATAAAAAAAATCGCATCTGGTCTTTCTTCAATTATCTTTTCTATCAGAGGAAAATTCCAATCTCGTTTATAATTGTAGAAATATTCATCACAATGGAATTCGGATGCTGTACCAAATTTACTTTCTAAATAAGACTCGACTGTGCCTCTTGCCTCTCGTAAAGTCGGGTCGTTTCTGACCCACCGCTCATTTATAAAAAGAACGTGCATTATTCCTCCATTTAAAATTTAGATGGGAGAGTCTATCTCCCATCTACCTTACCATACCTTACCACACCAAACTGGACCACACCGTACCGAACCAGACCTAACCCCGCCGAACCGTACCATACCTTACCTAACCATACCTGACCATACCAAAAAACAAAACTTTGAAGATTAGTTAAAACCCATACCCTACCAAACCACACCACACCGGACCTGACCAAACCCCACCAAACCGCACCTTACCGCACCTCACCTCAGCTTTTTAAATTTAAACAACTTAAATCCATATCAAGACTTCTCTGTATAAATTTCACATCTTCTTCAAAGAAAACAATTCTCCCACTATCTCTTTCTTTATTCGCTTGTCTAACAAACTCTTTATGACCTTCCGTAAATTCTTTTCCATATTTATAACAAAATTGACCTTCTAACATTGAATACAATCTAAATGCAAACCCTTTATTGAATACATGAATTGCATCATATTCACATAAATTTTCTGTTTTAACTAATAAATCAACTATATAATCTCTGAATTTTTCTACCGATTCTATCCATTCATAAGAATGGACTAATTGAAACAGAGGTGGTAAATTACATCCAGTCTCACATTTTTCGTGAGGCCAACTCAACCCGCTATCTTCATACAAAGTGACTACCCTGTTCAATCTTTTTATCTTGGATAATATAGCAGTAGTTGAACACATAACTAATTCAGTTCCAATGTACCTTGTTGTTATGTCTGTTTTATCAAAGAGCCTATCCCAAATGTGTTTTCTATGAACTGAATAATTGGTAGAATTACCTGTCATCATATATTCAAGAAATCTTTGTGATGAACTATTATAATCCCAATCGTGACCTAAATTTAATCCATTCATTTTTGGTCTGTCATTTTCCATTATAAAATTAAACTTGATACCAAAACAAACATCGTAATCTTGATTATTGTTTAGAAAATTAACACAATGACATAAACCTAATGGAAGTTGAAAATCATCATCACCAGCAAATGTGACATATTTTTCTATTATATTGTTCTTAATTTTTGATATCCTAATTACTTCATTAACACTTTCTTGGTCATGAAAATACTTTATTTTAAGATCACGATTACTAATTATTTGTTGGTTCAGATATTGGTATGTTTCGCTTGAACCATCTGCAACATATAAACAGCCTTGGAATTCTGTTCTTTCATAAAAATCTAAAGCCCTGTTCAAAAAATTAGAACGATTGTATGTCGGGATCACTATGGCCAAATCTCGAATCATATTTTTAAATCCTTAAAAATTGTACTAATCCTACCGAGTGTAGTAGGATTAGTACCCTCACCTTACCCTACCCGACCAAACCTTACCAAACCGGACCTGACCATACCTAACCATACCGTACCGAACCGGACCTCATTTAATCCTTTTGGTGCAAAAGGTTTTGAATTTCAAATTCTCTAAGCATTTATCAACCTTTAAAGATAATTGTTGAACCTGTTTTTTCAAACTTAAATGGAACATGAAGTAAATCATTAAATCCTTCTATAATTTTATTGTGTTTATCTGGTTCTGCAAATAATAATAGAAAACCTCCGCCCCCTGCTCCCAAGACCTTCCCGCCTATGGCTTCGTTTTTCATTGCCAATTCATAATAATTATCTATATTTTCATCACTAACTTTATCACTTAATGAACGTTTCAACATCCAGTATTCATGCAACAAATCGCCAAATAATCTGATATCAGAATTTGAACACAGTATGTTAATTCCTTCTTCAACCAATTCTTTTGAAACTCTAAGTTGTCTTCTCTTACTATCTATGTTTGGAACAAAAGTTTTGGAAATTTCTGATGCGGCTCTAGTCGTGCCTAAATAAAATAGCAATAGGTGATTTTGAAATAATTCTGATCGTTCTCTACTTATAGGAATTGGAAAAGTATGATATAAATTATTATCAAGAAATTCTATTTTATTAAATCCCCCGAAAGAACATGCCAGTTGGTCTTGCACTCCGCCTACTTCTTGCAATACATTTCTTTCTATATAGATAGCATCTTTTGCTAATTGGCCTTTATCTACATATTTGCCATCTAAAGTATAAAGAGCCAATAATAACGCAGTGGCATAAGCACTTGAAGAAGCCATCCCGCTCCGGGCAGGTAGGTCTCCAGAGTGATGCACTTCTAGTCCCGTCTTAATTCCAGAATATCTTATACATTCTCTTGCTGTATAATGTTCTATTTCATCCAAAGTATTAACATTTTCTATTTTTCGATAAACAATTTTATAATTATACCCAAAAAAGTTTGTAATTGGCTTAACCATTATATAGCAATATTTATCTATCGTAGTAGATAGAACACAACCGCCATGCAGATTAAACCAATCAGCTTGATCTGAATTTCCACCTAGGAATGAAATTCGATAGGGCGACCTTGCGATAATCACTTGATTTTTTACCTTATTGTGAACTTTATTTGTTAAAACTGTTGCTTCTTTCTATCAAATTGTTAAAACAAAAGAAGCAACCCTCACCTTACCACACCCAACCTTACCAAACCTTACCCCACCAAACCATACTGGACAGTACCAAACCATACCCTACCTTACCCCACCTCACCGTACCACAAACATGTTTAAAATTTATCTAATTAATGATTCGTCTATAAAATAATCTCTTTCGCTAAGTATATAGCCTTTATGATCGCCTGGGAAATATACATTGAATCTTTCATCATCAAATCTTATTGTCTTCTGCTTGGATTCATCATACTCAAATTCTAATTCATAATGGACTATAGCAACAGGAGAAAGAACAAGATAAGAACAAGCCACATATGATGGAATCAAAAATCTTTGTCTATTACTACTATCAAGAGTTATACCAAACCAGTCATTTTTAGTATCAGACTCCTCTTGAATATCCAAAAATACACAATATAATCTACCATGAACAAGAGAGAATATTCGTCGTCCTTCAGTTACATAATGAAACCCGCGAAGAACATTATTATACGAGACAGCCATGTCTTGTTCTACAAAAGGGCTATTTAAACTAATTTTTTGAAATTCTCCCCTAAAGTCTGGAATTACTTTTAATGGTTTACTCAACAACCCATTTATTTGCGTCGGTAAAAAATTGTCCATATTTATTCTCCTTGCTATTTACCATCTCATAATTTTCTTTAGTACCAATATCAATTACAAAAAATTCTTCTGGAATGGCACAATTATAAATCTTTTTACAATTTGGTAAAATATCATCTTCTATAGAAAGGTTGTCATTCTTCTCTAAACTTTCTATATAATTCTTTTTGAAGAAATAAATTCCAGCACCATAATAATCATATACAGAACTGGAAATATATGAAGCTAATAAAGAGTTCTTTTTGTGAACCAATATTTTGCAAACATCTTTTCCTAAATTGATAAATTCCTTATATGTGTACCAAAAATAATTATAGTCTATGTTGCAATATGAATCTCCATTAAAGACGATAGAATGTTCTGAGTGAATTAAAGATAATGCTTCTTTAATCCTTGCTCCAGTATTTATATTGTCGCGATATGAAAATTTATATCCGTTTCCAAAATGATTGATTATTTCATCTGATTTATGACCACAACAGAAAATAGGTGGTTTTAATTCCAATTGTTTAATTTTATCCACTGTGTATTCAAGAAATGGCCTTCCTTGTACTGGCAACATACATTTTTGATGATTGTCGGTAAGAGGTCTTAGTCTTTCACCAAGACCGCCACAAAGAATTAATGTATCTGGTATTTGCATTTAAGCATTCCTAAATTCAGTTTTTATATTCAAAATTGTTGTCATTTTCCAATAAGATTTAATTGGAAAATGACAACCAAACCCTTACCATACCTTACCAAACCTCACCCTACACGACCCCACCTAACCTTACCAGACCATACCTGACCATACCATACCTCACCCAACCGCACCTTACCACATTAAGCATTTTTAAATTGATTTCTCCCATAATTCATCATTTGGATCATACGACACACTTCAATTAAGTTTGGCAATTCTTCTAAAATTGTCCTCTTTGCTTCAAATCCTGCCTTTCTTAATTTCTCATTTGAAACAATATAATTTCTTTTATCTGGGTCTTTATAATGATGAGAAAGAACTACTTCACTTCCTAAATTTTCAGCAATTTGATATGTCATTTCTCCTAGTGTCATATTTAAATTATCATTCCCTAAGTTGTATGATTGTCCTTTCATATTGTCAAAATTATTTATGCAATGAACAAAACAATTTACCACATCCAGAACATGAACAAAATTGCGACTGTTGTTCATAACATCTTCTGGCAATAAAATTACTTTTTTAGTGACGCATTCGTTGACAGTAAAATTCACCAGCAAGTCTGTTCTCATACGAGGACTGACACCAAATACAGTGGCAAGACGTAAACTAATAGTATTGGGATGGTGTTTAAATAAATAATTTTCTACTTCAACTTTTTGCAAACCATATCTAGAAACTGGAGTTAATGGCGTTTCTTCTGTACAATATAATTCGCCGCTTTGTGTTCCATAGCCAGAATTGCTCATGGGAAAAATTACCATTTTGTTTCGTAATTTATATCTTGTTATTGATTTATCAACTAATCCAGATTGAGGAAATCTTGAACAAGCTGGAGCGCCAACAATACTGGCCAACGGAATAAAAATATCACAATCAGTTATGTAATCATCAACAAATTCATTTTCATTTACATCTCCCCACACAAATTTGAAATTCAGATTGTTACAATATTGTAACAATGACGATTGGCTATACATCAGATTATCTATTACTGTAATTACATGCCCTTCTTGTAATAATTTTCCAATAAGAACACTTCCGAGAAAGCCGGCCCCGCCAGTCACCAGTATGTTCATAAATTTTTATCCTCTTTCTTTATTATAGCATAAGACTGAATGAATTGTAAGTCTGCTCAAAGGATTTATTTGTATCAACCCTCACTTGTAAAACAAGCTGATTGCCTTACTTGTTTAGCTAATTCTTCAAAAACTTGATCTTCATCTGGCCCTTCTGCTTTAACAAACATGCCACTTGGATGACCCATAGCCACAAAAAGATGGCGCAAAGTTCCTTGCCCGTAGTGATTCATGCCGATAATTGACCATTCCTCAAATATTGATGTATTCCAAGGCATCATTTTAATTTTCCTTATTCCTCATCCCCTAAATTTTCACCACATTCTTTACATTGGTCGAAAAGAAGCCCTTCATTAGAATCAAGAAATTCACAATAACCATCAGACCAATACGGACATTGTTTTACCTTTATAACTGGACCTTTTGAAGTCATTTCAACATTAACCATTGTATAACAATATGGACCAATTGGTATTACAGATTTATCTTTCATTAGTCTGTTCTTTATCCCAAATTACATTTTCCATAGTTCTAATAATATTGTGTCTTTCTTCGTCAATTTCGTCTGGCCCTATGATTCTTGTTCTAGCTATTGTGTCAAATCTGCTCATTAATAATTCACACACTTCATGAAACGCTGTTCTTTTGATTTCATAATTATCAGATTCCGTCTTTCCCCAATCTTTACAAAGACCTATAGTTGCACTTCTACCCACACAATTTGTACTGCACCATCCTAACCAATTTCTGTCATTTTCTTCTCCATCATGTTTGAAAGATACATCCCATCCAATAAGGCCAAATTCTTTTATCCATTTTTTACATTCTAATTTGAACAACTTAAAATGTTCTTCTGTTGTATGATTTTCTTTTTTAGGTTCATCTAGATTTTCTTCTTTAATATTCTCTAAATCTGTTTTTTTAGGCATGATTCTCCTTTAAAATTGTAGGCCAACTTTGTCTTTCCCATTCTATTAGCTGTTCATTAGACCATCTAATACCACATTTTTCACAAGTAAATTTTCCATCTAAACAACGAAGAAATGTATGTTTACAATTTTCATCCTTTATATATTGTTTTTTAAGCATAATTTACCTCCTTTTTATTCATTTACAATCAACAAATTATCAATTAATTCTCGTTTTTCTGTAAAGATAACATCATCTTTGACAATCCAATTTCTATCAACTTTATGAATGAAAGTTCCATTTTTCCATTTAGGTTCAAGTTCAGCCCAATTTATTCCAATATTATGTAACATATCATGTAGTTGGTTTTGTTTTTTATTCATACATTCTTTATGAGAAAAATGCGCCCTTGCCAACATCGAAACAGAATTCCTGATCCAATCTTTTTGTCTCCAAACAAAATAATTTGTCACTTCTTCTTGAGGAATGTTAAATGTTCGTGAATCAAAACAAGCAGTTGTTAAATTTTCTCTATCAATATAAATTTTAGTAAAATAAGTTGAAGCAATTGCGGCAGAAACAGAAACGATTTTTTGAAGATTATAGTCAAACCATGCTTCCGTAGTTAAATTATCAAAATCTGTAAGTAAAATACTTATTTCATCACTTTGGGTGTAAGCGCATTTTGCTCCTTGCAATTCTTGACATAGTTCTATCATCGTATAAACCATACAAGAATTAAAATTCATATCAAAAGGTTTGTCACATTTTTTAGTTAATTTGGTAAATCCTTTACCATCTAATCTAATTATGATAGGAACTCTTCTTGTCAAATAATGACGATATCTATCTTCATAATTATGTTTCATTCTATCGCCAAGGCTGTCTTTAGACATTATCTTTTCCTATTCCTAAAGCCATAGTCAAATTAATTAAAGATTCATCCATAATCCTTAAGGTTGATACCATTAATCTTTTCTCAAATTCTATAATATCTATTTTTTCATCATACCAAGAATAGTCAAAGTTATATCTATCCCAACCATCCGGGTCCATAATTTCTATTCTACCTTCGTACAATTCTTTAAACCATTCTTCGCTAGATTTCTTGATTAATTTATTCATAAATTATCTCTACGTTTTTGCATGATGAACATTGGTATAGTTTTCTAATTCCATCATTATCTAACTTCCCTTTGTATTCTAAGTACCCAAAACAGTTTGGACATTCTTTTTTTCTTTCAATCTTATTTTCCTTCAATGAAATTTCTCCTCATATCATCCCAAGAAAACACTCTTAACACCAACTTTTCCAACCTTCTTCCTAAATTTAAATTATACAGATGAGAATAGATTATGGGACAAATTCCCGCATTTGCCAAAGATAGAATTACTGCTGGACAATCATCAATAAAATGCGTAATTCCTAATTCTTTTATTAACCATGTCTTTGGATTTGCATGATGTATATTAATACAAATCTCAGGCAAATACTTTTCAAAGAATAGATATAATGGTTCTTCGTTTTTTCTATTGGTAATGACATGAATTTCATGCCCTAATTCATACCAATCTTGAAGAAATTCAATTGCTCCTGATATTGGTTTTAATTTGCAAGTTTGTTCTACTGTGCAAAATTCATCTACAATTGTTTGAACTTGTTCTTGAGACAACCCCAAGCATTTTTCTATTCCATATTCTATGAAATCATTTGGAACAACATTCATGTCAAGATATTCATTTATAACTTGACATAGAAGTTCGTTAGACTCTGCTATAACTCCATCCATGTCAAAACCAATCCTAACCATTATTCATTCTTTTCAACCTACGTTTGTTTTCATTGTCTTTATTTTTTGGCTCTTCTGGTCTAAAACTTCTATGACAAGAAGGGCATTTATTTCTATTTATCATGGCTTGAGTTAATTTTCTACCACATTGTCCTGCAATTACTTCTTTTTCAACATCATTATCTTTTGGTATAATATAATTTCTTGGCAAAGTACACAATTTGACATATTCTGGCTCTTTATTAATCATATTATTCTCCTATCTAAATGCTTCTTTTTTGTAATCATTAAATTCATTATGACTATTTATTATCCCTATAAATTTATATGTTGCCATTTTAATTTCATTTTCTACGTCAATATTTTTTGGCCCTCTTAATTGATTTAATCTAACACTACCTGTCGCTTCTGGAGTATAACCTTCATCAGACCATTTTGTTTCTTTAATTAATTCCAAAGTTGCTAATTTTTTACCATTACTCACAGAAAAAATACCAGACCTGCCATCTCTAACTTTTTTACAATAGGTTGCAACACAATGTCCCATTTCTGCACTTTCATTTACTAAGTCTTGCCTACTAATCAATGGAGTAAATTTATATCCATCTATAACAATTTCATCAAACCAAGATTTTACGGAAAAATCTTCTTCCACATCTGGATTCCAAGTGTAATTTCTCCCTCCACCACCACCTCTATGCCATTCATTGGATAATTGTTCAACTCTTCTAAATGACATATTTTGATTAAAATCAACAGTTCTTGACCAATCAGCAAAATCTTGGATTCTGTTTCTAAGATTTTCAGCAGTAGTAAAATTGTTTATATTTTTTATACACCACTTCTTAAATTCTATAGAAGTCTCACCACTCGCTTGTAATGCTATAACTTGTTTTAATTGTTCCCAAGTTTTATTTGATAACATGGAAATTAAATCCATTGAATTGCCATTTCTGTAATGATAGAAAAAAGCAGATTGCGGTTTTAATTTCTTTAGTATCAAAGGGTATTGCATCCAATCAGAAATATTTTTCAATTTCAACCCATTTTCAACATCACAAATTCTTGCTTCATCTTTATAAATACCAGTATAAATTCTTATTGCAAGATATGGAAACGATTCCATTAATTGTTTTGCTCTTATTCCATGTTTACAAATAGCGTAATACAAATCTTTTCTTAATGAAAAATGAAATCTGTAAACAGTATGTAATGAATCAATATCTGCATATTTCAAACATTGTTTTATCATCACATTGAAATTTCTACCAATATAACTTTTCTGTTCATTAGATAAAACTCCATCCCCACATTTTTTGATAACTCTTGTTTGTTTAATCCTTCTAATATAACGCAGAAATTCTTCTTCAAATGTTCTTGGGTGCCAATGGGTTGGAACGGTATGGAACAAAGCGCCTCCATTCCAATTCATTCTTTCTATCTTGTCTGGGCGATAAATCAGCCTCCTTGGATGACCACTTTTGGTTTTCTTTTGACGCAAAGTGATCCCATAAGGCCCTTTTTTATCTTCAAGAAGATAGTTATAAATATTGAACTTAAACATTTAATTCCAATCCCACCAGTCGTTGGGAATGTCTTCTTCGGGAACAGAAGCAAACCAAGAAGGATTATTGTTTAATTTCACAAGAAACCATTTGGTAGAAAATTCACAAGAAAAAAGCCATCCGACCAAATCATTTAATGTTCTTTTAATTAATGGTTTATCACCAAGATAAACCATATCAACAATTAATGGTTCTCTTTTCAAACGGGGCAAAGCGCCTTCACAAGTTTTAGAACCAATTCTGCCAGTTTTCTTGCTGAAATAATCCTTTTTGCTGCAAAAGGAAATGCCCAACTGCATTTGCCTATTTTCTTTGTCAACAAGATAGGCAAATGTTATCGCTCCTTTGGGTCTTTCTGCTTTGCGATTGTAGAAATGTCGATATTGAACTTCTTTATCCCATTCATCAGACCAATCTAGTTGATTCATAATTATTCCTCCTTTTATTATTTACGTTTCCATTTCCTCAACTTTAGAGATGCCATCTTCTTGCGTAATCATGAACACTTTGTCTGCACCAGAAATCAATTCTGCATCCTCATCACCCGAAAAGACCAAAAGCTGAATTCCTGCTTTCTTTGTCACTTCTTTTAAAAAATTAGACATTCTTTTTTTCAACTTCTTGCTATGCAAATCTTTTGTCGGTTCATCTAAAATTAAAACCTTTCTATATCTGGACAACATCAACAATCCAATTCTTAATGCCGATGAAGCTACATTTACTACTCCTCCACCAGAGGCATCCATAGGACTTCTTTTATAACCATCTCTAATGAAATATAAATCACATTCAGTTCTATTGCGGCGATTTATAAATTCCGCATGGAAAGTGTATGGATTATCAAAAACTGATTCTAAAGCAGAACTTACCAAGTCTGATATTTTCAAAGAGAATTGTTCTTGTGTTTGTTTAGCAACTATATTTATTATATTTCTAGACTTTTCAATTTTATTTCTTTCTTCTTCTAAATCAGAAATATTTAATTCTGTTTCTTTTTTATCTGATTGTAATTGTTGAAAACGACCACGCTTTTGTTCAATTGATATTTTTAATTGTTTTAGGTCCATTTTTATACCCAATTCCATAAACAAAATCTATATAGTAATTCTCTTCTTTTTCACAATTTGGGCAATAAACTTGAATCCATTCCCCTGTCTCAATTTCTTTTTGAGACCAAAACAATCTACTTCCACAATCACAAACTATTTTAGATATTGTGAATTTCATATTTCTTTTATTGTTTCTAACATCCGACAAGCAAGTTTGATTGCGCCATCTTCTGTTTTATGATTTATTAAAATTTCACCAGTATCCATTCGATAAACTTGTTTGCCTTTCCCATATTTACCACCAGCTTCTTCAGTAACATTAACTGCCGACCTTGTATAAACAGGTTGACCATTTATAAGAATTGATACGGTAATCATATTAATCCCATTCAGTCAGAGGTTCGTTTTTAGGATTGCAGTTATATTCTATAAATCTTTTAACATCATATTCATACATATCAATATTCCCTTCTTTATCAATACCACAAGTTTGGCCGTATATCCACTCAGAAAAGGTTTTCCAAGAACCGCCTGCTTTTTCTATTTCATTTTTGGCTTCTTCTATTGTCATATTTATTCTCCCAATAAATCTTTAGCTTCTTTCAATTTATTTTCAAGTTTAATTTTAATTTCATTTCTCTCTTCTTGAAGTTCTTCTAAAAATTCAATTGCTTCTTCTATACTCTTACAATTGAATTCTTCGTTCAATCTCTTTGTTTGGGCCGCAAGTTCGCCTTCAGCCCTAGCTTTTTTATTTATTCTTTCATCAAGATTGTTTTTAATACTAAATATGTCTTGTTCATATGTTTGAGTCATTTCCTATCCTTTGGGACACATTGCCATGTAATTTCTTCCACTTCCCTTGTTTCTGGATTCGCTTGAAAAAAGTTCTTCAAATTTCCTTTGAACGAAACTGATGAATTTTCATTAAGTTCTGGACGTATCTCATTCAACTTGGTTATGAACCCGTCCAATCTGCTTTCCTTTTCTTCTTTCTCTGTTATATGACTATCATCAAAAACATCTTCTTCTATAGGAAGAAAAATTTGTTCTAAATTCCCTTTATCCCATCTAAAAACACAAGGCTTATGGTCTTTTTGGTTGGTTTTTAAACGCATCATAGACCCAGGGTTTACAAGAAATCTATTTTTATTTTGACAAAGAAAAGTATTATGGTTGTCGCCTGTACAAATAATATCAAACATTGGATATTTTCTTAATATCTTCTCTCCAGTATTTGCAATTTGTTTATTCCAAAGCGTGTCATCTTTTATTACCATCTTATGCCACAAAAGGATTTTGAGTTTCTTGTCGCTTTTAAGAAAACTTCCAGAATATTCTTCTATTCCATAAGAAACTCCAAACACAGAATATCTATCATCTGACCAATAATCATTTTTTAAGACCTCAACAACACCAGCAGATTGGAGAACAGCTATACTACTTTCATTAAACAATTCTATACTATGATTTACAAGATCGTGTTGTCCCAAACATATTATTGGTTTAACTTGATACTCCTTGAACAAATTTATAAGGTATTGTTCAAGCCATTGGTTAGAATTTGCTTTATCAAGTAAATCTCCAGAAACAAACCAAGGGGGTGATTCTTGAGCTAATTGACAGAGAAATCTTAGTTTTCTATCTTGAGATTCAAGATAATTATCCTTTCTTGATTTAGGTTTTGATGCCCTTGCATGAATATCCGCGCTGAAAATCATATTTCCTTCCTGCAAATTTTCCTATTCAATCTTCTCAATCTTTTTCTCATCTGTCTTTTAATTGCGGAAGAAACTCCAGCCCGACCCATGTAACAAAGCCAGTGACGCCATTTTCTTGAAGTGACATCCCATTCGTAGCCATTCTTGAGTTTTATGCGCCAGCCCATCATGTCTTTATTATAGAATTTTTAGACTGGTCCCGCAATAGAAAAGTACCCCTATTTGAATTTTTTTGGTAGTCCAAGTTCCAAGGTTGGGACTACAATAGAAGAGTTTTCAAAAGTGCCTAGTTTTTCTCCAATTCCGTGCGCCCAATTTATAATCAAGTGGGCTATAAGTTTGGCCGTGTTGTTGATTCCATCCTTGGTAGTCTCTGGTGTTATGAAATAAACTTTCCCTTTTTTAGTAAGAATTACAGAAAGTTCTTCTTGGATTTCGTCATCTTCATCTTTCAAAATTTCTTCAAGATTTTCCATTTTTATTCCTTTTTTATAGTTTATTCCCACTTCCCCATTCCCGATTCATTTCAATAATTGAAAAACCAAAACTTGCAATACCTAATGCTTCATCTGCATAAATACTACTTAGATTGTTTTTAATTGGTTTACAAATTGGACAAAACCATTCTTCAATATCTTTCTTTCCGCACATTAAACAATGTCGTTTAGGTTTAGGTCTTAATCTTTCTTCTTCTTTTTCTTTCTGTTTTTTAAGTTCTCTATTCCCTAAATAACAATGCCCCTTACAACACCATGTTACCCACTTATCGCCTTCTTCTTTCTCCTTGCCACACCATGAACACTTTCCGATGATAGAGAGTGCTGCGACACCGATTGTCCGCACAGTTTGCAACGATCCCCCATCTGTTCCTGTAATTTCTTCCCCCATTCAATTATCTCCTTTCCAATCTCAAGTATGGTTTTTTCAATATCGTCAATTGATTTGATTAAAGATTGTAATCCTTTGATTTTTTGGTTTAAGAATTCATATTCATCAATAAGTTTTCCCAATTCCAAAGCATTTATATTTGGTATGTTAATTAATTTTATTATTTTTTCTGATTCATTAACCTTATTTATAGTAAATTCTAATTTATTCACAACATCAGATTTTTCTTCATATGATTTTAAAAGAAATTCAATTTCTATAATATTAATTTTTGGAATTATTATAGAATTAAGTGTTTTTTTAGATTCTTTTATTTCAGATATGTTTTGTAGAAGAAGTTGTGAAGTATATTCATTTTCTTGCAGCGTCTTATTTAGTTTTTCGGCTTCAATGATGAATTTATCTAATTTAGTAAAATCTGGATAGGTTAAAATTTCAGAATCAAGTTTTTCTAGTCTTTCTTTATTATTAGATAATTGTCCTTCTGTCTTTTTCAAAAGTGTATTGACATTTTTTATTGATTCGTCTATGTCATCTAAATCAACTACTTGATTGAGATATCTGGCAACTGCACCTGGAGATTCTGAAAGAAGAAAAGGTGGGTCAAATTGGTTTTGAATATTGAGATTACCTAGATTCAATTTATCTTTTATAGGTTGTGGTATATCTTGACCAAATGCTTCATATCTTATTCCATCCATCCAATAATAATTAGAGTCTTTAGAACGTCCTCTTCTGACTTCTGTTTCTACAAATAATGAAACTCTGGTTTCTTCATCTGGAGCAAAATCAGATTTAAAATCTTCACCACTAGGTCGATTTTCAACATTCCATTTTATTGCTCTTTTTATTGCTGATTTTCCACTATCACTAATACCAATGATCGCGTTTACATTAGAATTTAATTCTAATGTTGTTTTTTGATGACTTTGAAAATAAGAAAGTTCTACCGAATTGATGGTCATTAAATTAATTCCCAAAATTTTTCATCAACCATTTTAACAATTTCTGGTTTTAAATCTTCTTGATTTTTAATTAGTTTATCTGTAAATTTCTCAAAAGAAGTCTTTTCTTCTAAGATACGACCTTTGGTTCCACAAAATTCACAAGTTGACAATGGGTTGGTTGACTTCCATTCAGATTTACATTTAAGACAATAAAGTCGCGGCATCTTCTCTCTCCTCGTAGATAACCCACCTTCCTTTTTCATCCCTGATTTCCATTTTAATATTTTTCAAATCCATCATTTCGTCAATAATTTGGTCAATAGTTTTTCCTGTTTTTAATTCATAATATTTCTTATTAAGCCACACTTTGAATTTTGGATGTTCTGCTAATCTTCTTAAAGCTATTTTCTTGTTTTGCCACTGACTTCTTTCCTCTCTTGATTCGCCAACTGCACCAGATTCTGGATGACGGATACGGACAAATGATGAAATTTTGTTTTGATTTTGCCCTCCTGGTCCTCCTCTAGCGAGAGTTTCAACTATCAAATCGTTCTTAGTAACTGAGAAAAGAAATTGTCTAGACATTTTAACACCTATTCATTTTTCTTTTTTACTTTTTTATATAATTCAGTCATGTCAAATTTATGACCATCCCACTCCATTTCTCTAATGCGTTGTGAATTATGGTTGGATTCTTCTATTATATGAACCACTTTTCCATCTTTAACTATTTCTAATTCATACTTTCTTGTCATTTCTAATCCTTATAAAATTCATCTACATCGTGTGGTTCGTTGTTTGTTAATGGACACCAATTTGGAAATTTATAAACATTATCTATAATTGCTTCGGAATATCTTGGAGATTCTGGATGATTACAATATACAGAATTTCTATCATAATCTTCCAGATAAGGACATTCTCCACAATTTTTAATATGAAGAAAAAGAAGTTTGCTCATTTTCCAATGGCCTTTTTCATTATTTTTTAAATCTCAAATAACCTATTTCCCATCCATTGTTCAGATATTGTTCTATTTCTATTAACTTTACTCTTTTAAATATATTTAATTCTAAATTATAAATCTACTTCCTACCTGATTGTGAATTTTTAATTTTTAATTTTGTTTTATTATTATGTTTTTGGTGAGTTCCTAATTCCCAGCCACTATTTAAATATTGTTCTAAATTTTTTCTATCAATAACTTTAGTCTTACCTTCCTTATTAATTTTAATTTTTCCAAGTTTTAATTCTCTCGCTCTCTGTTTCATTTCATCTGTCCAATAATGACCATAATTTGGATTGTCTTCTCCAATTTGCTTCCCTGTTTTTGATTCACTCAATTTATTTCTTGTTTCTTCTGTATGATGTTTGCCATAAAAACCATTGTTTTCCCCACTAATTTTTTCACTTATTAACTTTTTAGTTTCTTCTGTATGATGTTTTCCTTTCATCCCATTTTCACTCATTTTATTTAATGATTCTTTTGTATGATGTTTTCCATAAAAATGATTCTTCTCTCCAAGTTGCGCTTCTTTCATTCTTATCCGCGTCTTTTTTGTATGAACCATACCAGATGGTCCTTCTCCACCATCTGTAAGATTTGCAAGACATCCCGTATTATTATTAATTCTACCATACTTCTTGATTAATTTATTTTCTATTTCAAATGCCTCTTGTTCAGTCAGATTATCAAATAATATAACTTCTTTGAAATCTAAATTTTGTTCCCACAATTTATGAATTATGTTTATTTTAATAGATTTCTTTCCTGGCTCAATAATTTTCTTTTTTGCTTCTCGTCTATGATAATATATTCTTTTACACTTACCTTTACCAAAATAGAATGGTTGATCTTGCCATACATAAAATGGATCAGGATAATCTGGTCTTAACAAACCATAAATATAATATTTATTCATATATTTTCAACAACTTAAATAAAGTTAGCCCATTTAATACTACAATCTCTTCGTGGTTATTTTTACTTAAAATCAATAACCAATCTGTATCTGGATAACAATTCGTTTTTGCTTGTTGGATATATGATGTCAAATTCCATGATTCTTGATTCTTGCATTCTGGTGTTAAAGGAAACTTCTTCCTAACTCTTGGTGTCATTATAACATCTGGCCCGTTTTGCCCCATGGGTCTCGGACGTATTTCAAAGTCGTCTTCTGTTCCCCAAGGAATATCAACTAATCTGCTAATCTGTTCACAAGACCAATCTTGTAACATTCTAGCCTTGCCCTTTCTTGAAGATACTTTTATGGTCTTTTTAAATAATTTGCCAAGCAGATTCTTCCTGGTCGTCTTTGATTCAGATATTTCTCTTCCCAATAATTTACAAATAATATTCCAATGTTTGTCATTCAAAGACTCTAATAATTCATCTAATAAATCATCTTTCTTCAATTTTACCACTTGTGTAGAAGTTTGCTTTGATTTCTTTCTGGTCATATATATCCCTTTTTATTTTTCTACAATAATCTGGCAATCTGGAAATATTTATCATAGATAGTTCTTTCTTAATTGAATAACAGATGTAATCTGCAATATAATCAATCCCTCCATTTACTTGTGGCATTCGATAAAATATTTCAGAATCTAAAGTTATAGTAAAATAAAGCAACCTGTCTTTATAGTCTAATTGTGATTTTAAACCATAAATCATAGGCATCGCTGGAATTATTTTTTCTTCAAGAAGTTTAATCTCCTTTTTTAAACTTTCATTATTATATTGCAAATTATAATTTCTTTTAATTTGTTTATCAATTTCATCACTTATTGATTTCAGATTTTCTTTTTTGACAATCTTAATTGGAATTGAATTCTTTAATTTGTTCCACAAACCTTTCATTTATTCAAACCCCACTTTGATGCATTTGGTATGGTCAATATATCTAACTTCTAACATTTGTTTTTTAGAAATATAGATGTTTGGTCCTAATTCCAAAGGAGGTTGGACGTTCCAACTCTTCCAACAATTATTACATTTCCATTTGCTACAATATCCATTCAATGGTTTGGTAACACTTTTGTTTTCAACACAGCAATTGATAATTTGAGTGCTAAATTCAAGTTTTAATTCTTCACCAAATAAACAAGATTCACATTTAAACCAAATTGGGCGTTCTTTTAAATTGCTGTCTTCTTTCATCAATCAACCTCTTTTTCTTTTATAATCTTCATACACAATTTGCATGTAACTTCATTAATATCATCAGTGATATATTCAAGATATTGGTATTCTGGCAATAACCAAGTACCAGTTAAAGTTAAGCAACCGCAACTACTCTGTTTTGTATTGTTGGATATGATTGAATGTTTAATCCCATCTTTTATATAATGTATTTTCATATGATTTTAACCATTAAGATGTTTTCCATTAAAAATTATTTGAAATTTTTCACTGCAAATTGGACAAAATGAATTACCTATAATTAGACATTTGTTTTCAATAACCTCACAAAGAGCATCAATTAATTCTAATTGAATTTTACAACTCGGGCAAAAGGATTTTTTGATTATATCTTCTTTCCACTTCTCCTTTTTCATCAATCCTCCTTATTAAATATCTTTTCTAATAGACCATCTTTCATATATTCTTCATTAATTCTACTTCTATATTCTTCATCAACCCAACCATTAGTTTTTATTTGTTTAAGTCTCTCACCCCCATCCCATTTAAAAGAATCATTGTAATCCCAAGTTTTCTTCAAACCATCATATAAATTTTTAGGAAGATAATCTATCAATGGGATAAAACCACCAACACAACTATGCCAAATTATTTCTCTGTTGGTGTTTACTACCCAATAATAGTCATCTTCTCCATCAACCCAATCAAGCAGTTCGTTAACTTCAAAAGAAAACAAAACTAATGTGTTTTTGTACTTCTTGACTTGTTTAATGATTGATTTTCTGTTTTTGTCATCCATAGTTTTAAAGTCTTCCTGATGCATAACTAATTTCCTTGATATGATTTAACTACAATGTGAAAATCCGCAAGTCCCACAACGTCCACCTTTACATCCTTCATCATGTAAAAGAGCAGAACCGCAATCAGGGCATAAATCTGTATTCACAAATTCTTCTGCAACTCTTTCTCCAAAACCATGAAGAGTATTAATTTCTTCTTGGGATTGATAAATAATTCTAGACTTATCTTCTATTGCTTCAACAATTTCTAATTCATCTTTATGACAACTATATTCAAATGGACATTCAACCATTGGAATATTTTTCTCAATGCATCTTCTTCTCAATACTTGTGCGGTCCCATCTTGAATCGACAGAACTTGAACACCATTATTCCAAGCAGTCTTTTCTCCGATATGTCCTTGTAATTGTTTAACAATTTCATCCCAAGAAGCACCTTTTTTCAAAGCCAATGTGATTAATCTGCCGGTTGAATCAGCAGCAGCAGCTAAAGTTCTTCCTGGTTTAGAAACAGCCGTCCAGACCTCTCTAAAGCCCGTAGAAGGGTCGGTAAAGACATGCACCCATAATGTCCCATCTCCGGTTTTAATCTTCTCACGCCAACCTGGGAGCCATTCAGGGGTCTCTATGTCTGGGTCTGAGTTTTTGCGATAATTTTTGGCTAATCTTCCGATAGCTGCTCTGGCTTGTTCAACTTTTTCTGGAGGAAGTTCTTTGGGTTTGATAGGCTCTTTAACAACCGCGGTTTGAGCTTCATATTCTCTACTGCCTTGACGATACACAGTAATTCCCTTACAATTTAACTCATATGCAAGTCTATAAATTTTATCAACATCTTTGATTGTTGCATTATTAGGCAAATTGACTGTCTTCGAAACAGCGTTGTCGGTGTATTTTTGCCAAGCAGCTTGCATTTTTACATGTTGTTCAGGAGGAATATCTTTTGATTCAATAAAGTAATCTGGAGTATCTTCAATTGTAGCATCATGATTTGATAACCAACCTAACAACAATGGATGTATTACTATCATTTCTCCATCAAGACATTTCTTTTTAAATTCAAAAGAAAAAACTGGTTCAATTCCAGCAGAACATCCAGCAATAAGACTTAGGGTGCCAGTAGGTGCGATTGTAGTTAGCGTGGCATTTCTACGTTTAAATAATGGATTAGTTCTATCATGAGCATATATTGCCGGGTCTAAAAATCCATCCCAAGTTCCAAATCCCTTTTCTTTAGCAAGTTCTTCTGAATATCTAACTGCTTCTTCATTAATAAACTTCATAACTTTTTCAGCTAATTCAAGTGATTCTTGACTTCCATAAACAATTTTTAATTTGATGAGCATATCTGCCCATCCCATAACTCCAAGACCAATTTTGCGAAATTTCTTAGTTTCTTTTTCAATTTCTGGAATAGGATAATTATTAACATCAATTACATTATCTAGAAACCTGACTGCTATTCTAATTGTTTCTCTTAATTGCTTCCAATCAATAGATGGATTTGGGAATTCAAATCCATCAGAACAATCATCAAATATAAAATTACTTAAATTAATACTACCAAGATTGCAACTTTCTAGATTTCCTAAAACCTGTTCAGCACATGGATTGCATCCATTCATAACTTGATAAGGAAAAGTAGAAGACAACCTATTAATAGTATCTATAAATAGAACTCCAGGCTCACCGTTTTTCCAAGCTCCTTCAACTATTTTATTCCAAAGTTCTTGACCATTTATCGTTTTATAATGATCGCCATTAAATTGTAAATCCCAATATAAGAAAGGATATCTACTTAACAATTTATCCTGCATAAATTCATCAGATATAACTACACTTATATTAAAATTACTAAGTTGACCCTCTGTTTGTTTGCAAGTGATAAACTTTTCAATATCTGGATGATCAATATTAAGCAGAGCCATTTGAGCACCATGTCTCACTCCGCCTTGCTGAATTACTTCTCCTACAACAAAATCAAATACTTTCATAAATCCAATAGGACCACTTGATTTGCCCATTGTAGTTTTAATTAAGGAGCCTTCTGGTCTTAATTTAGAAAAATTGTGTCCAGTACCACCCCCAAAAGCTTGAATTTCAACAGCTTGTTTTAAAATTGTGAAGATAGATTCTCTACTGTCTTCTATATCAAGATAAAAGCAAGCACTAAAACTACCTTGATTGGCTCCGGCATTCCTCCATGTTGGAGAATTTGGAGAAAATAATGATTCCATTAATACTCTTTTAAATTTTTCACACCAAAATTTCTTTAGTTCCTCTGTTTCTTCAGCAGAAGATACTTTATCTGAAACCCTATCGCACATCTCATCTGGAGTTTCTTCTCCGACAAGGTATCTTTTTTGTAATATTTCTATCGCATTATTGCCAATTTTCATATTAAATTTCTTTTTCATAATCTTTAAAGATAACTCCTTTTTTATTTTTTCCTCTAACAATTGGCTGCCACCACCAAAGGCCAATATATTTTCCAAGTAAGGGTTTTTCAGCAGTATATGATTTAAAATGCCCTCTACATAAATGGATTCTATTTTTCCACTGTGGGTCTATTTTATCAGTTATAGTTTCATATTTTTTAGACACGCCTTTTAATTTTAATACATTATAAGATTGTATTGGCAACTTACCCTTCTTTTGTCTCCTTTTCTGTAATCTTTCTGTTGGTTTTATTTTTACAGTTTCAATATTTTTACAATTTAATATAGAACTCATCTTTAAAACAAAATGTGTAAACACAAAAGCTTGTATTAGGGTGTGATTATCATGTAATATTTTAGTTCTATCTAAGCGAGAAAGCATAATATGAGATAGATTTACTGCAAAGGTGTCATTATAATAATTATAATTTATTCTATAAAGTTGATTAGTAGTTGGATATAGTTTAAAGTCTATTTCTTCTTCTGGTGGTTTTACCCAATTAAGTAATTTATTCTTTTCTACGATCATTGGAACTATAGAATATACTTTATTCCCCATAAATGGAATAACTACCAACCAATACATATAAAGTTTATCTGTTTGATTATAAAAATAAACGACATTATCATACGGAGGAAAGGATAAATCAGAATCAATCTTAAAATTAGATGGAAGATAGTTCTTGCCATCTTTTTTATAGTGAGCGCAATAATCTTTAAAATATTCACTATAGATATTAATTATATAATCAGTATCTTGTTTTGTTATAAATTCATTTGGGAATTTAAAAAAAATAGCATCTTTTAATAGTTTACCGCTCATTTGGAGAGTAGGATTTATTTCTATAAAATCATCTACAAACACACTTATTTCTCCTTTTATAATCTAAACAAACTTCAATTTAAGAATGTAATTTTCCCTTGTAATTTAAACCAATCCCCAAATCAACAATTTCAAATTCCAAATTTTCAGTATCCATCCCAATATTATCCAACAAGTAACACCTATTGCATCTAGGATATTTGATTATTTTAGCTCCAGTATCCGCATTATATTTTCCATTCCATCCACCAAAACCATTGTACATTTTCTCATCACCGCAGGAAGTTCTTCCATGTTTAGGGCAAACTTTATCTATCCATTCTTTAGTTATTAGCATTATTTGTCCTCGCGAATTCTGATAAAGACTGGAAATCTCAATGATTTATCTTCTGTGATCTCCCAATATCTGACTTCTATTAATTCCGGTACATTTTCCAAAAATTCTATTCTTTCTTTATCTGTAAAACCAGACCCAACTTTAACTTCAACACCATTATAATCACATATCAAAGCACCGAGCATATCAGAATATTTGCCAGTTCCCATTTCAAAACCGATAACAGGCAAATCTTCCTCATAAAATTTTTTCATCTTGCACCAATGGTTAGACCTCTTAAACTCATAAGGACCATTTAAGGTTTTAAGAACTAATCCTTCTTTTCCTTCTTTAGCAACTTGATTCAAGAAATCAAATATCTTTTGTTCTGTATTAAAATCAGTTGAATGATATAATAAAGAAATTCTATTTATCTTTTCATAATCCAAAGTGAAATGTTCTTTTAGTTTTTCATATCTTTCATAAAATGGTTTATCTAAAACTATATCAAACAATGTCAATTCGAATGAATCTTCATCAACTTCTGTTATTCTTCTGAATTGAGTTAAAAGTTTCTGGAATTTCTTGTCTTTAGTGGTTATTTCACCATCCAATATGATTGGATAAGGCAAGTTCGTTTCTTTGCATATTTCAATTAAATCATTATTAAATATGTTAAAATTAGAATATTCTTTACCGTTACGTGACAAATACTTAACATTCGATTCTGTAACGATACACCAAACTCTGATACCATCAAGTTTGATTGAAGTTACTACATTATCAAAAGAGCCAGCCAACTTCATAAATTTATTAAAATCTTTGCCACAAAGCATTGGTTCGTGAATAGGAATTTCTGGAATATATTTGCGAAATAGTTTTATTCCAGCGCCACAACGCAAGTCTCCTTTTAAAATTCTGTTTACAATAATATTAGTCGGTTGGTCCAAAGATGACATGAATGATAATTTCAGCCTATCTTCATCTGTAGCGCCAGACTTATTAGAAAGGTAATAAAGAAATTCAAATATATTGTTAGTTGCCTTATCTTCATCTTCTGCTATCATTGAGGTAGCATACCCAACTTCTGTGATTTTATATTTCATCAAAGTATTTAAAGCATAATAGACTACTTTTCTGAAGTATGGAATATCTAAGGAATCTCGAATGATTTTTTCTTTTTCATTCAAAGAAGGTGTAACTGCTATTGATTCTACAATATTGTAAACTTGTTTAAGTGACATATTCAAACCTCATTATATCTTAAACTTTTGTTTATTTTATCACTTTTGAGCTTATAGTAATCAAACATTTTAAAACTATCTATATCTTTTTCTCTAATCATTAAATCAATTATTAATTGCAAATCAGCAATTTCTTGTTCCAACATTGCTCTAGTTGGTTTATTGCCATATTTTGGGTGCGAATCTGCGTAACCATGTCGTATCACTTTCCCGATTACTTGAATTACTTCTCCGCATTCTTCTGCAAGACAAGCAAGACGTTCTAATTCAGCGTTTGACAATTTATTGAAATGAGGTTTATTCATTATCTATTGTTCCAAGGGCGTATCTGTATGGATTGGCGTCTAAAAGAGAATCGTCTTTGATTTTAATGCCCATCTCGCAATATGAACACAAACCTTTGACTTCCTTTGGTTCTTCCTTAACAATTTTGTAAGTGATTTTGTCAGTTACCTTGCCACAGCGTTCACATTGAAAAGACATTTTTAATCCTCCTTTATAATTTCATTTAATTTTAATTTCTTTCTTACAATTCATACACACCCATTTTTCTTTATCTTTTTCAGCCCAATCGTTTAAATACATCCTTCCACCACATTCATCACATTTTGTTTCTGGGTCTACTCTACACATCTTCTTTTCCTTTTGTCATAGTTATTTCACTTATTCCCCATCCTAATAACATTTGTAATATAATATCAGCATTATCAACATATAAATTCCAAGTGCTTGGGTGCTCTTTAATCAATTCTTTTCTATCTGAAAATGTTAATACTCTATCTCCAATATTTGGATAATTCATTTTATATACTTTTATAATTCTGTCTTTTTCCTCCTTGGAAAACACTACCATAATAGCGTCTTCCCCAACTGCCATAACCTTCCTGACCATATCGTGTGTTTTTCCACATTGTCTACCTTTCAATGTTATTTGCATATATCTTCCAATGTTATTTGCATATATCTTCCAATGTTATTTGCATATATCTTCCAATATCATTTCAATAACTTTTATCCATCCTTTATCAAAATCTTTATCTGTCCAATCATTCAAAAGGCCAAGGCCGCGCATGAAATTTTTCACTTCCATCCCTTCTTTAAGTTGTACTGAATGAGTAGTTTTGTTTCTGCCTTTGCCTTCAACCCAAGTTGGTGATACGGTTCGATATTCGTCCCTGCACATAAGAAAGAAAGCGCAACCATCATAATCTAAGAAAAATTTCACTTTATCAATAACAACAGGATTAATCTTCTTCATAATAATCTTTCCTTAGTTTTTTAATTACATCCTCAATAGTAATATCTCTCTTTTCAAGATTTTCTATAATGCCTTCCAACTCCTCCTCTTGTGAAGTTCTCCAAGGCTTTAGAATCATCAAATCATTCTGCATAGTTTCATAGGTCAATTTAGTAATCTGCTCCTCATAATAAAGAAATGAAAGGAAATTCATCAAAGACAACCAAGCTGCATATTCCAAGTCTTTAACTACATTTTTTCTACATTGATTGCAAGTTATTTTTGGCATTGATTCCTCCTTATCTGGCTCTGGAAATTTCTTTCCAATCCTTCTTTTGAAGTTTTTCAGAACATTTTACACAAACTTCAAGTTGAACACCATCTTTTTCAATGACGCATTGACCGCCAAATATATTATTGCTAAGTTTCTTGCATTTATCACATTGGAAAGAAAGCATTCATCCTCCTATATTATCAAACAACACAGGAATTTCATTCTTAAAACCATCAAGACAATCAAACATCAAAGCGCGAATTTGTGGATGTGCCGCTTTAGATGTTCTAAGTTTAAAGACATGAAGAAATTCACGCAAGTTTGCTCCCATAACAATTTCTGTCTTTAAGCTGTTGGGTAAAACTTGTCTCGCTTGTTCTGGTCTCCACCCTTCTTTTAACAATCCTTTATAATCTTGTTCAATTGTCATCATAGAGCGCGTCCAAATGAAAGAAGCAGTATCATAAGGCCATGTATCCAAATCTTCCCAACCATAAATTCCAACAGGCACATAATCCATCCATACTGGTCTTATAAAAGTGATATGATCATTTCCGTAATTGCAGTAGCGGGTACTCTCGACCGAATAAGATGCCAAACGGTGCCTTGTTAGTTCTGCCAATATGCCACGGTCAGTAATGAATTTTACAACACAATGAGCATGTTCAATCACTGAATGATGGCCAGAATCAAGAAGTTTTTTGCAGAATTTTGCCGCTGATTCTGGTGTTATTGTTTTTTCACTCTTATAACAGGTTTTTCCTGCCATTTCAATAAGCTGTAGCGGATTGTCAGGTTTTTTCACCCAAGACCATGATTGTTCAACGATTTGCATCTTTATCTCCTTTAATCTTGATTTGTTTTCAAAATTCCAGAAATTATTATATCTTTATGTGGAAGTAAACTATTGCAATCATAACAAACAACAATTGGCACCATAGTATTTTTGTTTACATAGTGATAGGCAACTGGACTTAATCTATGTTTATTAATTAAACAATTATTTTCACTCATATTTCACCTCTTTCTTCCATTTCTTTAATAGATTTCTTGCCCCATTCAATATCTTTTTTTGTAATTTTTCCAAGGCCATTAACTATTTCATCAATAGCAATAAGGCAAGAAGTTTCATGTAAACTACCATTACTCCAATCTTTTAATGCTTCTTTAATTAATTCCAACTTTTCTTCTGATTCCATTTAATCTTCCCCTTTGCTATTAAATATCATCTATTCTACTTTTTTCTATTTCTTTTTTAAGTGATAAAAATTTATGGTCATTTTGTTGTTTTTCTGTTGGAATAAAAGTAAAATGATCTCCGACTCCTAATGGCCATTCTTTAATCAATTCAAGTTTTTCTTCTGTATTCATATCACCCTCCTCTCCTGCAAAGTCAATCTATCTTTACCTTTCTTTTTTCTTCTCGGATTGCCACAACATATAGGATTACTGCAAAATACTCTAGTTTTTCTATATATTCCAACAGGTGGAAATGTAAAAGTATCAATTATGTGATTACAAAACCAAGGGTCTCCATATTCCCAACGCTGATAATCTTCTCCGTGATATTTCCACCATACTTTTTCAGCAATTTTATTCGCCATGAATAGTCGTTCACCGATCATGGAAATCTCCTTTGTGTTAAGTCCTCCTTAATAAGACATGAATTAAAGATTGGTGGACTCGTCCCGACTCGAACGGGAGACTACTCAATTATGAGTTGAGGCTTCTACCAACTGAATTACGAGTCCATTCTTGTTTTGGTATCGGTGAGGAGATTCGAACTCCTATGGATTTCTCCGGTTGCTCTTGAGGCAACTGCGTATTCCGTTCCGCCACACCGATGTTTAATTACCTTCCGGTATAAACTTCATATTTAACCATCAGATATAAGATGGTTGATTCAAGTTCTTCCCAAGTATAGGTTTTAGCCTTTTCAATATTTATTTCATAAGGCCAACAATTCGCTTTTTTGATTCCATTGATAAGGCGGAGTTCTTTTATCAAAGATTTAGCATTTTTAGACAAATCTTTTTTGTCTGGGTCGTCATATTCAAAACAATGACCATCCAACCCTTGACCACACAGACGACTTCTTGTATGCCAAACTCTAATTTGCTCATTAGGAAAAGTCTCCACCAAAAGACCCTCAACCATTTTCTTCATTTCTTATTCCTCCTTATAATTTTAACCATCAAACCCATGTTTAAGTTCATATTCATACTTCTTGCTAGCTTTCTTCACTTGATTCCAATAACTAGAATTAAAACTAGCATTGTATTTTTGAAGCGCTTTTCTTAGACTTCCTCTCCTATGGATAAGTCTAGACAATGTTTTTGCGCCAATTTCAATATTGCCACTTAAAGTTGATTTATCATCTTCAGTCTTACACCCTTTGTGTATCCCCATTGGCAAATAGTATCTACCAGTTAATCCCACACGAAATTCTTTCTTGCCTTTGCGAGATTCAATATGAGCCAATGCCATTAATTCTTCCGGTTTAACTTTATGTTTAATTGCATAAGCGCAAATCAAAGCCTTAATCACGATGATTGAAGGTTCCTGTTTTTGATACTTCCGAGTTGACAACATAGTCGTTTCTTTTAAAGGTTGGCTGGAGGTTGCCATCGGGTAAAGGGTTATTGTTAAAATCAGCCATAAGAAGGCCGTCAGCTTTAGTGTCCATGTCACTCTAATCGTCTATTATAGGCCAACCTCATGTAAGAATTAATCATAATTTAATTACCTCCTGTTTCCATAAATCTTTTTCTTGATTGAAATTTCATTATCAATCATCACTTGTTGGTTTGGACTTAAACCTTGTGGTTTATTGGAATTAACATCATTTACCAACCAAATCAATCCACACACAAGAAGGGTAAATCCCATGATAAGAACATAAACAGAAATTCTCATTTGTTTCGTCCTTTGCGACCGCTACTCCCGTTCCTGTCAAGATACCCTTTGGTTTTGTAATCTCTGTCTCTGATAGTCCCATTAGTCACATAGCCCTCAAGACGGTAATTCTTATCATAAATTTTTCCATCTTTGACATAATTTTTGACAGTATAATTCTTGTCTCTGATTACATAATTGTTGTGGTCTTTGGACCATGCAGGACTTGCAAGTAGACACAGAAGCAAAATCAAAAATAAGGTTTTCATTTTGGTTCCTCCTCCAAGATTTTGCCTCTATTATATAGACTAGAATCGGCTTGTCAAGAAATTTTTAGAGTTTTTTCTTCTTTTTCTCTTCCCATTCTTCATAAAGAATACAGAAAATTTTGGAATAAACCCCTAAATCTGTGTAGGTGTCAAGAAGGCTTTCCCCAACCATATCTGGAATTCCACCAAGTAAGTTATTAATCCTACTGGTTTTGTCACTTATCCTGATTGCTACTCCAAGCCATGCTGGAATTTTTTCACCGCAAGAAGGACAAGCGTATTTTTCCGCTTCTCTGAAATTAGCAAATGGGTCTGTCCCTTGACCGGCATAGTTCAGATTTTTTCTGTTGTGGAGGTCAGCCGCCTTAACCAACATTTGAAAGAATTTAGGAGACCTCTTTTCTGTTTCTGTAAAAACTCTTTGCCAATCAGTTTTTTCCATAAGCATATTCATTGTCCTTTAATCTTTATTTAAAATTTTAATTTAACAAATATCCATACCCATCCATTTTTTGCACAATCTTTAAATACTTCGGATTGACATCAAAGTTATTTAATATAAAATTTGGTCTATGTCTAATAGCTATTCTTCCAATATAATGTCCTCTATACTTTCCTTTTAAAACATTTGCTTTTACAATATCTCCAGTCTTATATCCCATAAAAGACTTCTCTTTAGGAACATAAGATTTAGGAAAACCATATTTATCTGTCCTACATTTCTGGCGAGAACCATGACCAAATGCTTTAATATATAAAGGTTTTATCCAATAAGGTATTTCAATTTCCTTTCCAGATTTGCCAACACAAGCCGCATCAATCCAATGGGTTTTAGGATAATTTTGGTTTGTTCTATTAAATTTGGTTCTTCCTCCGCTTCCTATTTCTAATGGAAAGTTAAATTCTTTTAACAAATTGAATAATCTCCATCTTGTTGCATTGACTATTGTCGCATCTTTAAGTGGTTTCTTAGCTTGTTTTTGAATATCAGGAAAACCAAATTCTTCAGCGGTAAGATTTCCCTTCTTTTGATTACACTTTTCACAAGCCAAAGTCAAATTTGATACCCTATTTGAACCACTACGAGATTTTGGAACGATATGTTCAACTTGTAATGGTTTATCTACACATTCACAATAAGCACATTTTCTTTTCCATTTCTCTAACAAATATTCTCTAACTTCATAGCCAAATAATTCTCCTTGTTGATATTCTATTCCAGAAATTTCTGGATTTTGAAGTTTCTGTAAATCAAACTTAACCAATTCTAAAGAAATTGAATTTATTGGTGCCAATTTGCTTAAACGACTTACCCATGTTTTGATATTTTGTACCCTGCTTTCCAAAGATGGTGGAATCCAACCTTTTGGTTTCTTTCTATTTAAAAATCTTGCTTGACGATATCTAGTTTTTCTACTTCTACGATGCTGACGAATCATTCTTCTTGAATCCAATAATTTCTTAATCCTATGTCCTCTGTGTTCAATCTCAGCAGCAAAAACCACTTCTTTCTCTTCAACCAAAGCCAACCCTGTAAATCTACTTCCCGGATCAATTTTGATTCTCAATGGTTTAATAAGCGAATTAACTTCCTTCTTCAGAATAATTGTAAAAGGATATCTTTTGAATACTGCTGCTTGACCAGAAGAAAGCAATTTTCTTGCTCTTCCTGGATGAACCATATTTAACGGTCTTTTATTAGTATCTAAAACAAAAACCTTACTCAAAATGAGCCTCCTATTTCTAGGGTAATGTTTGCCTCGACAAGGTTAATTAAACTTTTTACAACCAACACACTGACTTCAACCCCGTATGTCTGTTTAATGTTAGTTGACAGAGCATGGGACTGGCGCGCATCCCAAGGTGTCATGATTCAATTAACGTAGCCCGATAGTCTTGTGACTCTAGCTGAGTCTGGTCAACCTCGAACTTAAAGTTCATAACATTTTAATAGTTATAGGGTGGTTGACTATCAAACTTAACTTTCATAGTAAGATTTTGGCTTCCCTCCTTGTTATTTATTTATACTAATATTTTTCAACACATCTGTAAAACTCATTTTATTCCCAAGAACCAAAGCAAGAACCTGATCGTTGTTAAGTTCAAGACCAGCTTTTTTAAATTGTTTGATAGTTGCAATAGTTCTTTCATTTTGGTAATCTATGATGGCATCAAATAATTTTCTTAGAACAGGACCATATTGCAAAATGCTTTTAACAATATCTTCTGCTACTGGTTTGACAACTTCAGCCATCTCAAGATAAACACCAACCATTTCTTGCAATTCTTTAATTTCTTCAGGTGTGAAATTCATTTTGTTTATTCCTCTCTTTTAATTTGAATTATTTGTTTTTATACTTGAACAATTTCAACATTAGCTTTCTCAAGAAGCCATCTACTTCCTGTATCATAATCTGGTAGGTTTCTAGTGATAACTTTTACAATACCAGAATTAATTATCGCCTTACTGCATTCTTGACATGGAAGACAAGTATTATGAATTAAATAACAACCTTTAAGATTAATTCCATGTCTTGCTGCATTAAAAATGGCATTAGCTTCTGAGTGTCCAGCAGGACAAAATTGTAAACCTTCCCCAGATTTAAATTTTAAAATCCTTCGTGGACAACTTTGACCCCAACCATTATCTAATAAATATTCTTTGATATCGCCAACGTGTGTGTTTTTTAATTGTTTACATAACCAATCTAACCTTTCTTCACTATTACAATGAGCTACATTGCGTGGTGGGCCATTATAACCCATGCTGACAATGGTTTTATCTGGTGTGATAATTATGGAACCTCTTTTAACACTCAAACACTTAGTCACTTCTGCTACTTTATCGCATATTGAAAAATAATATTCGTAATCCATATTATTGCACCCATCCTGCCTGTTTTAAATTTGCTAATGGCGGCATCGCTTCCATTATTTTGTGAAATATTTCATTAGAATCGCCATTAGAACAAGCAGCCCACATTACAGCCAAAGCCTTGACCATACCTAATTGCAAACTGCTTGCTGCATCAACATCCATAGTTCCAAAACCGATTAATAATTGTTCAGCTATCAAATCCGCGGAAATCGCTATGGCCTCAAACTTCTTGTCATCATCTGGCATTATTTTATCTCGAAAAGGTGCCAGATGAATTTACCGTCAAATTGTGAAAAAGTAGATATATGTTCTAAATTGTAAGTTTCTTCTATTGGATGGCCTGTGCCTATGATGGTAAATTTGCGTTTTTGTATTTTTCTATCTGGATTTATTAATGCCCACATACAAGGAATATCATTTTGACAAAAGGTATTAAGAATTTTTGAATCATAAGGCATTTCAATGGTGAAATTATCAGTTATTTGGAATGGGTATTTTAATATTTTGTACATTAATCTGTCCACCTCGGTTTGCGTTCCGGTTTGACATGTTCTTCAATTTCAAGCCAATCTTTTTCAACCAAGTCTTTCAAAAGTTCCAAATCTTCTGGTGAATTATCAAGCCGCTGGAGAAAATCTTGTGTTTTTAACTTTTCGTTTTTCCATTCAATTTCTTTCGCTTTTGGACCGAAATAATAATCAACCAATGATGAAACATTGTCTAAACCATAGTCAAATAAAATTGTAAAATCTGCTTCTCTGAAAGGTTTTGATACTTTAGATTTCTTAAATCTTGCTCGTGTTTTTACACCGTATACTCTTTCTTGACCACGAAATGTCTTTTTTAATTTTTCAACAACTGCAAGCCAACAAACTTGATGACTATAAAAATCAAATGCCTTTCCACCAGTGCGATAATATCGTTCTCCAAAACTGATTGTGGAGATATTTTCTCTAACTTGAGACACACAAATCAATGTCGCATCTTTCCCCTTCATTGCTCCACAAAGATGATTAAAGAATTCAGAACTAAAAAATTTTGCTTTTTCAACACCATAACTACCATCTACTTTTTTATCTGACAACACTTGACTCATTCTTTTTGCGGCAGCCTCAGACACCAAAGAATCAATTGAATCAACAACATATAACATAAATTCACCTTTCTTCAAAGCAGCAAGGCGTTGTTGAAAGTCACGTCCGAAAGATTCTGCAATCGGCGTTTGAATCCAATTGACCGACTCATTAAATGCTTTACCGTACATGGTTTCGATTGGGAAGTCAAGAACCCCTTCTGAATTATTGTAAACTATATTAATTTGTTGGACATCTGGATAAATTTTTGATTTTACCTTTCCAATATTGTAGAAGGCATTAGCGCAGGCTTCAATGCAAGTGATTGATTTACCTGAACTTTTATCACCGACAATATTGATAATTCGACCTCGCGCCCAACCTCCATTCTTACCAAATTGACTTGCCGCCAAATTCAACAATGTACTTCCAGAATCAAGGAAATCCACCCGTGAATCATCAGTAACAATAGGAGAATTTGCAACTTCTTTGATTTGACTTACCGTATCTGATATTTCTCTTTTCTTTGGTCCTGCCATTTATTTCTCCTTCAAAATAAAATTGCTATGTCTCTTCTTGTCTTGCCCCAGCGCACCACGTCACATTGCGCCATGCCTCAACCTGCCGCGCCTGCCATGCCTTGCTTATCTCAACCCGACAAACCGTGTCATATCCCACCATGTCTTGTCTCAACCGGACACGTCTGACCTGCCGTATAACTCCTCAACCTAACAAATCGGGGCAAGTAGCACCACTCCTTGTCTTATCTTGTCTTACCTGCCGTATCGAACCTCAACGTATCTTTCCATATTAAAACTCACCACAACCGAACTCATCTCGACTCGTCTTTGTTACACCTGCCTTGAAGTACCAGAATGCGACCAAACACACCATGTCCTACCAAATCGAAACGTGCCATACCTGCCATATAAAACATCAAGCTGATAATTGTTGTTCAACCCTTTTATACTTTCTTTGTCCTTTAGTGGGTGGTGGAACAATTAAAGGTTCCATTGCAACAAAGACTTCCGCAAGTTCTTCCAAAGATTTGTATTTATCCATGAAAGTTTGCATATCCTCTTTAGCTTCATCCAATAGCGTTTTTCTGAGAATTGGACTTTCCATTACTTCCAGTGTGGAACGATAACCTCCACCATTATATCTGTCTTCTTTCAAACTGACGAAAGGCCGAACCATAATGGGTTCTTGGTTTTCTCTTGGGAGAATAGTAACTGCAACTCTGATGAGTTGATTGGCTTGAAATAACCTCCATTTATAAGAAGCCTTCTTATCATCCCACTCAAACGCATTATGCAAAGTTGTCTTAGGATTTTTGGCGAATTCAACAACATCTTCCGCTCGAAGTAATCCACCATTTTCTTCCATAATTTGGTTCAACTCATCCAAATGTTTCTTTACCATCATTTAGTTCTCCTTGTGGTTAATTATTTATCTTGCCTGCCTTGACAAATCAGGACAGAACAAACCTTATCAGGACGTAACTCATCCTACCTGCTATGTCTTAACTCGCCAGAAATCATCTCAACTAATCTCAACCTGACTAGCATAGCCTGCCACCCTTGCCTGAACCCAACACATTGTAACACCCAGAACTTACCATAACTTGTGTCGTCGTACCTGCTTTGCCTAACCCTATCGTGACAGAACTTAACTCATTACACTCAACTTGTAAAGTCTCAACACGCCTGCCAAGCCCCGACTAGCCAAGAGGAGGAATTGCCTGCCTTGTTAAGTCGCACAGCAACACTCCTTGTCTTCTCTCGTGGCGTCTCGTCATACCTGCCGTGTCATGATACTCCCCGCCATAATTTAACCTACCAAGACATATCTCATCACTCTTGGCCTGCCAAACCATAACACGATCAACCAAAACCTAACTCAACTAATCGTATATCACTTGTCATGTCACACCTGCCATAACCTAACGGGTCTCAACCAGCCTCAGCCCGACTAGCATAGCCTGCCGAACCATAACTTAAACCGCCATAACATATCTGGTTGCAACTTGCCATGTCTTACTTGCCATGTCTTACCTGCCTTAACAGTCCAAGACTCACCCCAACGCATCTCTCCCTATCTGAACTTGTGTCGTCACGCCTGCCATAATTTCTTGAGAAGATTCTCTTTATAAGAACCCCCTCAAGAACACTTATTTTATTTCAGTTGGAAAGTCCCCCATCCCATACCAACACTACTTCTGGAATCGGGGCGACCTTCACCCAAACCAACTTGCATACCAACCCTCATCATCAAATTGGTTACATCTTCCGCGGAAAATTGCGCCTCATCAAAAGTGACACGCACTTTTGCTTCCCAACCTGGGTCCCACATCGGACGAGGGCGAATATCTGTACCTCCGCCACCAATACCAGGAATTCTCATAGCGTGTTCAACATAGCGCGGTTCGCCTTTAGAAAACTTAATCAATGGTGTTCCATCAACCACATCAAAACCATCAGCAGGAATGAAAATTGAAAGTTTAGCCAAAGTCATCTTAAACCCAACCAAACGACAAGCAGAAATCATTGCAGCACGAAAGGAAGATGCAGGAATACCACACCAGCCTTCTGTCGAAATGTGTTTAGCTTGTTCATAACATTCTTGAAAATCTTTTGGTTCGCGAGCCTTTCCTTTCTTGCTCTTGGAACCTGCCAGTTGGACCGCCTTGATTTGCTCAATTGCCTTCTGAGAAAATCTTTGTTGGACATAAGGAGCATCACCAACAATTGTAAACTCAACAGTTTGAAATTGTGGAGGCGGGATTGCCACATCTTTTCTTGGAACAATTCCAGTTACGTCTTTCTTTGCTGCCATTTTTTGCTTACCTCTCTCTTTTATGGTTTAAGTCCCTTGGTTTAACGCTGGGACATAGCGCCTAATTTTTGGCAAAAGTTCCTGCCCCACCATTTTCAGATGGGACAGGGTTAGGGGTTTAGGAGGATGGGAAATGAAAATTTTGACTATCTTTATTGTAGAATTTTTCCCAATGTTTGTCAATAGGTCAGCAGAAAAAGTTTCTGTTTATTCCTTCTTCCTACGACGAGGCATAGGTGTTACATTATCTTTGGGTGGACCTTCTTTTTCTCGCTTACATTCAACACGAACAACACATTCGTCACAATCTTCGTATTGATCAAAGTCAGCCCCGAATGTCACCCCGATTGGACATTTATTACTTTTGTTTGTTGCAACTTCTTTTACTTCTTCTTTATCACCAGATTCATGTTCTGGTTCAGGCGCATATTTCATTGTTCTTTCTAGTTCTGGCTCTCTTTCTTTTACCATTTCTTGTTCTGGTTCATCCCCTTCCTGGCCAAAAAAGGCTCGTTTAACTTCATCAGCATCGGGAATATGCAACAAATCGTCCAGACAAGGAACCTTTGCCAAAAGGTCTTCATCAATAGGTCCGTCTCTATCAATGAAATCGTGACCATCATAATTTTTATATTGGTCTGTTAGAACAGTGAAAGCAATAGACTTCCCATTCTTAGCATGAGAATAGTTTACATAACCCCCACCACGAGGACGTTTTGCTCGATATTGCAACTTCTTTTCCATTTTGAAATGAGAAGTTTCCCAAATTTGAACACCCTTAGAAGTTGCATCTAAATCTAGAACAGCATAAATAACCCTACGTTTAGAACGCATTCCATCCAATTCTTCTGGTGTATATTCTCCTTTTTCCATCTCATCACAAATCGGACAATACTTGCGATATGATTTCTGTAAACAAATGTATTGATCGTTATTTATCCCAACTTTCTGATGCACATAGATGTCCACCACATAAGCCGGAGAGTCAGGTTTGGCTTTCACTCCATCTACATAAGGCGCATTTTCACCAGCTAAATATGGAAGAATGTCAATTAAATGTTCTCCTGGTTGAGCCTTCCAGAAATTAACTCCATACTTCTGACATTTTTCCCTGTCAAAGATACCTTTGAAACCACCTGCATCCCTACTGTTGTAAGATTGTTGATGTGCTCCATCCATCGCGTGTTCATCATACAATTTCTTTCTCTGTTCTTCTGATAAACTCATACTTCTTCTCCTTAAAATTTAAAATCCTCTTTCATCTTCTGGAAGAATTTCTTCTATTTCTTCCCATAAACCTATCGCTTTCGTTGAATTAGATAAACCAAACAAAAAATCTTTTATTTTCAAAAGTAGTTCATCTCTGTTGTTTAATTCCTCCTCTAAGATAATAATTTCATCATTATATCTATCTTTTATACATTCTGGGCAGTCAATATCTTCTGGATATCCATGCGAACATTGACCATCTGGATATTCCACCATACCATTTTGTTGCATAATTGAAAAGTCTATGTATTTCATGTTGGTTTTGCGATTTGAAATTGTTCGCCGAGTCTTAAAGCAAAAGCAATTGCTTCCTTGTTTGTAGCACCAACTTCAATTGCACTATTCTTTGCTTGGTTCATTATTTTAGTAAGCGCAGTCCATAGCTTTTCGTTTTCGCTTATGTTTTCAACCACATCAACTATTTGACTAATTATTGAATTAATCTGATCCTTCATTTTTCTTCTTCCTCTTTAGTGTTTTTAGTTGTGGTTCCATATCTTTAAGTCCTTCAAGTTGAACTTTTCTAAAATCTTCTTCAACTGATTGTTCAACTTCTTCCCTATAACTTTCTTCCACTTTTGGTGTAGAAAAATATTTCGCAAGCCATAAACTGACTAAATTTCCCAATGCTGCTTTTCTGGCATCCAAAGCGTTTACCGCGCTTTTAAGAATATCAACCTTGTGGCAAGCCTTTAGATATTCTTCCAATGCTTCTTTATAGTTTGGCTGAGTGATTATCCATGCCTTGATTACTGCTTCACTTATTTTATTTTCAGGCACATCAGGCAGATTGTCTTTTGGATTGCTTCTTGCTTTAAGCCACAATTCAGAATCAACCACATTGAGTTTTTCTTTAGTTCGATTTCTTTCATCTGTAGCATCGGCATGAAGTTTAGCATATTGATAAACTTTATCTGGATGAGTCAACCATTCAGAATCTAATGAATCTTTTTGAATAGAAATATCTTTAGCATAATCATTCATTAATCATCTCCTACTAAATCAACAGAAATATACTTTCCGTCAACTTCAAGTTCAGCAAATTCAATAGCGTTTGATTCGTGCATTTCAACAACTTCTTCTCCAACGTCCAATTCATATCTGTCAGGTTCATCTTCAAGAAGTTCCAACGCATCATCAATGTTTTCTGCCTCAACTTCGGCATATGCCCAGTAAGGAATGTATTTTGGATATCTGATATTAAATTTTTTCATTTATGCATTCCCAACAATTCCATCTTCGTCATCTTCAGATTCATAGATGGGACAAAATTCACCATTTATTTCTATTTCAGCCGCATCAAAGTCATAAACAAAATCAATATCTTCTGGCATGTTGTCAAAATCAATTTCTCCTGGTTCCTCTGATTCGTTCCATTCTTCAATGGCATCATCTACACTTTTTGCTTCAACTTCCGTGTAAACCCAGTAAGGCACAAACATCAAATGGCGTACTTTAAACTTAGGCATTAGTTAATTTCTCCTGTTTATATGGTTAAAAATTGTCCTTCAAATTCACAACAAAAAGTTTCTTCATCCAACATTTGACGCGCTTCATTTATCATTTCTAAAGCTAAATGTCTATTTGTATAATCATGTTGAATAATCTTTGAATCTGTGTCTGTCAAAATACTGTCATAAAGATAAATATATTCATCTAATTTTTTATTTTTGACAAAATAGTCATATTGATAACGATTCAAAAAAGTTTTACTTTTCTTATTCTCTTTTGCCGCTTCAAATAAATTTCTATCATAAATTTTATTGGCGGTTGTCCACCCTTCTATATCTGGGAAATCTAAGTCGTTAATTAAAGTTCTCAAATTCTTCTGATAAATCATATCAAATTCATCTAAGAATAATTTATTCACAGAAATCCCAAGACCAAATCCGTTGTAAGTTTCAAGAGAAACAACAAAATCTTTTAATTGAAGTGGAATTTTATTCAGATAAATCTTTTTCACCTGATATGTTGGAAAAATCAATAAACCAAATTCGCCAGAATCACAATATTTTATAAATTCAGAAATACAACTTGTTGTTTTCCCCCATCTTCGTGGTGTAATATGTAAAAGTTTCATTTATCCTCCATTAGAACATCATATTAACTTTCTTCTTATAATTTCTTGATAAAAAGCAGTATGCCATTCTCTATCTATATTTGCTTTGCTATTACAAGAATTACATAAAGTTATCAAATTTACTGGCCTACAATCTTTCTTTACATAATTAATATGATGCAATGTCAATCTATTTGATTTATGTTCACATAATGGGTTCTGACACTCCCCCTCATCTCTTTCAAACTTTATCCAATTTTTATACTCTTTATTCCCCCATAAAGGACAATATGGCTCATAAGCAATTCCTCCTTTCCAAAAATGGCTTTTTTCTCCTCTTCCCGCATCGCCTATTTTCTTTTTGTGTTCTTCAGAAAGACCACCATAACTCGGATTGTTTTTCTTTCTAGCGTCACTCATCTTTTTTCTAGTTGATTCTGAAATTGGTTTTCTATTTTGTTGAGCAATGTGAAGTTTTAACTTGTGTTCTTCTGAGAATATTCTTCCTTTGTGAATTTCACCTATTTTTCCATTTCTTTCTTCTGATTCCATTGCACATTTATGGCTACAATATTGTCCAGTTTTTGTTCCCAAAAATGGTTCTTTACATACTCTGCATTTCTCGTGTTCTTGTAAAATATTTCCATTTTTTGTGTTTCTAAAAGTTCCATTTCTACTTAAAAATATTATCTCTAAGTTATCCCAACAAATTTTCATCTAATCATTTATTCTCCCTTTGGCTATATTATTGTCTGTCTTCATATCTCTAACTTCTTTTCTACAAATAGGGCATAGATAAACCTCTTGAATAAAATCTGAAATCGTATCATCATAATCACCCACCCATTCACAAAATGGACAAAAACATTCTGGATCAAAATAAGAAACTGACAATTTATTCCTCCTTTTTGTTTTCTAAATATTCCAGATATTCCTGTGGATCATCAAAATAATTGCCATCTTCTAATTCTATATACCAATCAATCCAATCTTTTTCTTCTTCGTCCCACATACAAAGAACGGTGGTATTTGCATAATCTGGTTTAATTTTATTGTAAAATTGAAATAAGTCATAGTCGGCCAAAATATCCATGATTTTGACCGCCTCTTCCACATTTTCTACTGGAATTTCAAAAGGTTTGCAAGGAATCTGGGGAAAGTGCTTAATTAAAAATTTCATGGTTTCTTCTCTCATCTATATTATAGAATTTCTGGAAGGTGGGCGCAATAGAAAAGTTCAATTTTTTGTACTCTAGAGGTAAAATTTTTTGGACTCTTGGAATTGGAGCGGGGAGAAGGGTATGATCCTTCAACCTCAGACCGGGAAGGTCTGCGCTCTACCAATTGAGCTATCCCCGCATAGTGGTTTAAAAACCTAAATCATTGGTTTTAGAACTATTTTTTAGAAATTCTGAAACATCATTCCCAATAACATCCCAACCAATACATTTATTTCTCCCAAAAACTTCTAAGTAAGGAGGATAACTTACTGTTTCAATCATTCTTCTAAATTCTTCTGGTTTTTCAGAATGTTTAGTTTTAGGACTAAAAATTAAAGTCTTTCCTTGGGCGCGCTTTCCATTTTCTTTAAAACGATAAGGAAGTTTCCCACATACTCCAAAAAGGAGATGTTCACTGAGACCTCTAAAATATTGCCCCAATCCAATTTTATCTTTTGCCCAAGTGATTATAGTTACATATCTGAATCCCCATCTGTCCATTGCCTTCAAACCAGTAAGTAAAAAATTGTTAGTCACCCATAAATAAAGATGTGCCCCATCTTCTTGAACTAAAGACTGAATTTTTAATTCAAGGATTTCGTTGATAGACATAAGAGGGTAATGTTTATCTGCTCCCCTTTTGATTTTTCCACCTCCTCTTTCTGGCCAAGGTGGGTCAATATAGATAGTTTTATATTTCTTTTCTAACTTTGTTATTTCTTCCCTAATCACAACACCACCTTATAACTTGCTAATACTAATAGATTAAATGAATACATCGGCAAAGCAAAAATATCCATAATCATTCCTGCTCTTTTATTCCCACTGTCCAACAACACCTTGCCGCAATATCCCAACACAGCATTTCTTGTCTTTTCTGAATCTTGCTCTTTCATCGCTTTCAATGCTTTGGACACTTCTTTCCAATCTGCTTTCTGCAACAATAGTTTAGCAAGACTTTCAGTTGCTTCTTCTGATGCCTTCTTTTCTTTAAGAAATGCTATGACACCTTCATCTGTTGGTATATCTATGACTTCATCCAATAAAATTATAGCTTCTCTAGGAATACCTTTAGAAAATTCAACTATTAAATCCAATGCTTCCTTGGGAAAGTTTTCTACGTTTTCTTTCTTCAATATATCTCTTAACAAACCCATCATTATTGGTGTTTGTAAAGGTTTCACTTCATATTGAAAACATCTTGATTTTAAAGCTGGGATAAGTTTTTGAGCATCTGTAGTACAAAGGATAAAAATAGCGTGTTCTGGTCCTTCTTCTACTGTTCTTAATAATCCATCTTGGAAATTTGGTGATGAACGATGTATTTCCTCTAAGCAATAGAATTTATATTTACCTGCTAATGGTTTATAATTCACTGTTCGTTTAATTTCTCTAGCTTCTTCTATTCCACCGGTATTGCTTAAATCATACTCTTGATAATCCTCTTTATTGCAACCATAATTATCTGCTATAATCCTGCTCATTGATGACTTGCCACATCCTCTCGGCCCTGTGAAAAGCCACGCTCTTGGTTTGTCTTCTCTTTCAAAAATAGAAGCAATAGATTCTTTTAAATTTACATTTCCATAAAATTCATCTAACGATTTGGGACGGTATGTGAGATTTAATGGCATTGCTTATCCCTTCTTTTATTTAGTTGGTATAAATTCTGACATTTTTTATGGTAATAATTATAACAATTAGTTCTTTTATTATAATTCTCATGCATATTGCTTATATCATCATAATTCTTACAAAATTTACATTTTCTCCAATCATAATGACCACAAATTTTAAAAGCTAGCAATCTATTATGAAATTTTTTATGCATTGTTCCATTAGCAAATAAGATTAGATTTCCTATGTAATTATTCCCTTTATCTTCATCAATATGATGAACTATTTCTTCTTTTTTAAGTTGTCTACCTATAGCCTCTTCCATTACAAGAATATGTTCTCTAACATATCCATAACTTGCTCTTGGATGTTCTGGATTATAAATTAAAATGTAACCACTTTTATCAACAACTCTTCCTCCTTTCCACAAATGGTGATTTTTTAATTTTTCTTGGTGCCTATAAAAATACCGTTTTGGTTCTCCTTTTTTATATCCATTGCCATTTTCTTTACTAATATTAGTTTTCTTCCCACAACCACAATAACAATATCCATAAGGAATGAGTTTGTATTCTTTATTATTAATTATAATAGTTTTCATAATATTCTCTCATTTCTTATAAAATACAATAAAGTACGAATGAAATTTACGCGAGTGACGTTGAATATGTGGGCGCGGATGTTGCATTCTATGTTTGGCTAACAATATAAATAAATCTTTCCAAACAAATCCTAATTCTTCTGCCTTGTTACAAATTTTTCCATAAGTATTATTATTCTTTCCTGAAAGGACACCATCCTGACATTTTACAACCATCCATCCTTTGGTTTTCAAAACTCTATATAATTCTTCCATACCATCATAATAAATCTCCCACAAGACTTGAATAGTCCCAACTAATTCTCCAAATCTGGCCTTTAATGTTGCACCAGGACCAGTTCTTGCTAAAAATGGAGGATCAAAAATTGCAGATGATATAGAATTATCTTTCAATGGTAAATGTCTCACATCTGCTGCAATTATTCCTGGCTTTCTAGGGTTTAAATCAAAACAATATTTTGGTTTTGGTATCTTACGGTAGAAGCAACCACTTCCATAACATACATCTAATTCAATTAATCCAGTATGAAGATTAACTATATCTGCCAAAATCTGGTTTTGGTCAAAATTTATAGACTGAATAATCTTGGCAGATTCTTGGACTGTTGTTTCTGGAAAAATCTTATAGGTCAATGATAAACCTTCTTATTTTCAATTTTGAAGAAACAACGTCCAGAAGAAATTTCTTCTGCTAACATTATTCCGGTGAAATTTTTCTTTACCCATTTGCGAATTGCATTAATGAAAACTGGGTCTTTAAACTGAATTATTTCGCCAAGGCAAGTCAAGTCTTGCTGTATGCGCCAGTAGATGTACATCTATTCTTTCACGATTTCCCACACAGGATAAACATTTTGCTCAAATTCTTCTTGAACAGAATCGTTGATATAACTTTCAACTTCTTCTTTTGACAATCCTTCTAATTCATCATCATCTATCTCAAGATGATGCGGTCTTGATTTGCCAACATAACCATCCTCAACTTCCCATTTAATTTTCATTATCTTTTCCCAATGTTTTGTGCCAAGAAAGCACCCATAAGATTGCTGAGGCCGTCATTCCATGAACCAAAATGTTCAATCTCATCTACAAAAATTTCTTCATGATGCTTCCTGACTTTCCATGTTACCGTTTCTTCACCATCATCATTTTCTTTTATTTTCTTTTCAACATGCCTTAGTTCATGATACAGCAATGCTTCTTTTTGTTTGTCAGAAGCCACGGTCCAATAAGGTTCCCATACTTCTACTACGTAGTCGAGGTCGCCGGTCAAGAACCGCCACTTACCTGTCGCTTTACTGCATTTTCCGATGTAGGAAGACTTCGCGCTTCCTTTGAAAAGATATTTTATTTTTGCATCAAAACAATCTTCAAGTTCTTCATACTTTTCAATTAGTTTATTCGCCATTTCTTCAATTGGAGCATCCGTGTAAGTAGTAGCCATTTTATTTCTCCTTTATGATTTCTTTGTCTTTCTTGTCTTGACAGTCTTTGCATCTTCCAAAACATCTTATTTGATAACAATCGGTCCAAAAACCACACTCTGGACATTGAGTTTGAAATCCAGTATCATAAGTCATTTTTTAAACCTCAAAAATCTTCTCCAAACATTGCTCGTATCTTCTCGATTATCATCCAAGCCAAACAATCAACATCAGGCGGGTTCTCATTACAAGGATAGAATATCAAGTCATCAACCCCGTGTCTCAACATCACATTTAGACCATCTTCTTCACCAGACCTGAAATCAGTTCTTATGCCAAGGATTTTCTTTTTGTTGTAAGCATATCCACATTCATAGCAAGTACCCGAATCAGCGTCAGAACCGTCTAAAATCGCCAATACCAAGTCGCAATTGTCTATGGCTTTCAAATCAGAATCAAACGTTTCTTTTGAAAGAAATTCACCATATTCATCAAAGACAGAATTTTCTTGTGGAAGAAATATATTAATATTTTTGTCTTTTTCTTCGATGGTAGTTGCAAGCCTCTTGTTGAATTCTTTCTCTGCCATGGTGAATAGTGGTGCTGCAAAGTAGATGTTCATTTAGTCTCCAAAGAAGTAATTTGGAATTTGTTTGCGAGAAATAATTCCTGTACCATCACAATTCGGACAATCAACTTCTTTTTCACCTACAATATGAATGAATTTTCCCATAAGATTTATTGCGCCTTCATTGTTTTCAGAACATCTTTCATATATAGGATAAATAAATTTTCCTTTGCCATGGCAACTCCAACAAACACAAGCCATAAGTTTTTACTCCTTAATAATCAAAAGGTAATTCATCAACTTGACATCCAGCCGCTCCTGCATGACCACCACCCTTGAAAATCTTAGCAATTTCACCACAATGTATTTCTAATTTGTCAGAATACAAACTTACATCCCATTTTTTATTTCTTCTACAGAAACCTACCATGATATCATATTTATTGTTGTCCCAAACAGATTCAAATACTTTTGAACTATTGAAACCTTTATTGAGACAAATTGCCTTTAGATTATATGTTTTACCAAGAACACCTTCTGGAATTCTTAATTCTGTTTCAAAAGCGTATGATTTACAAAATTTTTCATTAACTTGATTCTCATATTTTAATATGGTATGACCTTCCTGAATTATTGAATTGCAGTTATTGCCATTAAACAAAGGTATCCAAAGATTTTTCATTACTTTTGGATTTCTTGGGTCTGTTTCTTCTATTCTTATACCATATTGAAAAGGTAAAACTTCATTATTATCTTTATATTGCCATATATCATACCTCCCCAATAAACTTACCGCTTTTGGTCTTTTAGTCCCAAAAATCCAATCCCAAGTCAGTTCACAACCTGCTTGTCCTTCAATTCTACAACCATTAATTTCTTCTTTACTTTCAATAGCAGATTGAATAGCAGTTCCATGATGGTCAATCCAAATCAACCAACATCTTTTGTTTAAAAGAACCATATCACTGAATGGTTGTAATCCAAAATCAACCATAAAAACTACTTCGTTTTTATCTGCAATTTTCTCCCATGGAAATTCATCTCCATAATTAATTGGAAACAATTCACAATCTGGATATTTATATTTGACAATGGCTGCCGAACAAAAGCCGTCAAGATCAGAAGAATGATAAAAACACTTCATAAATTATCTTCCTTCATCCTTGCCTCTATAATATTCTTCTTCAAGGCATCTTTCGCAAGGCTCTATAAGAACATATTGAACGCCAAACCTGTCATTTTTAACTTCTGCTTCCAAAACATTTCCACAAGTACATTTTATTTCAATTGATATGTCAACCATTATTTATTCTTCCTCTCTAAATGAAGTTTTTACTTCAATCCAATCTTCTAATTCTTGTCCTTCCAATATAAATTCTTTTAATTCTTCCAACACCTTTTTCAAACCTTCAATCGCTTCTTCTTTATTAGTTGTTCCACCAACTTCAATAGCTTTATCATAATCAACAGTAGTTTCTAAAGAAAGGATAAATTTAGTCATTTATTTAAAATCCTCATTCATCGCAATTTTAGTACAATCAAACCAGATTTTGCATTGGGAGCATTCCTCATACTCATTATTATCTATTCCAAATTTACCGCCATAAGAACATTTTTTAATAAGTATTTGTTCTTTATTCTTTCTCAACCAATTGCCACCAATCATATTTATTTTATCTGCAAAATTCTTAATTCCTTTTTCAAATAGTGGTCTGTTTTCAGCATCATGATAGATGACAGCAGAAGGGTGAATTGACCAACAAATCCAGCATTGAAATTTATCTGACCATTCAGTTTCACCATTCAATTTCATTATTCCACCATCTTGTTCTTTGAAAAATCTTACATTGGTATTTCCAAAAGCCAAGATTAAAATTGGTTTTAAATTTTCTATTTCTTCTATGATGTGATGTGAACAAGGAGGTATTTGTTTTTTTGAAGGATTCTTAATTTTACATTTAATCACATTCGAGATGTGAAACATATCTCTATGTAATCCATGTTTTTTAAACTCTGGCCATAATATTTCCTTGCCAGTTTTACCAACAAACCCAAGTCCTTCTCGATCCTCATCAATCCATGGACTTTCGCCCAAAACCATTATATTATATCTACCAAATGATGATGAAACAGGCTTCTTTGCTTCTTTTCTTAATTCACATTTATCACATTCTATCTTCTTTACATATTTCTTTATTTCAATTAGATTGCCTTTAAATCCTTCCAAATTACATTTAATAATATCATCATCTGAATAATCCAAATCTTTTGGCAATCTACTAAATCTGTTCATACCAGTCAATGGATTAAAATTTAGGTATTGTCTGGCTTTCATCAATTCTTTTTGCGTCAAAGAAGTTTTTTTGTAAAATCCTACTTTATTCAATAATTCATCAGTAGAATTTGCAGGCACAACAGACTGGTCCATGATAGTGAAAAAACCAACTTTCTTGTTAGTATTCTGCTCAATTATTTTTTCTGCTTGTGTTTTACCTACACCTTTTATTTCAGTCAATGGCGCATAAATAATATTGCTATCTTTGTTGGGATACCAAACATCAGCAAGCGATTTGTTTATTTTTGGTAAACTTACTTCTAAACCTAATCTTCTTGCTTCATTGACATATTCTGCTTTCTTATCTTCACCACCATAGGTCAAACAAGCACATAGAAATTCTTTAGGATAGTAATATTTTAGATAAGCACAATAATAAGTTATCATAGAATATGCAGTAGCGTGGCTTAAGTTAAATCCATATTTTGAGAATGAAGCTAATGTATCCCAAACTTTATCTGCTTCTTTTTCTGATAATGTTTTATTCTTTTTACATCCATCAATGAATTGTTGTTTAAATTTTTGAAACTTTGCATCCCCTTGAGATTTACCCATTACTTTTCTTACTTTATCACAAACAGACCAAGGTAAGCCAGCAAGTTCATACATAACCCACATTACTTGTTCTTGATATAAAACAATTCCAAGTGTGTCTTTTGTATATTTTTTTAATTTTGGATGAATATATTTTATTTCCTTTTTATTTTTCCTCCTTTTAATATACTCATCTGCCATTCCACTTCCCAATACTCCTGGTCGGAAGATGGCAGTAGCAAGAACTGTGTCATTAAATTCTTTTACTCCCATTTCTTTGCACAACCCAGTTAAACCATGTGAGTTCAATTGAAACAAACCTACATTATTCCCTTTAGAAATTTCTTCATATATTTCTTTGTCATCTAATGTAAGTTTATCTAATTCTATATCAACATCGTAATTTTCTTTAATAAATTTCTTAGTAGAATTAATAATAGTCAAAGAAGTTAAACCAAGAACATCAAGTTTCATTAAACCCATTTGTTCTGCGTCTTCTTTATCCCAATTAACTACAATTTCTCCGCTTCTAACACAGAGATTGCATCTTTCTCCTTTTCTCAAATCATCAGCAGAAATAACTATACCAGCCGCATGTTGACCAACTGCTTTTGTCTGTCCTTCCAAATCTATTGCAAGTTGAACTGTTTCTGGATATTTCTTTTTAAATGAAGCAACAATTTCAGATTTTTTACATGCTTCTTCAATTGTATGCCCGCAAAGTTTGTCTCCGTCTAATTTTGTTTCTATTTCTTTTGAAACTAAATCAACTTCTCTTAATGGTAAATCAAAAACTCTTGCTACATCTCGTAATGCTCCTCTCCCTTTTAATGTTAAAAATGTTGATATTCCTGCCACATTGTATTCTCCATAACAATCTCTTAAATGCTTTTTTACATCTTCTCTTTTTATATCTTCATAGTCAACATCAATATCTGGTAGATCGGAATTTTTTGTTATAATGTTGTTTTCTAAACAATAAGATGGATCATTTTCAATTGTCAATCCATAAACATAACCATTATAATCAATCTCTTCTATTTTATCTATAGTTACTAATTCTTTAATGTTTATGTTTTTATTCATTATCAAATTTTGCCTTTAAAATACTATAAATTGTTTGTACGTGTACATTATATTTATTAGCGATAATCGAAACCTTTATTTTCTTTTCTTTAATATCATATATGATTTCATTCCATTCTTCTTTCTTTATTTTAAAATTACCATACATCCCATTGTTTTCACCACTTACTCTCCCAGAAGCTATTACATTTTCACTCATCTTTTTTCTTGCTTCTTTACTCCATTTATTCCCATAATTTGGATTATTTTCCCCTTCATATAAACCAATTTTAATTTCCCTTTGTTTCTTTTTAGTTTCTTCTGTATGGTTCTTACCATACATCCCATTGTTTTCACCACTTGTAATTTCAGACATTTTCTCTCTAAATTCTTGAGTCACTTCTAATCCTGTATGAATTTCAGATAATCTCTTTTTCACCTCATCTGTATGTGTTTTTCCATACATGGGATTTTTCTCACCAGACATACGTTCTTTTGCTTTTTTCTTTTCTTCTTCTGTAGCCTTTCTTCCTAAAGAATTTCCAGCATTAGGGCAAACATTATATCCATTATTATAACTATCAAAGAAATCGATCCAATATTGCTCTCTACTTATTAAATCTTTTTCATCATCTATATTTTCAATTACTCCAAATTCAAAACACTCCTTTTTGTGGTTATTATAACTACGTTGTAAATAAACGCTATGATGTTTTCCTTTTAATAGAGAACTAAAATGTTCTTTTAATCTATTAGTAGGATTGACAGAACTTCCAATATAGGCTTTATTTGTTTTTATATTTCTAATAATATATATTCCAGGATTTCTCTTATTCTTTCCCAATTTCTAATTACCTCTAATTGATATTATTTAATTCTTATTAATTTATCCTCCTTCATAATTATTTGATCTGCTTTTTTTTCAACTGTATTTCCATTTTTATCAACTACTATCCATTTATGATTTTTAGTACAAATTACATAATCTCCATTAAAATAAATTTTTAAAAGTTTTTTATTTACTTGATATTTATGAATTTTTTTTATTTTATCTAATTCTCCATATTTGTTTATAATAAAATCACCAATTTTTGCATTTTTTATCTCTTCAATCTTATTATTTATTATCATTTTTGTATTTTCTACGAAACACCTCTCCATAGAAATAAATCTTGCAAAAATAAGGCCATATTTTATTGGGTCTATATCTGTGATATGCATCAAATAACAGATTAGACTCCCACCTGATGACCCACGACAAGGGCCGACACCAATATTATTTCTCTTACAATATTCTATCAATTCCCACACTATAAGGAAATATCTTTGGAAATTAAGTTTACAAATTATTTCAAATTCTTCTTCTACTCTATTTCTATATGTTTCATAATTGCCTATTTTTCTTTCTTTCATCCCATTTTCAATTATTTCCCTCATCAATTCGGTTTCATCTCTATGTTCATAGCCATAGACTTTTGGCAAAGAAACTTTTCTTTTTCTGATTTTAAAATTTTCGCAAAGTTTGGCTATTTCCATAGTATTATCCATAGCTGGCCGCCAAATTTCTTTAGGAACACAATTCTGCTCTATGAACGCTTGTTCCATTTCTTGTTCAGATTTTAAATACAGACCACCAAAATCAAATTTCCATCTTTTTGGGTCATCCCATTTAGCTTTTTTCTGAATAGCAAGAAGCATTTCCTGTGCCTTGGCGTGTTCTGGTTTTGCGTAGTGGCAGTCGTTCGATGCACTAAATGGAATGTTATATTTCTTTCCTAATTCTAATTTCTTTAAATTGATTTCTTTCTGGATAGGATAATTATGTGGCATCAATTCAAGATAGGTTGGAACTTTCTTGTGTAATTCTAATAATAATTCTGTTCCTCCTTCCATATTGATGAAAGAAGATACACAAGCAGTCATAAAGACCAGACCTTCATAATGTTTAAGTAATACCGATGGATCAATTCGTGGTCTATAATAATGGCCTTCAAGGTTAGCTATGGTAAGCATTTTTAGGACATTGGTAAACCCAATCTTGTTTTGAATCAAAACAGTGATATGATATTTCTTTTCATATTTATCTCTTTTGGTAATGTCTGGGACTATGTAGAGTTCCACGCCATAAATCGGTGTAATATTGTTTTTGAGACATGCTTCTTGAAACTTTAAGAAGCCATCACAATTTCCGTGATTTGTTTCTGCCAGATATTTAAAACCAAGACGACTTGCTTCTTGAACATAGGTCTCCGGTTTTCCTTCTCCATCGAGAGTACTAAATTCATCATGAACATGTGCATGAAAAAAACTCAAAATATTTCTCCGAAATCATCCATTGGTAAAGTCCTTGCCAATATTCTCTATTATAATTGGCTCTACTGTTACATCCAACACACAATGTTATTAAATTAAATTCGGAACAATTTTGTTTATCATAATCAATATGATGAACATTAAGTCTTTTTGCATTGCAATAACATTCTGGATTTTGACACTTAAAATCATCCCTTGTTTTTATTTCATTTCTGAGTTTATTATCCCAAATAATTGGATATGGTAAAAAAGAAACTCCTCCTCTCCAATTCGGATTATCTTCTCCAGCCATCCCTATCTTTCCCTTCTGTGATTCACTCATCTTCTTTTTAGATTCTTCTGTATGGTGATATCCTCTTCTTTTTAATGAAGTTTCACGCCCTATTAATTTTAATTTTTCTATTCGCTCTGGAGCATAATTGTGTTTTTTTAATGATTCACTTCTCTTTTTTCTAGTTTCTTCTGATTGTACTCTCCCAATCCCACTTAGTCCTATCTTTTTATTGTGTTCTTCTGAATGTTTCTTTCCTTTTTTAGATTCCGATTGTTTTTTTATACTCTCCTCTTTATGTTTCTTCCCTTTAAATTGATGCCCATGAAGAAATTCATTCCATTTTAATTTTATTTTATGCCAAGTGGTGTATTTACCACATCCACATTTACAAAGCGGTCTTTCTTTCTCATGTTCACACTCTCTAGAACAAAACAACCCAAACTTTTTAGTTAAAAAAGACTCTTTACAAACTGTACATTCTTCAATATAAAATAAAGGAATATTCCCAGAATAAAAATTTCCACCCCTTAGCCTTACTTTCTCTAAATTCTCCCAACATATTTTCATTAATCTCTCTCAAAATATAACCACCTTTTGTGGAGTCATTATCTATTTCAACTTTACAGATTTATAATTATTTGAATAATCTAATCCAAATACAATTATTGCAAGTGGTTGTGGCAGACCATGTTCGCATCCTTTGAATTTAGGTCTGCCTTTAATAAATCTTATTTCACCTTTCATACAATATTCATGGAACCAGTTAGTATTAGTTCTAGCAGGAACAAGACAGACAACAGTGCAATCTTTGTGTCTGCTTTCGAGATAGGCTTTCTTGACCCACAGTTTCAAATCTTTGTATGGAGGATTCATCCAACAGATGCCATTCCATTCTTTACTTAAAGCGTCATCTTCTTCTGAAAAATAATTATTTGTTTTCTTATTATTTTCATCAGCGCATACATCAAAAGTGAAATTAAATTCTTCATTCAAGAAGTTGAAAAGTTCTATTGGTGTTTCCCATTCTTGATTTTTTGAAGCAAATCTATTATTGTCAAAATCTGCCATCTATTCTCCTATTTTATATCCTATTAAAGCTATATGTCTATCTATTTTCAAATCTCTTGTTCTTTCCAATTTAAGACCAGATAAAGCACAAGTAGCGAATACATTTACTCCCATTGCTTCTGGACAACTGGTTGTTCTATCAGTTCCTAAAACCATTGATACTAACTTAATATTTTCAGTTAATTGTTTTCTAACTTTTGATTGCCAATATAGACAACATTTACATTGTCTTTCTGTCCAATTTGGATGTAAAACTTTCATTCTTTTTGAATGTTTCTCTAAATCAAATTCTGCAAATACGAAATATAATGGTTTTGATAAATCAAAATATTTATTAATGTCAATATGATTGGGAGGACAAAATAACTTTTTGTTATAATTAGGACAACCTTTTGGATGATTTGGATAAGGAAGTTTACACCATTCAGAAGTTTTATTGGTAACGATCAACTTCTTCACTAAAATTGTGAATGGTTTTATAATTTCTGGTATGTTATCCACAAGGACATTTCCAACAATTTTTCCCGTCCCAAGCATGATAAAAATTCCTTGGTCTTTCAAAAGAACCCATAATACAAATAGAATCTTTATTATTTTTACATAATGGCCCAATTATTCCATTATTAAGACAAACAGCATGATATTGACCTTCTATATGTGGAAAGAAAACATCTAAATCTTCTTTGGGAACAGAAACAAAATCTTCCCCGATATCTAAATCCTGATTCTTAGTTTTCATTAATCAACAACTTTTTCCCAAACTTTAACCATTTTTTCTACTTGCTTAACTTCTACTAATTCTGCTTCATCATCATATTCCCAAGGCTTTTCTTCTTGTGCTTCAGTAGCACCTACTCTATAAAATGTTTTGTAAAATTTATCTTGATATTTAATTATAGCCTTATAGGTGATAGACCATCTGCCACTATCAAAAATCTCTTCTTCAATTAATTCACCCTCATCTGTATCATCATAAACAATAGCTCTTGCCAATTCTGCTGGAATTTTAATTGTAGGCATCTTATTTATCTCCTTTAATTATAATACAAACAATCTTGGCCAAGCAGTTCGTATAGTCTGTGTTCAAAATCATCACTGTCCACTACGGGAAGCGTAGGACTCTCTTCCATTGCTTTCTGAAAACAAAAAAGAATAGCACACAAATCTTTATTATTGCATTCATAACAACTTTTTGGACCCATTGGTTTTCTTCTCCTTTTTGGGATATTCACTAAACAATTTCTTTTTACACGCCTTACAATTATCTAGAGAAAAAGGTTTGCCTTGTTCCAAAGTTGGATTACCAAGTAACATCCATTTTCCACATAGAGAAAAACCTTTTCTCATATAATGCCATTTTGGAGTACCAATAATCCAAGTCCAACCTTCTAAATTCTTTTCTGTCATTCCTCACCTACATTAAATAGAATTTCACAATCACAAAGACCACCGTGCTCATTGAAATATTCTAACGAACCTTCAATATCTATTTCTGGAAAATATTCTGCAAGAATTTTAATGGCAAGCGGCCTATTCATACTACTGTCGCATTTCCAGGTGATTTTTCCTTTTTCGTCTTTCTTAAAATCGCATCCCTCTGGACCTTCCAGAATGGCGCAAAAGTCATCCCAATCTTTATTTTGTGGTGTCATTAGCATTTTGAATTCTCCTTTTTAATTTCTTTAAAACTGTGTAAGCCTAATTTTCTAGACTTACACCCTCACCTTACCACACCTTACCTAACCCTACCTGACCTCACCACACCAGACCCAACCATACCAAACCTGACCCGACCATACCTTATCTAATTTACTCTGTTATCAAGCGTGGTCAACTAGACAAACCAGATGCCGGACTTGGCTGTTTTCAAAAACAATGAAATTTCCACAATATGTAAATTTGTTATCTATCAACAAAGCTCGATTCAAAGACAAACTATTCACATGAAACTTCACACTTCCTTCCGACTTATATTCCATCACATCTTCCAAATTCCCAAAAGACTTGTTACCGCCTAATACAATCTTATCTGGTTGTATATCTACTTCAATAAAAGAACTGCCGTCTTGAGCATCATAGGCAAACAGACTTACAATATCTGCTCTTTTACCTATTTCTTCTGGTAAAGAGAAAATATCACCTTCTTTAGACAACAATTTAACCATATTCTCAACTGGATAAGCACCAGCCATAAGCACAGACCACAAATATGAAGTTTTATCTTCATTGGCAAATATGGCCTTGTTATCAGTAATATAATAGTATTTTGGATTAAATTTAGTCAGCAAAGAAGCAGTTTGTTTCGGAAGTGTAAATGTTACATCCATATCTGGTATTTCATATTCAGTCACAGAAACATTATTGCATCCATACATTAAAGCATTGTCAATATGCAAACCAGTTAAAATTCCTTGAATATCTTTATCTGATACAGAAGGTAAACAAGCAGTTATTGCTTCAATAAAATTGTCTGGTACTTCTTTAAATTCTAATTCAGTGAAATCTGGTGGTGTTTTTTCTTTATCATATTTCTTAAACTTGGCTGATAAACCGCCACCTTTGACTGACAAAGTTTTGTCTGTGAGTTTAAACTCTACTTCATCGCCAGACATCTTTTTAAGTAATTTTATTAATTCAATACCTCTAATTGAAGCCTTGAAGCCAAAATCCAAATTGCAAGAAATTCCTATCATGTTGCTTTCGGCATAAATGGAATCTTGATTGAAGTGGATAATGTCATAATCCTCAGATAAAATAGGCGAAATACTGTCTAATACCTTGATAACATTAACTTTATTCATTTATTTTCCTTTTTTAACTTGAATTAAATAGCCTCTATTTTGATAAATTTTTACTAAGACTTGTCAAACTACCTATTTCAGATTATCTCTTGTTTTTGAGCCTTTTCTACGCTCTCTCAGGCGTGAAATTAAGGTTTAAATCTATACTTCCTAATCCTTTCTGCAAGTTCATCTTTTTTAATTTCAGTCAACTTCCTTTTTTTCTTAGCGCCTAATGTTTCGGCAACTTCATGTAGATATTTTGGTGGAAAAACAATAGCTCCTTCTTGACCTTCATAATATTCATCTATTACAATTTCTGGATATTTATTAGCTATAATTCTTAATGTTTGTTTTTGTTTAGGTGTCCACGCCTCAAACAATACTGGGTCTAAACTTTTTAAAATTATGTAACCATCATGTCTAATTCCTATTCTTTGATACCAAATTTTTTCATCATTTTTGTTTTTACCTGATTCAAGTTCCCATGCCTCATCTAATGACATTTTAAAACGACCTTCAACAATTTTCTCCCAAGAGAATTTTATAGCCATTATGATGTATCCATTATGAAATGTTTAACTATATTTATTTACAATTAATTTCAAATCGTTGATAATCTGTTCTGTAGTTCCAAGCGTTTTTATACAACCATCAAGATTTCCATAAAATTCTTCAAAGCAAGAAAGGAGCAAGTTCTTAATTTTTTGTTCATCTGGAGAATGAGGCAAGGTTGATTTTTGATAAACTTCTTCAAGATATTTTTCTCTTGTTTGAAAATATTCTTCAACTCTTTCTAATGATACCTCTCCTCTTCTAATTTCTTTTAAATATTCTTTGTTTCTTTCAAGGTCTAAATCTCCTTCAATGAGTATTTGTTCTGTTTCATCCAACAATCTTACACAATGATAAAGAAATTTTGGGTCAAATCCTAATTTATCTACAATTTCTTTTCTTTTCCCTGTTGGTTGTTTGATTCTCGCTTTGTGCAATTGGCTGTAAGAATATCCGCGAAATTTGTAAAAGCAACCTTTATGTAAAAATTCTTTTCTATTGTCCCTCACCATTTGCCCAATTTTGGTAATATGTAAAACACATCTCTGACTTACGAAAAGCGAATCCACCATATTTGGATTATTTTCCATACACAATTGAAAAAATTTTACAATGTTATAAATTGTTAAATCATACTCTTTTCTTCCTTCTTTGTCTTCTATGTGATGTTGTTGAAACTGATTGAACTTTTCTCCGTGAGAACCAAAACCTTGAATTATTCCTGCAAGATGGGGGAATACAATTTCTTTGGAAGGAATGCAAAATCCAACAACATCAAGGTCAGAAGAACCAGAAGACACACCATATGAAACACTACCAGTAATAATTTCATACTGGGTGTCAATTGCATACGAAGGAGGTTTGATTAATCCTCTTTTAGCGAGGTTTGTTACAATGCTTGCCATTATTCCATCTCTCTTAATTGCTCAAGTAGATTTTCTCTAGTATTATACTCAGGTCCATTTTCAAGAACATATTCAAACAACATTTTTAAGATTTCTCCTACTTTTTTTCCAGGAACAAGATTAAGAAGATTCATGACATCATCGCCATTTATCATTAGATTTTTAACATTAAACGGAGTCTTTTCATCTATAACATTTTTAAACTTAAACAGAACTTCTTTGATTTCTTTTAAAGTAAAATTTGGTTTAGCTAAATTACCAATTCTATCTGCAATTCTCAACCTCAAAAACTCTGAATAATCTAAACCTAATTCATTGAGAAAAACCAATAACTTTCTAATTGATTTTGGTGAAATATCTTTAATTGAATACATATGGCATTTTATCAAATTTGATACTTTAGAAACCTCATCCATAGAAAATCTCAAGTCTTGTAGTTCTTTTACAACTATATTAGCACCAACGTTTTCATGATTTATAAATTTACCATCATCTGAATATGATTCTGGTTTGCCAACATCATGTAAATATCCTGATAGTCTTAATAAAGGATATTTAGAAGAAATAGAATCACCAACAATCATTAAATGAGTAAAAATATCTTCTCTATGATGTTTGCCGTGATGGTGGTCAGCACATGGAATCATACTTGGAAAAATATATTGCAAAGCATTAATTTCAAACAATGCTTGGAAAAACAAAGATGGTTTTGGTAATTCCAATGCCTTTAATATTTCAAGTCTAATTCTTTCCTTAGCAACATGATCTCGAACATAATGAGAATGTTCACATAATGCTTCAAAAGTTTTGCATTCAAAACTACCATCAATCTTAGCAAGAAATCTGCAAGCTCTGATTATTCTATTTGGGTCTTCATAAATTCTGTCTTTTGGATTATTCACAAAACGAATTATTCTTTTCTTCAAATCTTCTTGGCCGTTATAAGGGTCAAGAATTTTTCCTGTAAATTCACACCTCGCAAGGGAATTGATAGTGAAATCACGCCTACCTAAATCTTCTTCCAAAGTTTCAACAAAGGATACTTCACAATTCTTATCAGATAAACCGCCATAATCATCCTTGCGATATGTGGCTACTTCTATGCCGTCCACAAGAGTTACAAGAAATTGTTTGCCAACAAATTTTATATCGTGGCCAGAAAACATCTTTTCAATTTCTTCTGGTGTGGCATTAGTAACTATATCTTCATCTTTGGATGGTAGACCAGCCAAGGCGTCTCTTACACTTCCTCCTGCAATATAGACTTGGTAGCCACAACCACAAAGTCTTTCTATAATGTAAGAAACTTCCATTATCCCTCTATCATCTTCTTTATCTTATACTTCTTCACCAACAAAGGAATCTCAGCACAGTGTTCACACACTGCAAGTTGTTCTTCTCCACCTAGCATATACACGGCCTTGGCATGAGACAAACCATCCCTATATTCCTTTAAGGTCAAAGGGCGATTCTTTTCTGGGTTAAATTCACAGTCTAAAGTCATTTTCTTTCAATTCTCCAGTGTTTATTTTATTCTACTATTTCTACAGGTAGTGTTTCATCCAATTCAAGTTCTTTTATGTTATATTCAGGATTATCTTCAAATGTCATTGAATCATACTTGTTTTCGGTTATTTCGCTTCTTCTTAATTCATTTATCCTTTGATATTCTGATAACTTTTCTTTCCTGTCTTTTAGTGTTCCATCATTATTTGGAAAAGGATATTTTTTCCCAATAGTATTATTATATTCAATTACTCTTTTTGCTTCTTCTTTCAACAATTCAACAAATTGTTCTGCTTTGTCTTTAGAAATAAATGCTTTAATATCCCATTCATGATAGTCATCATAACTTCCTTCACTACCAAAAACAATGTAGATAGTTTTCATAAATTTTCTCTACATTTATTACACAAGGTTTTTACCCAAAATTCACCTTCCTTAGTAACATTCTTTTTGGTGCCACAAAATTCACAAGTTTTACTTGATTCTTCCATCGCTTTCCTAATTAACACATAAATTTCATCAACTGTTTCTTCGTTTGGAATTGAGATGTAGAATCTCAATAGGGCTAGTTTTTCCTTCACTTGTAAAACTTTTACATTTTTGTCAATCTTACTTATTGATTCTGTTAAATTATAAACAATTTTGTACCATCCTTCTCCAATAGAAAAATCGAAACAGTCTGAATAAATTTCTGGAAAGTCTTTTGTTATTTTATCTTTTAAACTTTCATCTTTTAAACTATTGTTTCTCATTTATTACATCCATAAAAGTTTTACATTCTTATATCTAGTCAGTGTTTTTAATTCTGGCTCGATAACCTTTTCCCAAATATGAAAGCGGTTTGCAAGGCCGCTGCCTAATTTGCTAATTAGAAAGGTCTTATCTTGGTGCATTACAATCTGAAATATCAATTTGTCTAATTCTTTTTCAAAGACGAGTTTATATTCTTCTGGTTTGTAAAAACTTTTGATGTCATTGTTTGGGAACTTCTTTGTGATAAATCCATAGGAATTAGGAAGGTCTCTTAATTTTGCTGCGCCAGCCTTTCCTTCCCTCAAATGGTTATCCCCGAAGACGAAGATAAAATTTGGATTATCTTGAAGATATTTTTGTGTAATTATTAATTCTTCCATTATTTCATCCATTTGTGCCTTCTCAACCCAGCGACAACCTTTTGCGTCATTCTCCATGCCAAATCAAAACCATGATAACTATAGTCTATTCCAGTTGCTTTCACTCTCTTTTCAAATTCATTCTTGTCTATATCTGGTTCTCTGCAAATAATATCAAACATGACATTCACAGGTTGGACGTTTCCATATTTATCCACAAATCTTTTAACTGGATCATAATCACCTTTTGCTGCCAGGTCTGATAATCTCCTACATTCTTGTCCTTCATCGCATCCTTGGCATTCTTTAGGATTGTATCCATAACCAAATTCAGGACAAGTTTCTTCTTCCGGTATCAATTCTGCCACTTGTCTTGCAAATTTAGGCATCGCTTCTTTTTGTTTGATATAAACAGAGCGCAAGAAACTAGATAAATCTTCTGTTGAAACAGCAAGACTTTGTTTTATCTTGAATTTTTCATTTACTTCTTTAATTGCTTTTTTAAGGTCTTGTCTAGAAATAAGATTCATTTGTTTTTCTTCTTTTGATTCCCTGTAATAAAAATGTAATTATTCTTTATAGCAAGTAGTTTCAAAAGTTTTATGGACAAAAAAGTATTGTGTAAATTCAATTTTTGTAAGTTATCAGAAACATCAATTATTTTCATACTCACTTCCTCTCTAAAAAATGTAAACTTAACAGAAACAAGCCGCTTCGAGACGTTTAACGACTCTGCCAGACGCTTTGCGACTAGTGCTGACACTTGCCTCTGCCAAGCTACCTCTGATTTTGTCCAGAGGCAGTACGCTCACACCAGAGCCACCTATTCTCTTATTCAGACAGGTAGGTGAGACCTGGGGCTACAAACAGAAGGCGTCCCTTCTGTGGTCATGTCCGGCTGGGCATTACCCCATATCAAGCCAACAAGTGGCACCGAACATATAAGAGGCACTATTCAGAAAGAACTTCAAAGACGGTCAGCGACTCCTTATTTCTTTCTCAGGCTGCACCCCACCCACCTGCTCGCAAGATGGTTTAATCTTCCCATACCCAAAACATGGTCGGCCCTCTTGGATTTGAACCAAGGACCCCTTGCGCCCAAGGCAAGTGCGCTACCAGACTGCGCCAAGGGCCGACACGGTTACAGTTGTTCTACCATGGCTCTCAGTTCATCCAAAGACTTGCCAGCCAATGTTTCATCTTCCTTCCTGACGATGAGTTCCAAGAGCCGCTGTTTCTTTTCTCTTCTGACCGCCTCTTGTGCTGCTGTATCGCGCTCAGAAACAAGAACTGAAATGATATACTTAACCAATTCGAGTTTGAGTCCAGGGATTTCATCAGTTTTTTGAATCGGAGCAACAAAAGATACCTCGTCTCCCATATCTTTTACATCTCGATAGAGGCTGCGAGCAATATCATCAAGATTAACTTTGCCGGTTCTGCTGGTTAAAGGCAAGTTCCAAAGGTCTTCAACTGTCAAAGAACCTCTGGGAGTTTCAAAACGAAATTTCAAACGTGAAGCCACTGCAAACAAATTGTTAATTTCAGTCATAGCAATTCCTCCTTTTGATTAGAAAATGATTTTTATAGTGCGAGTAAAATTTCCCTTGATCTTACATACCAAACTATCTCTTCTGGTTGATGAAAAACCAAGCCCACTCAGTTGTTCACCACTATTGGCAAGTCTGGTCTTGGAGCCTATAATCTCGAAGACCTTTCTATGAGCATTCAGTTCTTCTTTCAAAAATTCATTATAAAAACCCCTAGCAGGGCCATCATTAACACAACCATCCAATATGAAGAAGTAGTGTTTATTCCCTATGGAATGGCCGTTCCAATGATTGGGCGATAACATCATAGCACGGACTTGATTAAAACTATTAGTCTTAATTCCCCATATTTCCCTTCCAACTTGGGTTTGTTTCGGCAATGATTTGACAATTTCAAAGCCGTCTTTTTTAGTGTATTTAATTTCAGCAACAAAAATTACGGCTTGATTAGCAACAGGTTGAATATAGGAGAAACGGTTGATTATTCCTTCAATGTCTACTTCTACTTCAAAACCGACATTATCAACTTCTCGTTTATGATAATTATGGACTTTGAGAGTGTAAACCCCTTCTTTCATCCGATTTTTAGTTTGATAAAAGATGTTCTCAACCGGCTCTCTGGTTTGACCACGACCAGCGTTCATGTCTACGTCCAAACGACCACCAGAAGAGGAAGTCTTATTGCGATTTCCATAAAATATTTCATACCCGCTTGGCTCTTTCATGTGAAGGTCAAGATCGTCAAAGTTAAACCAAGAAAGGCGACAACATAGGTCTCCTTCTACAACTCCACCAGCTTTTTTCACCCGTTCTTTGACAGAATCGGCAACTTCTCCATTATACGTCCAACTAAATTTATTGCCCCATTTGAAAAGTTCTCTTGAAGTTGGGTCAACTGGAGCCACCAAACTTACAAGACTTCCTGCTTGGTGATTTTCAAATAGGATTTCCATTGATTTAGCTTGAGGGAGAACATCCTTAATAAATTTTTCTACCGGAACTTCTTCAACCTTATCAAAATTTTTCCTGTTCTTGGGTTGAACCCCCGCAGATAATTCATCAAAGATGTCAGTATTCACTTGTGTTTCTATCTGACGATCAATAAATAGAATGTCGTTTACAGAAATGTCTTCAAGGGAGGCAAAGCGGCGTTCCAAAGCTGAGGTAAGCCCCAATTCCTCTAATTTCATCTTCGCTTGTTCGATCATCCCTTTAGTTATTAGGGCTGTAGGACGCCTATAATTGGCCGGGGCTACCTTAGCTTCAAATGATCTCACTGCAACTTCAATATCAACTCCTTCTGAAAGATCAGTGAGCAATGTGCCAATAGCAGTATTGCGGATTTTGGTTACAGACAAGGGAGTTTCTTTAAGATTATCCCAAACAAAAATATCCTTATCGGAATCAAGTTCAATCTTATCAAAGTTCTTTTTTAGGACTCGGAATGAATCCACTGCAAACTTGTTTTCTTCTCCGCGATAGAGGGAATTTTGGCCTATGAGTTCAAGCACTATGTTAATAGATTCTGTGGTAATCTCATTAAGGCTTCGCAAGAAAACATCATGGTTCGAACATGATTCTGAGAGTAAAGGACCAATAGCGACTTTTGGTTTAACAAATTTATTGGGGATATTGATAAAAAAATGTTCCCAAGTCTTAACTCCTTCGGTCAACTGCTCAAAGTTTTTGTCCGTCCCAGCAATTCTTTCTGGATTAAAAAATTCACATTCAATCGGCTTTGATTTGACCAAGGTGGCCATAGCATCAGTTACAGTTTGATAATCTGGTTCGCCAAGTACATTGCAATCCCAAATACTTTCCAATTTTCCATCAACCACAGCCACAATGTTCCCAACCGCGCCAATGAATTGCCGACAACAACTGCAATCATGTTCTGTTCGCTCACGAAAGATGGGATTTGACCCATTTGGAAAACTGGAAAGATATGTCTGCCACATTTCTTCCTTACCAACCCTTGACCGAAACAGATTGTAACCTTGAAGTTTCTCAAACTGTTTTGCTATGGCTATCTTGACCATCCTAAAGTCCATAATCCCTCCTCTACAGTTTAAATTCTATTCTTCTACCACAATCTTTCATTACCTATATTATAGAATTTCAAAACCCATAGCGCAAGAGAAAAGTTGAGAAAATTGAAAATAATTTTCAGTTCATAAAATCAAGACAACCCCATCTTTCCAAATCCTTGCACTACTCGGGTTCGCTTCCTATCGGGTTCTTGATGAAGTAGCAAGATAGGCAATCTCCTTCATTGGTTGCAGAACCATTGCCAAAAACTTCTTCTCCTTTCAACAAAAGGGAAAGATGGTTGATGGGATCACCACAACTTTTACATAGAATGTTCATAATTTACCTTATCGGCTTCAAATCATCAACTTCGTCAGGAATATACCAACCTAAAATAGTATCATTCCAATATTGTTTATTAGCCAACCATTTATTGCTATCCACTACTTTTTGTTGGATAGCGGCGATTTCATAAGGATTAGCATTTTTATTTTCACGAGCGTTTTCCAAAGTAGTTTGGACTGATTTGTATTCAGCTATTTTACTTTTGGCCGAATAATATTCTATTGGTAAAGCAAAGATAGCAACACATAAAAGCAAAGCGAAAACTCCCATTAAAAACACAATTAAATCATCTATCCATGAATTCATATTAATTCCTCATAAGGACATTCTGGAAGAGTCCCAGATAAAATAGCATTACCACAAGTTATTCTACCCATATCTTCATATTCAGAAGCGATAAAAACAAGAACGTCATATCCAACAACTTTTAATTTTTCTTCAATTTCTTGATATGGATGATAAGTCGTATAATCACCATTAGTTTTAATGTTAAATTGAAGTGCTTTCTCTGTTTTATGCATCGGAGTTAGTTTGATGATAAAGTAGTCGGGGTCAAAATATTCCAAAAGGATTTCTGGATTTATTTCATAGTCAGCAATCGCAAAATTAAGAGTGATTTTGCGACCTGCCGGAATAATACCTTCCATAATTTTTGAAATGTCTTTAAGAGACAATGCGTTACCAGAAAACATTTCATTTCGTTCTTTTTCATTAGTTGAATTGATACTGAGTTGCAAACCAGCATTGCCAAGATATAAGCGATTTTTGATTCTCATCCAAGTGTGAATAAAAGTTTTTAACCAAATATTATTCTTTGGCATCATTGTAGAAACTACAGGATGAACTTTATATTCTGCATCCAAATGTTCTTTCATCCATTTTGTTGCATCTAATACGTTTGGGTTCCAAGTAGGTTCGCCCATACGAGCAAAGTGGACATTAAGCCGGTTTGTATGGGTAATTTCTGGATGCAATTTAATACCAGTTAGAACTTGATGTATGAGGTCTTTAAATGTGGCGTTTCTGCCAGGACCAACTTTTGGAACATCACAAAAAGTACAATTCATTGAGCAACCGTATTGAGTAGATATTGTAATTACCCATTTTTCAGTCAAAGGAAGAAGATTGCAATGAGAAACTTGGTCAAGAGGTCTAGAAAGTCCCATGAAATCAGCTTTTAGGTTTACTTCTTTGCCATAATCACCCAAAGAAAGCATTTCTAATTGGTCTTTTTCACCTTGGGCAACCAAAATGTCACCAGTTGGGACTTTAAGATGTCTTAAGATTCTCATTGATTTCCCTCTTTATCTATAACATTAGATTTCTTTTTTAATTCCAATTCTAATTTCTTTTTCAATACTATCGGACAATTAGAAAAATGACCAAAGGCAATATTTTGGTGACAACATTTCCAAAATCTATAACCTTGAAAAACATAAGATTCTTCTTCAATTGTTTCCAAAGTTTCAAGAGCAGCAAAACAAATTGCTTCTTCTCTAGTTTCTCCATAACCTACTGCGTTTCCTAGTTTATAAAATAAAGCCTTCCATTTACCATCATTATATAAATTGTCATATTCAAGGCTAAAAACTTTCCACCCATTGTCAATTAATTTGTCTATTATTCCAAAGGTTTGAATAGTGTTTTCAAACGGGTTCCATTTTATAAAATCAATACAATTTTTATCATCAAAAAATTCAAATTTAGTGCCATAATCTTCAAAGGGGTAAAATAACCATCTTGCGCCAAACACGCCAGTTATAGGAGAAATTCCAAAAAGGGTCCAACCCATCAATTCTTTGCCTAGAATTTTTAATTCTTCTTCATGAGTTGTATCCAAAAATTTCCTCCCCCTTCTTAGTTTTCCTATATTATAGACCCTCAAAACCCTTTGTCAAGAATTATTTTCAAATTTCTTGAAATTATTTTTTGAGTCTAGAATCCAAGCAAAACTGACCACATTTCAACTGTTGCAATATGTAACACTGTGAAACTACATCAAATTCGTCATGCCTCTGTTTCAGCATTCCTATCCTGGCTAGACCCCACCTCTTCTCATCAGGCGTCTGGCTCAAACCCCACATGGCATCCACATGAGCCAATTTCCTTATGTCCTCTGCCATGTCAGCTTGTCCAACCTCACCTTTTTCCAAAGTGCTTCTTCTAGTCTGCGTCCCTGTCAAAACCAAAGTTTTAGTAGACTGAGACAAGGCTTTCAACCCTTTCCAAATTCTATCTAGATTGTGTCTTTCTTCTTTCTGGTTAGATTCTGGTTTCAACAAATCAGCGTAATCTACCACTATTAAATCTGGTATGAACCCTTCCATGTTTTCCCATATTCTTAAACAAGAAATAATTTCTTGTAATCCTGCTGAATACATTGGCCATGATACCAATTTGAATCTAGAAGAAAATGTTTCTTTCAAACCTTGGAATTTCTGTATGGCTTCTTTAGTTGATATGCCTTTCTTTTCAATTTCTTCCCACCATGCAGTAATTTTAAATTTATCACATTGAATACATGGTCGATAATTATGCACTGGAAATTCGTCTCTTTCAATTATAGTGCTTCTACCTTTTTGAATACTTCTTGCTATAGTAGGATTTTCAAAACCTCTCTTTTTGCAAGTTCCTAATTGGTTATTTAAACAGTCCCAAACTGGAAATAAATATTTGCCTGATTTTCTAGGTGATGCAGTAATGGCTCTTGCCATTCTTTCTGTTACTTCATCTTCTGCCATTTCAAGTGAGAAGAAAGCTACATTTAATCTGCTGTAATAGGCTTGCAAGGCGAAGTCTATCATAGCGGTGGTTTTGCCTCCAGCCATCGGCGCTGCTAAAGCTGCTAAACTTCCTCGCTTAAAACTACCCATCATTTCGCCCAAGTGTCCTGGTATTCTAAAAAAACCTTCTTTCTTCTCCAATGCTTTCTTAACCAAATCTGGATTGTCAAATGGTTCAGAACCAATTTCCATAACCCTGTCTGGTACTCTGAATGTAGCTACTGCTTCATGTGCTTCTAAGATTCTTCCATTAGTAAGTGCTTGTTGTAAATTATCAGAAAGTAAAGTTAATGCTCTTTCTTTGAAATATGCTTCTGCCTGATCTAAGTGATATTCTAAATTATATGCTTCGCTTTCTTCCAATTCTTCTTCAAATTTAGTGGAAAGCCCTTGCAAAAAAGAAGCTATCAAATCTGCGTCTTCTCTTATCTGACCAGAACGTCTATTTGATTCATAAACATTTTGAATATCTTTTTTGATAGATTTTCCATAAATCTTATAGTAATCAAGACACCAAACGGCAATAGCGCGAGAGAAAGTGTTTGTAAAATATTCAATCTTTAGCATTGGAGCGATGTTCTGAATAAACTTATCAGACATAATGAGAGAAGTTAATATCCTCCCCTCTATCGAAAAATCGAGGCGCTTTCTTGTAAATTGAGGTTCATCTGCCATATATTTAATTCTTCAAACTTTCTTTTTTTAGTTTTCTGTAAGTACGTTGACGCTCTTCCACGGCTCTCATCAAAAAGTCACAATGAATATCTGTATAATCAAAAATTTTACTCTTAATTCCATTTTTAATTTTTTCTTCAGTCACCCTTGAAACTCTACCTAAATATTGTACTAGTCTTGAATAATGTTTAACAGGAGTAACAAGAAATAAAGAATTCAAAGACTTTTCATCAAATCCTTCTCCTAATAATTGACCTGTTGCCACAAGAACTTCAACTTCACCATTCTTCAATCTGTTCAATATTTCTTCTCTTTCAATTCCACCTACATCGCCAGTTACCATTTCAACTCTGACATTCATCTTGACAAGCATAGAAGTTAATAATTCACAATGTGCTTTTCTATCTGATAAAATTACACAAATGCTTTTTCTTGATTCTTTATATACATCATTAATTATTAATTCATTTCGCTCTTGATCTTGAGAAAGTTCTGTAACTAAGTCAACCCACGATGGTTCCAAAAGGCTGCTTCTAAAATTAGTCTCTCTAATTATAGGCTCTACCATCATAACACTACCTTCTCTGACCAAAGAACCCAAACCAACCTCCCCAGTTAGAGGCCCCACGGTCCAGTAGATGAGCGGAGTCATTCCATCTCTGCGATTGTGAGTCGCACTTAAACCAGTAGCAAAAGCTGAATCAAATCCAGATGTGGCTTTAATCGCAGTAGAACACGGGCATCTGTGAACTTCATCAGCTATGAAATATCCAAAATATGGTGCAACTTCTTTGCTACATTTAGCTAAAGTTTGCATCATAGCTACGGTAAAATTTGTTATGTTTTTCTTACCATCGCCAATTCTTCCAATATCTTTTTTGTCAAGTCCAAGAAATTGCTCTGCTCTTTCACACCATTGATCTGCGAGCGCACGGGTATGTACCATAACGCACACAGGCTGCTGTCTAATTGCTACAGTATATAATGCCATACAAGTCTTGCCACTCGCTACAGGCGAAGATAAAGTTGTGAACTTACGACTTAGAATAGCTTTAACAGGTTCTATTTGTGTCTCTCTCAATTCACCATGAAATTCAAAATCGACTTTTGGCAACATTCTAGTATTGTTGATTACTTGATATTCTATTCCATCATCTTCTAATAATGAAATAACATTAGATGTTGCACCTCTTGGTATGTATAATTCTCTTTTTGATAGTTTATACCCGCGAATATACTCTGAGACTTTCCACGTTGACCTTCCTGAGTTTTTTGCCTGAAAATATTGAGGATTTCTGAACGTAAACTCTTTCTTTATCTTTTCCAATAATTCTGGCGAAAGTTGTCCAAGAGGAAGTCTTAGTCTTGAATCTACTATTAATGATAACATTAATTACCCAACCAATTTATAATCTTTCTTGCAGATGTCTTTAAAGTCTTTTTCTGATATAGACTCAAAAGAAATTTTATTATCAAATTGTGCGCCAGTTGTAACATTAACAAGATATACTTCAAACTGATTTACCTGTGTAAGAATATATCTTTCACCATTAATTAAGAATCTTGAGCCAATTTTATAATGTTTCATAATTTATCCATCCTATATCCTTTAATTTACACATTCCATTAAATGGTCCATATAATCTTTATATGTTTCCATAAATTTTCTAAATGGTTTAGACTTCTTATCTAACCATCCAACATTAACTATAGCATCATCTTTATCAACCATTTCGCCATAGTAAACCATCATCCACGCAATATATCTGCTTATGAATTTATCAAAACCACCACTACATAATTCGCCTAAATTACCATCTTTATCACCTTTATCAACCAAGTCTTTCTTGTAATGGATATGCAGCCATTTCAAAGCATTATCAATTCTGTTGTCATTCATATTTTCCCATGCTTCTTTTAATTGTTTCAAAGCATTATTTCTTTGTTGTAATTCATCATCAGTCCATTCAAGTTTCTTGACAGGTGGTTTAATCATAACATAAACTAACCAAGACTTGATGCCCATAGCGTGAGGATTATATAGAGCATTTCCTATATTCAAACCATTCTGTTTTAAATTAGGAAGATAAGTTGGGTCTTTTAGTTTTTCAAGTCTTAAATAAAATTCAAACCTTTCTTCTTTGGAATATTTATTTCTGAATACTTTCAAGACCTGGCTTTTGGTTATTCCTGTTTCTTCTAAATTAGCAGCAATTAAATTCACCATTTCCATACCATAAGTTTCATACAAACCATTTTCCAAATCCTTTATTACTTTGGCGCATTTCAAATATGAATTTTCGGTAATTTTAACTTTCGGAAGTTTCGGAAAGCAAATCAGCATTTCTTCCAATTCTTGACATTTGCGATGAGCCTTTTTCTTTTTAGGTTTTGGTTTGGTTGATACCTTGTCTAACAATTCGTATAATCTAGGTTTGGTTTCAAAAGCGGCATCTTCCATAAGTTTGTCCTTCTTAGTTTCAGAATTCGGAATAATTAAATTTTCCAAAGAGGTTTCATTATTGATAGTGGCAAGAGGTGTTTGTTTTTTTAAAAACATTTTATTATCTTTTGATGAGCAAGAGGTTTCATTTGAAAATTCATTCTTTGAAAATTCACCATTTATAGAAGTTGGCTTGTCCAACTTCTTATCTTCTTTATCTTTAGATAAAGAAGATGAATTACCTAGAATATCTTTACTAAATACTTCTTTACCAAAAGAAGGACAGAACTTCCCCTGGAATGATGACAGAACTTCCCTTTCTTGGTATGACAGAACTTCCCCTAAACCACCCATAATTTTCTTTATAGACTTCAATACACCCATAAATTTTAGTATGTCTTTTTGTCTTAAAAAGTGCCTTTTTGAAATACCAATTTTCCATGCCTTCCATCCATCTGCATGTTTTGGAAATCCACAATCAACAGCAACTACTTGTCGCAGTAATGAATTTCCAAAAATATTCATTATTACAGAATCAATGACTAAACCTTCTTCCATCGTTTTTTTAGGCGGGTCTGGCAAATCTACTTTGAATCTTTTCTTTTTCTTTTTTTCTTTGTTTGAAATACACAAACCTTTCTTTTCCATCAATTGTCTTGCTTTTTTGATAGTTTCTTTTGAATGACCTAATTCATTAGCTATGAATTGGTCTGATGGCGCATATCTTACCATTCTATTTATGACTGCAAGAATTTCTTTGTCTAGAGGTGTGACACCATTGGCCAGTGTTAGTTGTAGGATGTGTCCTGGGATGTGTTGGCTTTTGAGTTTCGGTTTATCGGCCACCAACTCGGTATATTCTTCACTAGTTTGTCGGCAAATTTCTTCTCTTTCGTTAACCATTTCTTGACTCCACTAAATTCAAAGTTTGGATTTTTAGCAATTTGGGTGAAATCTAACATAGCTCTAAAAATAAGATATCTTCTATAAATAGGCCAACATTCTTCTTCATCTTCATAATCTAATTTATATCTATATATTTCTAAATCTTTGTGTTGTTGTAAATGTTCATTATCAAAGATATATTCAATTATTATTTCTGGTGTCCATTTTATAATTGGATAACTTATAAAAGCGAGATATATTGCAGACACCAATTTTGGATATTTAGAATTGGCTTTAATAATTTTCCAATCTTGTTTGGATATCTCTGGAAGATATTTGATTGGTAGGAATTTAAGATTTGTCATCTTCTTGTAATTTTTTAATTTTCTTTAACAATCCTTTAAAATCACCACGATATACTTCTACGCCACCACAAGGTCCATCACAAAATTCTCCTTTAGCACCACCACATGATAAATCCCAAAATCGTTCTGATGGTTTTTGATTCTTCCATTTTTTTAATTCTTCTTTATAATTATAACTCATTTAAAATTTCCTTTTGACAATTATACCTTTTTTTGGTTTAACATATTCTGTTCCATCTTCTGATACTTTATAATCTTCATTAAGTTCAACAAGACAATTTGCTAAGGACTCACAATTATAACAAAGACCAAATTCACAACCTTTGCCAAAATCAGATTCTTCCCATTCTTCTTCAGTAAGGCCCGACTTTTTATCCCATTCTGGTTTTTCTTCTCCAATTAATTTACTTTCATCAAAATTAATTGGATATGTATTTAATAACTCTCCTTGTATCTTTTTAATTTTGCTATAGATTTTGCATAGATTTTTTATCCTTTCAAAATTTATAAAAACTTTGGATTTTTCTTCATTATTATTAATAAATTCTTCTATGTTATAAGTTGCTTCACAAAGACTGTAATATAAGTTTATTAAATTGTTTTCTCTTTTATCCATTTTTTATTTCTCCTAATTTTTTATTATCTTCTTTTCTACGAATTGAATTTCTTTCCATTTTCTTTCTCCCAATCAATAATCATGTTTTTTAATTCTTCTAATTGTTTAATTCGCTTTTCAGGTATTTTAATTTTATTATTTAACCAACAATGCATAATGAAAACAGAAATACCAATGGTTTCTGCTAATTTATTTTGTGATATGTTGCGACTACTGAAAAATTCTTTGAAACTTTCATCATTAGAATTTTCATTTGTTTTTAACAAAGAAGATAAATCAAAATTGTCCTGCATAATTTAATTTCTCCATATATATTAGTTTATCATAATCTAATAGTCTTGTCATGAAAAAGTTGACCTAAAACAAATTATTCAACTTCCACCTTCTTCAAACAAAACTTGTCTGCATCTTCAACAGGCATCATATATCCTTTTGACACCACAGAAGTTTTTAATTCGTATTTCCTATCTTTAGTTCTTCTACATTCTAACCAGTCATCACAATTATCAAAACAATCTTCATATTCACCAAAGTCAAAACCAAATATAGTATTTTTAAACTTACATTTCATACTACTTGGTCTAAGCAATTCTTTTAGTTGTTTACACCCAAATATCCAAATTGTTTGCTGGTCGCCTATACAATATAACCAAGCGTTTTTGTTGGTATATAATTCAGATGGTGTGTATTCTTCTTCTGAATTAATTTTGGTAAATGTTTCAATGTACAGTTTGTTTATATCACGAAAATTGTCATCTTTCTTAACTATGATGCCTATATCATGGTTGTTGAATATTTGTTTAAGAATGTAATTTTTCAATGCTTGGTTATTTCTTTCTGTGTTGGTTTTATATCTGTTGAAAGCATTTGTGTATTGTTGATCAGTTTGTTCAAGCGGTGGTAATGGCATAGGTTTGGTTATTTTTTAATTTTTAGAGATAGTTGTGAGAATTTCTTTTCTTGGTTTATATAACTAAACCATTTTGTAGTTAATTTTAAAATAAAATCAGAAGAACAATTATTTCTATGGAAAATTTTTTGTCTTCCATCTTCATAATACCATTCTTCCATTGATGATACTTCATTTGGTGTTTTCCCCCACAAAATTATAACATGAACTTTTCCTTCACCTAATATAACTAAGTTTTTAAGAGTTATTTGTTGACCCAAAGGGACTTCTTTGTTTTTGCTTTTAGTTTCAAAAATAAGGAAATGTCCTCTTCTTTCAACTACACAATCAAAATCCATAGGCTCTATTTTTGTACCTTTAAAAGCAGGTAACAAAAAATCCCAATCAAACTCGCCATCGAATCCTGCTGGTTTTGAGTTTTCGAATTTATTCCTAAATCTAATTGTCATATAACAACCATCATTAAACCAAATTCAGAAAAGTTTTTAATAAACTCATCTGTATTTTCACCAAAATAAAAGAATACTTGTCCATTAGTAGGACTTGATGTGCTTCCGTCTAATTTGTTAAAATTTATTCTTCCTTTTGTAAAACAAACTACTGATGCTTTTCTTGCTGCATTATGAAAAAAGTTTGTATCAGTATTATTGTTTGTTAATAAGACTGCTTGTTGATTTGGTTTTAATTCAGAAAGTAATTTATCTACGAAGTGTTTTATATCTGGATGACTATAAGGTGGATTAAGAAAAATATTTCCATCCCAGTTTTTATCTAACCCATTTTCTTCTTTGGTGTAGTAGGTGGTGGCTTTAACTGTTTTTTGGGCGAATTCGTTGGATGCTGGGTCTAAATCTATACTCCCCATTGTTAATCTTGCTGCTTCAATATATTTTTCTGGTGTGTAAGATTCTTGATCGCCAGTCATTAATGAACAAATAGATGGTTTAGATTCTTTGGCATCCTCTTGGTCTTCTTCTTCGTCATCTTCAATGTGTTTCCAATTATCACAACCAAGACTTTGTGCCCACATATCACATTTAAAGCGCCAACACACTTCTTTTTCATAATCGTAATCTTTACACCACAGACAGATTTTTTCATCACCTTCTGTTTCGCCATCTTTTAGTGTTTCTTTACAAAGTTGAGAAACTGTTATGGGTTGAGGTGGGTGTTTTTCATCACCTTGTAACTCTGTTTCACAAGGTGGCAACATTGTTGCCATGCGCTCGCGTTCCTCTCTTTGAATTGCAACTCGTATAACTCCCGGTGAGCGTCCTGTCTCTTCACCTATTTGTCGTGCAGCATCTCTAATGCTAGAAGCAGCACCACTCTCTAGTTTTGCTTGAGCAGTTTCATATAAAGTTTTTTTACAAAGAGGTAATAATCTTTCTAATTCTTGTAATTCCTCAATGCTTTCTGGACATTTAACCATAAAATAATTTCCTCATTTTATATTTAGTTTTTTTATTCCAACAATATATGACCTAAGTACCTGTTTTGCGCCAAGAAAGTGTCATTAAATTTCAGGTTGAATATTTTTATTTTCTAAAGCGTTACATAAATTCAATAACTATTTGATAATATTATAAAATTTGTTTTTATTCAACTTCAAACTATAAAAACTAATGGTTTTATATGTCTTTTCAAAATTAGCCTTCTAAAACTCACTATTCATCAATGTTTCAGAGGCCAGAAACATCACTCTGTGGTTTTTTCAACCATTAAAATTTTGTGGCTTCAAATGGTAAAGAAGCATCATTTCTATAAATTTCTTTTTGGACATATATGGTGCTTTAAGATCACCATATTTTCTAAAAGTACCCATCAATCCTTCCCATTCTTCTAATGCTGCTTTTTTAAAATCAGATAAATCTTCGTCAATTGAAATTTTATCTAAATGACTTGACATATCAAATGGGTCTTCTTCTACTAATTTTAATATTTCTTTACCAGTTAGCCATTTCATTAATTCTTGGTTTTCCATTATTCTTCCATACCAATTTTATTCTTTTCAATCAATTCAATTAAATCTTCATAATCAAACAAAGTCTTTCTACCTATCTTGATGTATGGTATCATTCTTTCTTTCTTCCATCTTGCCAAAGTAGACTTAGACACTTTCAACAATTCTGATGTTTGGTCCATATCATAAAGTTTATCCATTTAAATTTCTCCTATCCACATCTATAGTTTATCATAGATTACTATTCTTGTCAACGAAAAGTTGATATAATTTAAAAATTATTTTTCATACCATTTAAATTCACTCTGAGGGTTACAATCAAAACATTTTTCATATAATTCTTTATAAAAATTAACAGGTTTATGAATACAAGTCTTACATGGGTATTTATCATATTCCAAAGCAATTTTATATCCTTCTTCTCTCATTATAGCTAAATCAAAATGGCTATGACATTCAGATAAATCAACCTTGGCTGTCCAATCTTCTATTATGACATCTTCTGCGCTCATGAATTTTAAATTTATTTTCTTTCCTTCTGTTTTTACTTTTATTCCAATTATGTCATAAAAAGGAAGTTTTGATTTATCTCTAATTAATGTTACTAATTTTCCATCATAATAAGCAGGGTTAGTTTCAAGAATGAAAATATCACATTCACCAGAAACAACTTGCATTTCACCAGAAGGGTCAATCTCTTGTAATTGTCTTATTAGTTCTTTGGATTTCATTTTTCATACCATTCATTCATATTGTTTTCCATCAAAATTTGGCATAGTTACTTCCTCTCAATTAAATGGCTCATAAATGGCTCATTTTTATTTTATTCCAATTTCATCCCAATTAAAAAATTCATCTGGCAATAATTCATCTATATCAATTGGGCTATGTATTTATAATATACCAGACAATTATACAGAAAGTAGATTTAGTAGAAAAATAACTGAAATTTTCAAAAAACCACCACCAATTGATATATCAAAATTATCTTTATCAAATAAATTCATTTACACCTCATTATGGTATATATTGAAAAGTAAACCAGTCTTTAGTAAATTTCCAATAACTAACACCATATAATTCACCTATCATTTTACCAAAAGCAAATATCAATAAAAATATAGGATATGTTGGCAACAAAACAAATATGAAACATATTGTAGCAAGAAGATATGCAATTATCATTTCTGTCATTCTTCCACCTCTGGTAATTCAATTTTACAACCAACACATTCTAGAAATAATTTTAATTTACTTCTTCTATTTAAACAAACTTCTGTTGATGTGAAATGTCTGGTTGGTAAAATAGGACATCTAAATAAACCATCATTACTAACTACAATTTCTCTTTTCTTTCTTTTATATTTTTTAGCCATTTTCATCCTAATAAATTAAAATTTTTTAAAACAATGAAACTGTTCTTGGAATAATAGATTTAATTTTATATTATTCCAAGAACCCTTACCACACCCCACCTTATCAAACCTTACAATACCATACCTCACCACACCTCACCATACCAAAAAATTAAAAAATATGTGTCAACCTATCAATTCTCGCATTAGACCTCTAGCATCAGGCCAAGTTAAATCACCTGGGTCTTTTACACCATTTAAATTAATAATTTCTGTGCTTACAAAACAATTTAAACTATTTGCTAATTTCTTAGCCTGTCTTTGTGCCTGTATTTCGTTGTCATATAAAACAAAAACTTTTTTAGGTTTTCTTTCAACTATCAATTTTATTTGTTGTTCTGTGAATTGGATACCAAAAGAAGCAACTGCTCCATTCCCTAATCTCCAAGCATCGAAAATTCCTTCAACAATAACTACACGATCTTGACATGAATTTATTTCATATAAACAATTTTTAAAAGGAATAATTTCATCTTCTTTCTTACAAGGAAGATATTTAGCTTTTGCCATCCCCGTTATATCTCTCGTTTGATATGATACCACTTGGTTATCAACTTTAATAGGAATTATTATTCGCCATTTAAAATCACCAACTGCACCTGTTCCTCTAATGTCATATCTACTCATTAAATAATCAGGATCAAAATTCCTATCTAATAAATATTTTCTGTGTCTTTCAGACAACTCATTTCCAGGCAGTTTTAAGGTGCCTGTGGGTGCCTCAGAGCCTCGTAGCGAAGAGTTTCTTTCAAACGAATGGTCTTGTAAGGGATAGGTAGGATTGTTGGTTTTATGGGCTTGAATTAATTCATAGGCTTTCTTTTCTGTGCATCTTGCTAAAGCCTTAATCACATCCACAAGTTTGTGATGACCACAACGCCAACAGGAATAGAATCCTTTATCTAGGCTGAATCCTCCTCTGGGGCCATGTGGATTAGAGCAGAAAGGACAATAGATGCCTATGAAGTCTCTGGATATGCCTGCGCCAGAAGTTTTATACGGCACATGAATTGAATCCAAGAGACGAGAAAAATCAATGTAAGACATAATTTAAGAAACTAAGTATCCTAATATATATTATAGAATATGAAAAGAGATAGCGCAAGACTAAAGTTGCATAAATTTAGCCTTTCCTATATTATGTATGTATAGAAAAAATAGACCACAATATGTATAGGCAATTTTTACAAACCTTCCTTCCTTTAATTATAGAATTTAGAAATCCTCAGAGCAAGACAAAAGTTCAAATTTTTGGACTGCACATCCAAGCCTTATTCTTATGGATGAGGCGAAGAATTTACTTCAGGCCAACACTTCAAGTATTCTTCTTTGTCATATCTCCATCCATAGCCATTCTTAAGATATTCCAGAATTGTGCTTATCAATATGATTGGTTCTTTTGTTATCAACATTTTTTTAATGTATTCTTTTATATCACCAAAACAAATTTCTGTATTTTTTATATTATCTTCTCTTGCCCAGATATGAGGATGGTGGAAGACATAATTTCCACCAGTGTCATGAAACTTGTCTACATCTACAGTTCTTGTTTGATTGCAGATGTATATCGCGCTTATGGCATCATACTTTTTAAAAGATTTCTTTATTTCAATTTTATATTGTCCTAATTCATGGTTTGACATATTTATTGTATTGGTTAATATTGATAATTTATCTTTAAGAATAGAAACTTCTTTAATGTCAGAAAAACTTCTTATGATTTCTAAATCGCTTGCAGATAATTCAATTTTAATAGGTTCAATTTTTTTAACTGGTTTTGGTATATAAAAAGTATCAGTTGTTGACCAATATCCAATTGTACAATCATTTGCAAAGTCAAAAACATAATTATTCATTTTATTCTCCTTTATATTTTAGGCCAATGAGATAGACATTCTTCTTTGTCCCATTCTTCCCAACCATACCCTTCTTCCAAAAATTGAATTAGAAGAAGGATGACTGTAGAATATTCTTTTTCTCTATATAATTGTTTTATAAAATCACTTATATTTCCCAAACAAAATGTGGTCTCTGTTGGATCATTCCTACTTGCCCAAATATGAGGATGATGATATATTGAGTCTTTTATTTTTCTTTTTCCAGTTAAATTTTGAATGTTTAAAAGATCGTATTTATTTTTTGTTTTTATGGTTATTTCAAAATCACCCAACAAATAACCATCCATTTTGATTGGCATTGTTTTAACAATTAAATTTTTCTTTTTGAAAAGAAGGCTTTTAACTTTAGGAAAGGTTGAAATCAATTCCAATTCTTTCTTTAATTTAATCCTCCTTTTTATATATCTGACTAAAGTTATACCAGTGATAAAATGAATGAATTTCTTAAATTTTCTCATAAATCATTTTTCTCCCTTTATTCGGTCTTGATAATTTATATTATGGCGCGCTTAGGAGGATTCGGACCTCCGACTTAGTGATTAGAAATCACTTACTCTTTCCGCTGAGTTATAAGCGCACTGTTTGAATTTCATTATATACTTCTACAACCTTTTTGAAGTTCTTTATCCAATTCTTCCCATGGCTATAACCTTTTGGCATCAAGTGGGCAATTTCATGCAATAAAACACTTATTGTATGTCCATGAGAATATAAAACGATACGATTCTCTTTATGATATGCTTCACCTATAGCGATTCTTCTTGTCCCTGTTCTTTCTTCATATAAATCATATAGTTCTTCTTTTTTAAAAAATCTACATAACTTTCTCAAAAAACAATCTGATTTCTTAACATAAAAACAAAATTCAATTGTCATCTTTGATAAATTAAGTTTTTCGCAAATTGTAGAGATTATGTTCTCTGCTTCATCAAAGTTGATTTCTTTATCAGATATACAACTTGCTATTTCTTTGTCTATTGCCATTAATTTTTTAATTGAGGCCATTTATTCACTCACTATGAAATATAGATAAAAGTAAAGCTATTATGATAATAGTAATTATTAACATGATTTATAGTGTAGCGTCAATGTTCGTCATGTTTACAGATTCCATACCTATGAAAGCTGCCACAAATTTTTCTTTCATCACTGTGGGTCTATTTCTTTGGTGCCAACTTTGAAGTACATCATTTACTCCAATATAATGCTATTATTATGAGTAAAATTAGAGGTGATAAAATTAATAAGATTGGGCTTATGGCAAGACAAAAACCAGCTAACCATAAATCTTTTTTAAACATAGTTTAATCCTCCTCCCATGCCCAACATTCGATTTCAAATGCTGGATTAATAGTGTGCTTCAACAATGGCTTGTTATTAATTCCTAATATTACTTTGAGGAATCTGCTATATTTTCCACCTTTTTCTAAGGCGGAAGTGATAATTTCATAATCTGCTGTGTATATTGCAAGATATTCATTATGGGTTATCCTTTTCCACATTATTTAGGGCGAATAGCATCAACGGCTTTAGGCCCATAGACTTGTAACTCGTCGCCCCACATTTGCATAAAACCCGAATAGGTAATTCCATTATCTGGAATCTTTTTAAGCCGATGCCAAACATATGCCCCTCCGTATGGACCTCCAAACCAAAGACCCCATTCAAAACCTTCATAATCCACCACTTTAAACCCCTGTTGCTCCCATTTAGCTGGTGCTTTTTGTTGAACTTCTTCTTTGTTTGCAGAGCAATAACAAGAAGAAGTTATGAAACTTATCAAAACAACCATTAAAAACTTAAACCAATTGTTTCTCATTTTACCTCCTTTTTGGTTAAATCAAAAGTTATTCACTATGATGCATTAGTTGATAACTTTTGCAGAAACGATTATATAATTTGTGTCTGCTCGCCAAGGAGCTATTATAAATTCTTCAGAATATTTCACTTCTATGATGCTTCCTTCTGCATTTTGAAGAATTTTAAGTAACTCTTGGTTTTTGTTGGTATTCCCTTCTCGGTCAAGAGAAAATTCAAAGGTGTTGGCTACGGAAGTTTGGCCTACATATTTCCCTTCATTGTAGATGGGTTTCTTTTTGAGGCCACCTAAGACCATTTCACCTTCCCAAGTTTTCCACAATAAGCCTTTTTGAGAGAACTTTACCAACTGTCCGGTTCTGGTTCCACTTGAATATTCAAAACAAGCTGGGCATACAAAAAGGATAAGGAACATTGCCAAATACTTTTTCATATTTTTCCTCCTTTAGTTATAACGGGGCCGCTTAACACGACCCCATTAAATCAATCCACATAAACCATGTCATCTGGGCGCAATTCAGTGTCCAGACAACAAGAGATGCCGGTGACAGTGAGGTTGATGACATCTCTCGAAGAGATATTTGCAGCACCTAACGCTTCTCTGATGACGCCGCCGCGAGAAATCATCACTTCATCCACTTTACCCTTGTAGACCACTTTGACAAACATATGGTCTGTGGAAGAGCTGCCAATTTGGACGACGCTGATGTTTTCTTCATACTCGTGATCGCCATCTTCATTGGCGTCCTTGATGGCTTCTTCTATTTCCTCTTGACTTACAGGCTCCCAAGTTTCAGAGACCAACTCTCCCTCGTCAGAATCCATATTTTTAGCTTCGTCTTCATCATCAGCCTCCACATCAAAAACTTGGATGCCGTATTGCTTCGCTTCCAAATCACGTGAAATCTTTTCAGTTACCCGATACTTTGGCATTTTCTTTTCCTCCTTATTTGTTTTTATTTAGTTGGTTGATTTACATTCCATTGAATACTTGGATAAATTCAATTAACAAACTAAGTGCTACTGCATATTCTTTCGCTTTAAGCAGTTTAGAAATTGGTTTTTCAAGGTTGCCCAAACAAACACCACCATTTAGTCTAACATTATCATGGTTTCTAATTCTTTCTGGATGTTTATGATGGTAGAATTTGACCATCGGGCCTTTACCTCTGGTTCTCAGTAAAATTCTACAGCCATATATCATTTCAAATGGTTCTTTCCCAAATTGATTAGCATATTTGATAGTGAATGGCTTTATATAAGTTACAATTCCATAACAAGAAACATTCTCTTCCACTTTTTCCACAAAAGAATTATTTAAAATTGATTTCATTTCTTTATTGGTCATATGAAGAAAGTTCTCTGTTTCAGGTTCAACCAAAACTACTTTTCTTTCAATGATAGGTAAATTGTTCCAATCAAAATAACTTCCAGAAACATCTAACCCCTCTGCGATCAATTCACTTAAGCCCATAACGCCTCCTTTTCTTTCTCCATTGGCTTCCAATTAGCTTGCAGATAATGAGGATATTTACAAGTATGTAAAAAGTCTATCAGAATTGCAGTGGCTATTGCATATTCATATTTTCCTACTAATTCACTAATTCCTGCTGTAATATTTCCCAAACAGGTGTTTCCTCCATCTTCTTCAAAAACATGAGGATGATGAAACCATTGTTCATTAGTGCCATGGGTAGGGTTAAATATAGGTCTTTCATTGATTATTCTAACTCGTCCTTCAAAATTTATTTGATATTCACCTAATTCATAGGTTTCATTTTCATAAGACAGATATATTGTATCAGTGAATACTGTTATTCTGCCATTTTTTACCAGAACTTTCCTAACATGAGGCATCTCTAACAGCTTATCATATTCTTGTTCATATTTCTCAAGATGGTCTTTCTGATCGTTTAAACCAAACACCATCCTTTTGTTCACATCAATATTTCTGGTTAATTCAATTAATCTCCTAGAAATTTCTTTTGTTTCTTCTTCATCTTCTTTAATTCTTTGTTCATATTCTCGTTTTTTATTCTTTAATCTTTTTGTACACTCTTTTGCATATCTGTCTCTTGATTCTTTTAAATCAATTTCTTCTTGCTCTCTTTTTGCTTTTTCCATTATTGCTTTTTCCAATGTGTTTTCTTCTTTTATTTCAGGAAAAGGTTCTTCATTAGCGATGGTAATTGCTTTTAAAAGGTCATCAAGAAATTCTTTTTCTTTATTATACCAATAACCGCGCCAATCTTCTTTTATGAAATGAAAATTAACATGTGCTAGCCACCCCCAGCGAGAAGAAATTATTTGTCTACTAATTTTAATCCCTTTCTGTTCAAATAAATCATAAAACTTTTTTGGCAATAATAAGACTATTCCATCCTTATATACACAAGAAGTTGGTTGTTCATCTTCCAAATCTTCTGGTTTCAACTCACCAACTTTTTTATAAATCCATTTTTCAGCTAATTCCAAGTCTATTTCTTCTCCTCTGAAACGATATACGTCTGTTTTATTTGGGAATTGTACTCTACACCAATCGGTATCGGGATCATCGGTATATGCACTTTCAATTATCGTCCCAATTTCATCAGGTGCTTGATGATAGAATTCACTTGTCTTTAACAATCTTACTTTGGTGCCGAGTTTTGGTTCCATTAAACCTCCTTCAATGCAATTTTAAAAAAGTTTGGCAACCCTGCAAAACATCACAGGGTTGCCAAGTTAAAGGTTTAGATTATGCGCCGCCCTTGATCTGACCAACCAGGGTCAAAACACCGTCCGCATGGAGTTGGGTGTCCTTCTGAACTACCACCCCGTTAAACTTCATCTCCATGTTGTCACCAGTGACGCCCGCTACGTTCAGGGCTTCTCCCACGGTGGCCCCGGTAGCCAGATTCACTTCTTCCACTTTCGCGCCCAGCTTTGCCACTTTAACGAACATACTTTAATTCCTCCTTTTTTGTTTAAGGTTGATGGTTAAGTTGCGTAAACCGTGTCGTCAGGTCTCAATTGGGTATCAGCGCAACAGCGAACTCCGGTTACGGTTATTCCAGTTACTTGACTAAATGGGATTTGGGCTGCTTTCAACGCATCTCCTGTTGTCCCATTTTGGGGAAGGATAACTTCAGTTACTTTCCCCTTCCACACTACCTTGATAAACATCTGTTTGTTATCCCTTTTATTTTCCTCCTATTCTCATGATAGATTTATTTAAAGTTGATAGTTTCACTCAGTCAAACACATCAATGTAACCAAGTCAAAGATGACCTCTTTGTTGAATTCCTGGCCGCGGGCAAACTTCTTTACTTGGCTGCAAATCAATGCCGCGATCATAAACACATTGTAGATAATACTTCTACCCGTGCAAGGCAATTCTTGGGCTTCTGCATCGTCATACAATGTGCCTTCGTACATCTCCACGTCCATAGGATTAGTTGGTCTTATGGAATAGATGCGACAAACTTCCGCACCCATCCTTGCGTCCACATACAAAGGGATTGTCGTTTTATATCTGATGGCTTGCCAAATTTCTTTCCTGGCTGCCATAGAATCAACCCCGGATACTACCAATCCGACCAATTTTGAATCAGCAGTTATCTTTTCAAGGGAAGTTTTTGGTATTACACCAGTGAAGTCTTCAATGGTTTTGGCCAAACTTTCCACCTTGGACATTCCCACGTCTGTCAATCGGTAAATCTGATTGGGTAAATTGTGGTTTTCCACAGTGTCATGGTCATGCAAGGTCATATCTTTACACCCCATTTTCGCCATAGCCAAGGCAGTGGGAGACCCGATACCACCACAACCTCCCATATGAACAGGGAATTCTAAGTCGGTAGGCCGAAGAATGTCAAACTGCCTCCAAAAATCGGGTTTTTGATTTACCATTAAACCATCCCCACTTGCAAGTCTTGTTCTTTTGTTTCTTCACTTTCGCCTATTTGGATAGGTTCAAATAGTCTGCAAGCAGCCATAAATTTTCCACTAGCAAAGTTTTGTTTGCAAGTCTTTTTTCCTTCAATGAAATCCTTGCATTCCCCGCAAGAACGTTTTGAAGAATGTTTAGGCAGGATAGGTTGGTCATCAATTTCATCCGGCCACACCCACTTATTTTGACTCCAAACTTTTCCTTTTTCCCAAATTCCACAACCGCCTGCTTGATATGTGGTATATTTCTTCTTTCTCACTTTTTCTTTAACTTCGGCCTTCAATTGCTTCCAAAGGCCAACGTCAACTGTTTGTTGCAATTGTAGTGATAGTTCATCTAATGCTATACGGACTGGATCGTAAGTATCAAGACGACATTTGTATTCGCCTTTTTTGTTACCTACAATGGATAGCATCCAATCGTCACCTAACAACGCTTTGTCGATAGTCCCGGTGTCAATACCAGACCAAAAACAAGACCCGTTGACATGGCTATGCCACCACAACTTTAAAACCGAGGGGTCCAAGTTCTGGTTTACAGCTTCAGTTAAGAATTGGTGAAGAGTTTCTTCGTCAAGGTCTGTTGTTCCTGCTGTAACTTCTTGGGAAAACAAGATGATGTTTTCGATAAGAAATTTCCAACCAGGGAGTCTCCTTACTACACCCAAACCACTGATTTCTTGTTTACAGATGCCGATATAGGCATCCAGCTTTGCCTTGGCGTCTGGGGTTATGACAATGATTGGAACTACCGATTCAATTTTCATTTATTCCTCCTTATGATATTCTTTAGATTTTATTCACGCGGTTTTTTGTTTTTTAATTGGCTTCCAGTAAGCTGTCAATTCATCTTGATATCTACTACTATGTAGATATTCAATGAGAATTTGTGCTACTACTGAAAATTCATATGCACCAATTAGACGCATAACACCCTCTGAAATATTTCCCAAACAAGGAGTTGCGCCATCTTTATTTCCAGAAACATGAGGATGGTGGAAATATGTTTGCCCAGTCAGTTCTTCCATTCTTAGATTGGCAATTTTTAAATCGGTGTCTTGCGTAGGAATATCAATGCGATAATCTCCCATCTCATAGACTTTTCCATCGCTTTCAAGAAAGATGGTGTTAGTGAAAACTTTAACCTTGCCTTCTTCAACCAAAACTTTCTTGACATGAGGTAGTTCTAACAACTTATCATATTCTTGGGAAAATCTTTCTTCTCTGTCTTCAAGGTCGTCAAACCCGAAGAGTTGTTTCTTCTTTTCGTCAATTTGTCTTATCAACTCGGTAATTCTTTGGCCCAAAGCATTTAGTTCGTTTTCGTTTTCCTCAATATCTTCTATCAATCCGTTTTTTACCGCTTTTAACCTTTTTGAACATTCTTTAACATAGGCGTCTTTTGTTTTAGTCGCCTCTCTTTCTTTTGCTTCTTCCCTCCATTTTTTTAATTCTTCTGGCGATTTTTGTAGAAGAGAATATTGTTCCATGATTTGTCTCATAATTTCTTGGCTATTTTTCAAACCATCATTATGAGGCAAATCAAAAAGAACATAAAGGTTGTCGCCAATTACTTCTGCAATGGTGGTCTCAGAAACAGGATCAACAATTGGTTGTCCTTGGCCAGAAGGTTCTACCCCATCACTTTGACTTGTTCCTAATTTAAAACCGAAAACTTCTTTGTATGATTTTGCTTTGGTTTTTTTAGGAGAGGCATAGAACTTTATAAACAAAGTTCCTTCTTCTGCCTCTGGTTCTAAAGTTACTCCTTTTCCTATCTGATTCTTATGTGGGTTTGAAACTACTATTTTAACATTGAGTAATTCTGCATATTCTTCTAAAACTGGAGAAAATTCATTCCAAGTTTGAAGATGACCACCAATTTTGATGACCCTTCCTTGTGCTTCCAGAAGAAGAACATTATCGTCATTGGTTTTAATCGTTGTCCAGGTTTTTTCTTCTAATTTCAGAAGTTTAAGAACCTTGTCTTTTTCTTCTTCCGGGAAGGCCAACCCTTTGATTTCTCTTGGGGCAGTAATTGTGTGAAGCAAGGTAGGTATCAAAGCCTTGGTCAAGATTTTTTCTGCGTCAAGGTGATTGTCAAGCATGAGCCACATTCGTTTGTCCTCCTTATGTAATTATCTTAAATTTTTATGATTGGCTTGTCAAGAAATTTCTTCACTTTCTCGAAATTATTTTTTTGACATAAGTACAAAAATTTGTACTAGGCTCAATTTCGTTCTTTGAAGAAATTTGGTTTTATTCCCTCTGTTTTGAGGACAATATAGGCTTCTTCAAGAAGTTGTTCTGCTTCTTTTATACTTAAGTCGCAATTCCATAGTTTGGAACAACGATTTGCCAAGGTTCCGTAATCAGTTATTTCTTTAGGAACCCATTCATTGACAATTTTGGCTCTTTCCAATGTGACATTGATAGGTAGTTCTTTTTCGAACGACATATTTGGATCACCTCCTGATTCTTCTATGGTTTTTTCATCATGAAGCCATCTAGAGAGTATGTGTTCTTCTGCCCATGTGAAGACTCTTTCTCTCGGTATGTCATGAGGCAAATGTCCAATAATATTAAAATTAAAATGTAAACTCCATCTTTTAAATTCTTTAGTATGGAAAAGTTTGTATCTTTCAAAATGCCATTCTTCCCAATATTCTTCATTTCTTACTTGTTCCCAATTGATTCTTGGTATTGTTCTTCTTATGGTGTCATCAACTACTTCCCAGCCTCCACCCATTTCTTTTGTATAATCAGCAAACCTTGGCATTGGCCCTCCCAAAACTATTTCTTCTTTAGCATAACCAAAAGGTTCATTCTCGTAATCAACAACGCGTCTTATATCCGGTTGTATATTTTTATTCTCAGCTTTATGATTGGTAATAAAATAATCGTGCAGTAAGTGATGATCCTCTTTTGGTAGAATAGTTATGGTGTTCTTTTGATTTGGTGCAGGCTTCCAGAATTTTGCTTTCGGATTGTTTTTCATCAAATTAATCTCCCATCCAAATTCCATCAGGTCTTGTTTGTGCCAAGATCAACAATTTTTTCAAAGCGTCTTTTGCATTCCCTTCTGTTGGCTTCCAGTAATCTTCATCAATATCATTACCTAATTGACTCATAGCCTTTTCAAGAATAGGAATTGATTCTTCTCCGGTCAGACCATATATTTTTCTTATGCCCTTATTCTTATCAATGACTTTACGAAAGAAAGGTGAATAATTATATGTCACATTTAACCACATTTCAGTGGTGCCACCAAGTGCGTAAGTTCCACCTTTTAATTGATGTGGCTCTTCAAGATGTAAGACCTCTTTGGTAATTGGGTCACATAACGAAATGTCGTAGGACATGGATTGTTTCTCCTTTCTTTTTAATTAGGTTCAGTTTCACCGCAAAATTGACAAATTAAAGGTTCTTGCACAGGGTTGCCACAAGTTTTGCATGGATGAAAATTATTGTTGCTTTCCACGAGTTCGTGCAATCTTTGATAATACGTTCTGCCATAAGGCTTAATAACTCTGATTTTCTCACCAGTAAATTTATCTGTGACTGTTGAGTTTTTCATATATTATTTTCCCCCACACATCTCAGTAAAATTTGTCATAATCAACTTCTTTTCTTCATTCATTTCAATGGTATCTTCATCTGGAATTTGGATATTACAACAACATAATCCAGTAACCTTAGTATAAGTGTTTGGCGCAGTCTTGTTTAAAATATCATCATATATGGTTATGATTCTTTTCATATCACTTATGCAAGGCCAAGGATAATTTTTCTTTGGATGTTTAATCTTCCACCATGGGCCAGAAACTTTGAATTGATACATAATTTATTCCTCCTTTTAGTTAAAATAGAGCATTTTTAGCAAGAAGAGGATTTACAATTTATTTTGAGAAAAATACTTTTTTGCTAAGACTATATTTGGAGCACAAGATTTACAAAGAAACAAAGGCCATAATATATTAGTCCCAAAACCATTTTGTGCGTTAGTTTTAAATCTCCACATTCGTTCAAGGAAAACATAATTCCTACACTTATCACAAACCCTCGGGAACAATATAAATTTTTCATGGAAGAGTTTCAATTTAAATTTCATATATCCCTCCTTTTAGTTTCCACTTGGAATAAATTCAACATCACTTCCGTCATTTGCACTAAAGATATTATTACAAATCCATGGATTTTGTTCATAAGTAGAATTAAACAAAAGGAAATAAAACCTTTCTGTATATGATTTTGGGTCTCTGTACCCATAACCACCATAACCATTATCCCAACAAGCACAAATCATATAAAGAAGCATTGATTATTTCTCCTTATTTTCTTTTGATAATTCCTTTCCACAAAAGGGACAAAAGAAAATTTTGATAGCTTTAATATCATCCATATTAGATAAGTTTAAAGACCAACCTGCTTTTGTTTGATATAAAGATGCTATTTTTTCGTCTTGGATATAGACAATCAATTCATTATTTGGTTCAATTGCAGTTAATTCTTTGCAATGATGGATCGTTGAAAATTTCATATATCCCTCCTTTTATTTCAAACTTGGTTTACTTTGTTGGCAAAGGCTTCTCAACAACTTCAATCCATCCTTATCAACCATTTGATATATTTCTTGGCTGAAATCTTCAACCACACTTAAAATTAAGTTGCTTTCAAAGAAGTCTTTGAATCTATCACCGACAAGCGATAACAAATCCTTTTGTAATTGCTCATCTTCAAAAACTTCTTTCTTTAAACTTAATGAATAACTTTCTTTTATCAAACCATTGTAATTTCTTTTCAAAAGTCTTTTCAGTTCAACTTTTGACTCAGGATTTATAGACCATTTGTTTGCATAGATAACTTTGATTTCATGTTCTTCACCTTTCAAAGCATAAGAATTATGATACTTATCAGCAAAACCATCAAGGTCTTGCTTCTCTCTAACGAAGTCAATTATGACGGCTTCTTTTTCCTTCATGGTAGCTTCTGCCTGGATTTTGTTTTTCTTGGCAGATTGGAAGGTATCCACTGCGTCTTTAATTCGCTGGGGGATTTTAAGGAAAGGGATTTCTTGCTTCTTGGCCTTGGGTTTGGCCGCAACCTGTTTTAGAGCAGTTTGAAAGTCAGACATATTTTTCCTCCTTTTGGAAGATTATCCTATAGGCTAAAAGGTTTGTCAAGAAAAATTTTAGAAAATTTTTAATTTGAGACAAGTAAACCAAAGACAAAAATTAGAGTCCAGAAAACTATCCAATCTCCAGCTTGTCTGTCCTTATTTTTGTATCTTTTGGCAAAGGTTAATCCTGCTCCGCCTAAAAAAATAATAATTATTAGCCAACACTTCTCTGTCATTTTATATCTCCTATGATGGGTTTCGTTCTGCAAATTCTTTTAGGATGGCCATAACTATTTTATATACAGTTTTATCGCTTTTCCAAGGATACGTTTCTGTTGAGACGTTTGATAACGAATCCATTAAGCGATAATATAAAGCGCAAGTCAATGTGTGAATTGAAGTTTTATTTAAATCTTGTTTATTGACAAATTCTCTATCTACTAAAAACATTTTATATCTCCTTTTTTGATTTATTTGTCAAATTATTTCACTTTCTGCTGAGTACAATGTTCATGCTCTTTTGGAGAAGCATAACAATGTCCATCAAAACAAAACACACATTTAGGGGTATCACACTTTGGAGTTTCCCAAATAGTTTCATTTCCAATTTCTGAAATAGTCTTACAAAGTGATGATTGAGCATCGTATTTGGTCCATGTTTGGGGAAAGTAACGTGATTCCCAACCGCCTTTGGCTGCATAGTGTGAACCACACTTGAACCATAAATGTTCCATACCTCGGAGGTAATAATAGTCATGGACTGGATAGTTCATTTCTTTTCTTGGTTTACCACACCATTTACACTTTTCATCTTGTTGATCCATTATCTTCCTCCTTATTTGCAAGCATCCTGAGATAAATCCCATTTATCTCCACTGCCAAATACTCTTAAGAAATAGGTTCGATCTGATTTTAATTGTTTTACTCTCCAAATTATATAATAGGTATAATAATTTTGTACTCTTTCTTCCCAAAAATGCAGAAGTTCGCCTTGACCAGACATCCAATCTAAGATTATTCTTTCAACTTCTTGTGGTAGTGGTGTCATAATTATTCCTCCTTTAATATTCTAATTCTTTTGGTAAGTCCATCGCTACCATACTTGTTCTTAATCTAATATTAAGATTGTCAAGAAATAGAATTAGGTATGCATCCCATTCGATGTTATGAAAACGGATAATTTCGTCTTTATTAATACTCCCGTATTTAATCTTGTGCTTTTTCATTATATTGATAAATTTTTCTTTTAATGAAGCAATAGTATCGTCATCATTAATTTCCACATAGATAAGGTCTTTTGCTATTTCTTTCATTACACTTCCTCCTTCAATTTATTTATTGTATCTACTACGTCTATATAACTTTCTAACTTACCTTGTATCTTCACAGTTGGACAAATTTTAAAAAGTTTATGAATAAATTCAATATGAGAAAGAACCATAAGATGTAATCTTGAATACGCTTGCTGTTTACCAAATGCGATCCCTTCTTCTATATCTTCTTTAGCGATTTTTTTATTTTATCTATAGTTTCTTTTGAATATGTTTCTTTAGTTAATTCCCAAATATTTCTAATTGCCCCACAACAATAAGGACAGTTAGAAATATTATTTACGTCAAAAATTCTCCCACAAGAAACACAAACACTTGAAGTAATAGCCCTTCCAATTACGGTTGGTTTCATATTACATCCCCTCTAATTCTTCAAGGTCTTTCAAAGTGTTTTCTCCCAATTCTTTTAGCCAAGGAGTTATTTTATCCCAGGCATCAACGATTTCTTGTGGGGGATTAAGGCTATGCAGACACTTGTTGAACTCTTGCCATGAGTCCCAAGCGTTTCTGATATTGTCTGCTTTTTCACGAAGGTCATAAACCTTTTCTCTTCTTTCCAATTCTTCTGGGCCTGCTTCATATTGAGACTTTAGCCTTTCGTCAAATAAGGTTGCCATTTTATGCCTCCTTCCATAATTCTCTTAATTCTTGGTTGGATAGTTTATCAATTATATAATCAAATGCTTTTTCTTTAGCTTCTTCGATGGGCATCTTCCCAAATTTAATTACTTCTGCACCACCCTTATATAAAGTTATTATTTCACTTCTCCAAACAATTAAATCAAAGCGTCCAATTGAATAACCAACTTTTCCGTAATTATGATGTTCCTTCCAATTCATATCAACCTCACTATGTCTTCTTTAATCACTTCGTTTAAAGTTTGATATTGGGTTAAAAATTTGTTTAATTTTAATTGAAGTCCCCAATTCTTGGTAGCTCTAAACATCCAAAGTGTTCCTATTTCGATGTTCTTACACCCTGGGCACTGATAAATATCCTGTGATCCACCATTATGTCCTAAAATAGAACCTTTCTGAACCATTTCTGTGTTACAAGCGGGACATCCTGTTTGAAGTTTTTCACAAAAACTCATGTTTATTCCTCCTTTTTTATAGATCAAAAGAAGCCATTCCCCCTCCCTATTTATAAAGGAGGGGGAATTAGGCTGACTTCACCCTACTTGGTCCGCCACACGCCAATACCCTGGACCTTGCCAGTCTTCTCTTCCTTGACGATGCGGGTCTCAAAGGTGGCGCTGAGGTCTTTGCCATACCTGCGGGCATTGGCATTGACCTTGACCATAGCCTTCTCGATGTCCTCATCCTTCTTGAGAGGGGCAATGAAGCTGTCACCGACTTCCATACCCTTAAATGGGTACTTTGCATTCTTCCGCGTCTTCGCTTCCGCTTCCGGCATGGGTACTCCCTTTTGAATTTCCAACATAATTTGTTCCTCCTTTATTTGGTTGATTTGATGTTCATATTTTATCTGGTTTGAAAACCTTGTCAAGCAAAAAATGCACTTAAATTGGAATTATTTTCATATTTTTTCATTTTCTTTGGTGATTTCATATCTATTTGAATTCCTGAAATAATTTCTAATTGCACCTACAGAATATTCCAATTTCTTTGCCAACTGCACACAGCAATTTTGAAATGCTTTGGTTTCATTAACAGCATGAGAATAAAAGATATGACTTTCACCATGCCAACAGAAACTTCCTTTATATAAAGATTTTTTATTTTCATCCTTAGTACAAAAATTTGAACTACTAGCTTGCATTATTTTCCCCATATGTTATAATCTAGATGTGAGTATGAAAACATTTAAATTCAGAATTTACCCAACTTCTAAACAGAAGAAGTCTTTGCAGAAATATCTTGACGGCTGTAGATGGGTTTATAATAAAACGCTTGAAGTTAGAAAGAAATCTTGGGAAGAAGGAAAGAAAAGTCTTAGTTTGTATGATACTCATAATCTTCTTACCCAATGGAAGAAAGATAAATCTGAACTTAACGATGTTTTTACCCAATGCTTGCAAGATACTCAAAATAGACTTGACAAAGCATTTAAAACCTTTTTCAGGAGAATAAAATCTGGCGATAAACCTGGATATCCTAGATTTCAAGGATATGACAGATATAATTCTTTTACTTTTCCACAATATGGTTTTAAACTTGTTGATAACAAACTTAAGATGTCTAGAATTGGTTCTGTCAGAATCAAACAACATAGACCAATTGAAGGTAAGATTAAAACACTTACAATAAAAAGAGATTCTACTGACAAATGGTTCTCTTGCTTTAGCTGTGAAGTTGAAACTATTAAATTGCCTATCGTCGATAAATTCATTGGTATTGATGTGGGTCTTATTAATTTCGCTACTTTTTCTAATGGTGAAAGTATTCCAAACCCTAGATTCTTTAAGCAAGATGAAGATAAACTCACTAAATATCAAAGTAAATTTAGTAAAGCGAAAAAAGGTTCTTTTAAAAGGAAGAAACTTAAGAAGATAGTTGCTAAAATTCATTCTAAGATTGTTAATAAAAGAACAGACTTCGCACATAAATTGTCTAGAAGAATCATTAATGAAAATCAGATTATAGTTTTTGAAAAACTTGATATTAAGAACATGCAACAAGGAACTTTCAAAGGTATTAGAAAATCCATATCTAATGTCGCTTGGAACCAGTTCATGAATTTCACCACCTACAAAGCAGAATATGCTGGTAGGTCTGTGAAATTCATAAATCCTCGCAATACTAGTAAGATGTGTTCTAGATGCGGTCAAATTGTTGATAAAGATTTGTCTGTTAGAATACATTCTTGTCCTCATTGTAATTTAGTTATGGATAGAGATCATAATGCTGCAATTAACATATTGAGACTCGGGATGGAGTCTTTGGATAATATCCAGAAAGCTGTCTGTAGTTAGACAGAACATCCATAAGGTCTTATTCCTTCTTATGATAGCCCAACCTTTTGGGAATTCAAGCAGTCTAACTTGACCCCATTTAGTCAGTTTAAATTCATCAAATTGAAAAGCAGTTCTTCCTGCTAATTTTATAACCTCTTTGAAGAATTGGCCATCTGACAATCTGCCCTTCAGCCAATAATGGCGCAAAGTCTCAATTGCCATATTCTTTTCACCATCAATGTTTATCATTTATCTTTTTCTTCTCTTGCTTCTCTTTCATCGATCATCATGTTAAAGAGGTTTAATACCTCGTTCTGCACTTCAATTACTTTTTGTTTTTGTTCCTCAAGTTCTGGTGATGGAATTACATCTTGAAGTCTGTCAAAAATAATGGCTGCGTTAGAAAGATGGTTAAAGATAACATTTGTTAAGGTAATTCCCATCCTTAATGTTTGGTCATTTGACAAAGAAATAGATTCTTTGAATTGTTCTGGATTTTGCATTTTATACCTCCTTTAGAATTTACTAGTTATAGTTGGCTAACTTTATCTTCTTTATCTTCCCAAAATTCCAACATTTCTTTTTGAGTTATACCTATCCACCCGAAACTGTTTTTTAAAAATTCAAGCAGGATAGAAATCAATACGTCATATTCTTCGTCTTTTAAAAGACTTATGATGCCAAATTTGATATTGCCAAAACAAGCATGTGTTTCGCCTGTAAAACTATTATTCCATACATGAGGATGGTGAAAAATAGAACCCATTGGACCTTCAACTATTCTCTCTTTAAATTCGCTTTCAATTTCAACCATTTTACTCACATTGTATATTTTTATAAAGTCATCAAGTTGTGTCTTAAAATTGCTTTCTTCATAAAGTTTCAAGATTATTTTATATCTACCTAACAAAACTCCATCCATATAAATATCAGAAGACCAAACAGTTGTTTGTTGTTTTTCTACCTCAATGTTTAGAACATCTTTAAATTTCATTATTTTCTCTATTTGCTTTTTATTTAGCATAGTTTAAACCTCCTTATTCCCAAACACCATAAAATTCTAAACAATCAATTCATTTAGACCTCCTTTTTATTTAAAAAATCAATTTGAGTTACTTCATAATGAACCGTTGCTCCATCGTGGTCTACTTTCTTAATCATGCGCCAACCTTCATCAACCCATTCGGCGCGACAGAAATCACAAAATCCACCTTCATGTTTATGTTTTTGTTCATGCCAAATCATTCCATCCTTTGCATTATTAACAAGACCCCAGATTTGAGGGGTTCTACCACCATGATGTCTATTCGTGCTAGTTACTAACCAAAGTTGTTGTATATCTAATTCAAGACACTCTTTTGGTTTTTCAACCCAAAAGTTCTTATACCCAAAATGTTTTTCCATGATTATTTCTCTTCAATATTGTTAAAAAGGTTAGAAATACCATTTGTATAAATATCATGGTGCCATTGTTTAATGGCTTCTTTACTAATTTTCATCATATATTCACCAATATTATGAATTAAACAAAGTGCAAAGTATTCATTAAGGTTGAGAATTGATGCATGGTCTAAAATTTTATTGATAATGTCGTTAATGAGAAAATTCATCTTATCCCCTCCTCTCAAAAATCCTTTTGCCTTCCCCATCATAAGTTCTATCAAAATTCTTGAAGTCATCCACTTTGACACATTTCTTGATAGATTTAGGTAACGAATTACCATTTTTGTCAAAATGACATTCAACTGGAACAATGTGGATGATTTTAGCCATGCGATAAATCCTCCTTTTATGAAAAGATTGACTTCTTTTATATTACACAACCCACGACATTTCGCAGCTTTCGCAATAGAGTTTGTTCGCTTTCTCCATCCTGGACAATCCGGTCAACAGCATAGATAAACCGCAAGTGAATACTGCCGCAGTAGCCTTGCCTCCATCAATACCTCTTTTCTGTGTGGTGGGTTTGACATGAATTTTCCCTTTAACTCCGCAATGGGGACAAACTAACATCCCATTTATAGGGCCATGTTTTCTGACAACACTAGATTTATTCCATTCTAATGTTGCTTCTTCACTGGCTTTAATGATGTTTTCTCTAAGTTCGGTAAAATAACCCATTTTGATTTCCTCCTTTATTTCCCCTTTTTAGCTCGCTTGTTGGCTTTTAAAGGATTAACCCTTTTCTTTTCTTCCTTAACCTTGATGATGTGAGACCCAAGTGGACAATTACCACGTTTCCATATTGCCGCAGGATTGGGATAGGTTTTGCATTCAAAGATACCAGATTCAGCCTCTACCAGTTTATTACAACCATTACATCTTTCATCTTGCATTGTTTAATCCTCCTTTATTTCCTTTTAGAATATGGTTCAAATGGTTTATATTCTTTGTATCCAACCACCACTTTGCCGTCTTTCATCTTCTCAAAACAATCCTTTGGAACTGTTCTTTCTGGGTTTTGTCTTGAGCCGATTTTAGGTTCTTTTGTTTTGGTTTTATTCATGTTATTTCCTGTTATTCCAACCCAAATTTCTTCTTACCAAGGGCTTGAATATGTCTGGCATCAAATGATGTCTTCCCCAAAATTTCGCCATCCGGCGGATTGACATAGCACCTTATGAGGGCCTTAACAGACGGTGCCCTTATTTCCGTAACACTCGGGGGCATGTATGAAGTGGAGGAGTAGTATCTGCCCTTACGGAACGATCCAAATGTTGTGGCTGACCCCGGATGCTGGTAATAAGACACATTAGTTTCGATTCGATCCTCAATGACCGTGAAGTATGTGAAACCATTAGCCAGACAAACATCGGCGCAGCGCATCAAAGCGAACTGCACGGCTCGCATCTTGTCAGTATAACCATTACCATCAAATTGGATGATGAACTCATTTTCTGACACTTGGTTGTCAGCATATCCGCCGGTTATTCCCATGGGCTGATAAGCCGTAGCACAGCTTGTTAATGTAGTTAGAGCCAGCGATATAATGATAAAGATAATTTTCATTTCATCCCTCCTTTTGTGTGTTTTATATTCCCTTTTTCAGGGGATATTCTTTTGGCCTTGATTTTAAATTAGGCTTGAAATACACATCACAATTATTTTCCCTAGCTTTTATCAAAATCTTTTCAACCCATTTCCATTCTGGTTGAAATTCTGGTGAATCTCCTGCTGAACTTTGTCCACCGATTATTATCCATTCTACACAAGATAAATTATGCTTGTCAAGAAAAATTTCTTCTAAAAGAGGCTCAAATGAAATAAAAATAACTGGTGGCCTATTTTCTGATTTCTCCAATTCTTCAAGATTTATTATGGCATTTTCAAATCTTTTTTGAGTGTCTACCGTTGTGCCTGCCCAGCAATTTTCGGGCCAATTTTGTTCAATCAACCTTTTAGAATTTTTGGTTAAAAACAAAAAATTCCATTGCGGATTTTCTCTCACTTTTTCAAGAATTTTGTCTATCCATTCTTGAGGCACCCATTCACCAAACAAATCAGCCATCGAACAGACAAAAACATTTCGGTCCCCGATTGCTTCCGATTTTGGTACAGGTGAATTTTTAGGGGCATCTAACCTTTCTTCCCAAAAATGCGGCTCGAAACCATAAGGGAAATTGTCTGGAAATCTTTTTGTCAAATTCCTAGCATAGCAATATGGACAGCCGATTTTGCAGCCGGTGACGGGGTTCCACGTCCACAAAGCCCATTCAATACTTTCTGTAGTCTTATTGAAAGTGAATTTTTTCTCTTGGGTTTTCTCTTTTACGTCTTGAGCAGCTTTGTGAATAGTCTTCTCGCCTTTTAAGACAGATTCCTTTTCCTTTGGGTCTGAGAGAACTTTTCTGGCACGTTCTACCTTGGCTTGGGATGTACCAACTATTTTAGCTGTAGTTTCTGCTGATTTACCCTTGTTTGACCTAGCATCAATTGATGCTAGGTCTGCCCGTTCTCCTGATTGTTTAACCTTGTCCACGATTTCAATACAAGCTAGGATTTGAATATCAGTGAAATTGCGTCTGTCTCTTTGATTGTGAATCGCGTGTTTTAAAGCTGACAGTTCATCAGGAAAGGATTTCATGCTAACAGGTATATCTTCTAAACCAAGCCGTTTTGCTACTTGTAAACGAGTGTGGCCATCCACCACAACATTTTCTTCTTTCCATAGAATTACAGGTTGGTCTTGGTCATAACCATATTCTTTCATATGTTCAAGAATAGCCTCTTCAATATTATAATCAATTGGGAAGAGACGATTAAATGGCTCTCTGGTTTTGATTTCTTTAGGATTCATTTATTTCCCTTTTTTAAATTCATTAATTGGTTATGTTGGTAGTTTATTGTAACTAACCCTTTAAAAACATCTTTTCTTAATCTTGGGTAGGGCAATAAGGCCAGCCCTTTGCTTATTTTTGATTGTGAAATGCCAATTTTTTCAGAAAGTTCTTTTTTCGTTATTTTGAATTCTTTTATTTCTTTTGAATGTAATTTGATTTTATTAATTATTTCTCTATCATCATATTGGGGAAAGGTTGATTCAAAAGATTCAACACATTTGCTATAAACTTCACAAGACTTGCAAATTTCTGTAAAATCTTCTAAACCACAAGGAAGAATTATAAAGTTTTCCAATCCGAAAAATGGACATTTTAAAGTTCCATCTGGTGCAGGCCCATCAGTACAAGTCGTGGAGTGATAATTCACAGTTGTTTGTTCACATTTTGTTTTCACGTTGCATTTTTGACAAATTTTTGATTCTTCATTAAAATCTTCTCCGAAATCTTTTCCTATAGGACACCATAAAAATTTATTGTTTTTTGGGTTTGGCTCACAGGTTTTTGTTAGTTCTTTTTTTTCAGCAAACTTTTCTCTTGTCAGAAAATCTTTCAAATCATCTTCTGAAATTTGCCAGAAAACTTTTCTTTTATGGGCTTTTAATTCACCAGCATTTATCAATTTTATGACTTGGTGAACGGGCCTATCTAATCTTCTAGCAACATCAGATGCAGTAAGATATTCCTCCTGTTTCAACAGACTATTTTGAACGATTGGAGTAACTTCTGGCAAATCTTTATTTTTGATATAAAACAATTTTATCTCAAGTTCTTTTCTTGTCGTGGTGATTTTCTCCCAAATAGGATTGGCCATTGGCGAATTTATATTATACATATTTATTCCAGGAAGTTCTGGAAAACCACTCCAATTTGTCCCTAAAACTAAAACTCTTTGATGAGCGTCTTTCTCAACAGAACCTCTGATAAACCAATGTTTTTTATTTATTGTTTGTAAAAAATCTCTTAAATGGGGTAAATGGCACTCTTTTGTTTTTAGATGTGTCGGTCTTTTATGGGCTGTCATATTCAAAGAAAACAAAATATCCATTCCCATTAATAGTGAATTTGAATAAGAAGAATGTTTAAACAAATTGTGTGAAAACATTTCTTGAATTTGTTTATTGATATATCCACAAGGGTCAACCTGGATAATACCAAAAGGAATTTTGCCTTTAGCTTTATATATTCTTCTAATTATTTCAGTCAAAAGATAATTGTCAGTTGGAGAATCATCAAAATTACAATCCAATTGATGAAAATCTCCATAGAAGTTGTCAAATGGAGTTCCTAATTGTTTTTTTAAATCATTTCTAGCATCGTCTCTTATTTCAAACAAATGGCTCTCATAGGAGATTTCATTTCTTGTCATGACTGTTTTAAACCTTAAAATACTTGAGTCGTAAACCCTTTTGGTTTTGTTCTCTGGGTCTGGATAACTCCCTTCACCGGCATGAGTTTCAATATCTAAAAAATTTGGATATACCCAATCATAATCTTCAATCGTTTTGAACTTCTTTGCCAATATATCAAGAATCGCTTCTAGATGTTCATGTTTATATTTGGTAAATTCATTATAACCATTTTTAGCGATAGGCATAATTATTTTCCCTCCTTTTTATTTAAACTTTTATTATTTTCTTCCGGCTCAAATATCACATAGCCTTTGTTTTTCAATTCTTCCCAAGGATCAATTAACATATAATTTGGATACCAAAATACATCGCCTACATAAGCAACTTTACCATCATCGTCTATATCTAATTCGTCGGTGAATATGGGCGCGCTGGTCAATGCGCCTATCTGTTCGGGAAGGACAAAATAAAAATTGTCATGCAAGGAATCAATCACATAATCTTCTGCTTTTGGATAACCGCCCTGCTGATATTCATTTTTCAAATCTGCGCGACCTTCATTGTCAGCAGTGATTTTAAGACAACCGTTTGGAAGGATTTTAGCTTTAATCATTAGTCAACTCATAAAGATTTAATTTGATTTCTACACGGTAGGATATTTCTTTAAATATTTGAACTGCATCTTTTCCAACGCGGCCAATAGCGTTACTTGCTGTGATTAATACATTCTTTTCATCTTCTCCAGTTGCATTAATTATTTCATATTTTCCCGTTTCTTTGTTGAGTACACCAACATGATAAGGACCATTTGCCATGATTATTTATCTCCTTTTATTCTTTTAACAATCATATATTTCTTTAATCATAAATATTCATCCACAAAATGATTTAAGCAATTGGCAATTAAGTTTGCTGTTTGCTCATCAGGACATAATGCAATTACTTTCCCAAAGGCAAATGGTGGCATTGGAGCGGTAAGGCTAAATGGCCAATTGTCTTTACTGACAGAATTTTCAAGACCAGAGGAGAGACCCGACACTCTTCTGTTAATTACTTTTACTTTTCCTGTGATAATTTTCTTCATGTGATTTATTCTCCTTTTGGTAATTGGGGAGGGGTAGGCCCTCCCCGTAGTCTCTCTGTGTTATTTCCTTAAGCTGGTTTTGGTTTTAATCCTCGGGCGCTGGCCTCCTAACCTTCCGGCCCTACCCTCATTGTTTGGCCCCTCCTATTGGCATTATTGGGCATTAATTAGGTGGATGTCTCTCTAAGGCGTTTGCCCACTTCTATTTATGACCACATTTTCATATTCTTTGTTGCCGGTGTCTATTTCAATTATTTAACCCTTGAATTTGGAACGCATGATAATCACCCTCCTTTTAGTTTTTGGTTAATGATTCAAAGTGTTTAAAGTATGGTTAATCTTAAATTATTCAAATCAGCTTGTCAAGAATTATTTTCACTAATCTCAATTTATTTTTATTCTCAGTACAAAAAATTGTACTTTTCTATTGCATTATCTTTCTCATATGTTATAATCTATATATGAGCATGAAAACATTTAAATATAGAATTTACCCAACTTCCAAACAAAAGAAGTTTCTTCAAACCTATCTTGATGCTTGTAGATGGGTTTATAATAAAACACTTGAAACTAGAAAGAAATCTTGGGAAGATGAAAAGAAAAGCCTTAGTCTTTATGACACACAAAAACTTTTGACTTTGTGGAAGAAAGATAAACTTGAACTTAATGATGTGTTTTCTCAATGTTTGACCAATGCCCAAAACAGACTTGACAAAGCATTTAAGGCGTTTTTTAGAAGAGTAAAATCTGGTGACAAACCCGGATACCCTAGATTCCAAGGCCGGGATAGATATAATAGTTTTACATTTCCTCAATATGGCTTTAAACTTATTGACAATAAACTCAAAATGTCCAAAATAGGCGCAGTTAGAATCAAACAACATAGACCAATTGAAGGGAAAATCAAGACCCTTACTATTAGAAAAGATTCTACTGATAAATGGTTTGCTTGTTTTGTTTGTGAATCTGAGATAAATTCCCTTCCAATAATTGATAAATCTATAGGAATTGATGTAGGTCTTATCAATTTTGCAACTTTTTCTGATGGAACTAAAATTGATAACCCTAGATTCTTTAAGCAAGATGAAGATAAACTTGCTAAATGTCAGAGAAAATTTAGTAAAGTTAAAAAAGGTTCTTTTAAAAGAAAGAAACTTAAAAAGATTGTAGCTAAGATTCATTCTAAGATTGTTAATAAACGTACTGACTTCGCACATAAACTCAGTAGAAGAATCATTAATGAAAATCAAGTAATTGTTTTTGAGAAACTTGATATTAAGAATATGCAACAAGGTGCTTTTAAAGGTGTTAGAAAGTCTATAGGTAATGTTGCTTGGAATCAATTTATGAATTTTGTCAAATACAAGGCAGAATGGGCCGGTAGACAAACAATCTTCATAAATCCAAGAAACACTAGTAAGATGTGTTCTAGATGTCATAACCTGGTTGATAAGGATTTGTCTATTAGAACTCATTCTTGCTCCTGTGGTTTAGTGTTAGATAGAGATCATAACGCAGCAATTAACATTTTGAGACTCGGGATGGAGTCTTTGAGCGTAGCTCTAAAAACTGTCTGAATTTAGATAGAACATTCACGCATTTTAAAGCCCTTATTTTGACAATTTTCCCCAAACCCTACCCAAAGTACCTCTTTTAAATTATCGTTGAAATTTGAGCCTTTTTAACACTCTCTCAGGCGCATTTCACACAAAATAAAAGAGGGTTACTAAACCTTAATTGGATAGGCAAGCGCAACATTTTTCTTTTGTAATCTTTTTGCTTTTAATACGGCCCAATGGTTAGATGAAACTGCTTTTATATTTGGCTTGTCCCAGACATGAGCGTGTCTGATTTCTTGATTGTGCCAGCGATAAACAGTTTGATTTTCATTATCAAAGGCGTAATAATGTTTTGTCATATTTAAACCATATCGCCATTTTCATCAAATTCCCATTCGTTAGCCTGGATGGTTTCAACGATTTGTTCATCCGATGAAAGATAATCCCAATCGGTTTCAAGGCTTTTGTAAATCCACCGCATGAAATCACGAAGCAACTCACTTAAAGCCTTTTCGGTTTCAACGGTTACATCGCCATATGAATTGAGATTGTCGCAAACTTCGATTTCTGTGCAGTATTCATGCGAATAATGGCCGCTTTGTTTGACTTTTGCGGAAAGTGAATAGAAATTCTTCTTTTGTAACTTTTGTAATTCTCTGGCGATTCGGTGAAGTTCCTCATCTTGTGGTGCATGATCTTTTATTTTTTTGACGCTTCCTTTTGTATAGGTGTACTTACCCTCAAAGCAAGCGCCGTCTCCCTGACTGGAAAAGCCCGAGAAGTAAATATTGTCAATCTTAATACCGATGATTTCGCCTATTTGCCTTGCATCTTCATAAACTGCATCCCACCAGTCATAATCAAACCCATCTTGGCGATAATCATCAATCGCCTTTTGTTTGGCTGATTCTGAAAGTTCGTCAAACTTATACACATAATTTAAAATTGGCCTTGGCATGGTAAGATTCTCCTTTTAGTTTGATTGTTTAATTATGTCGATAACAAACCGCGTTAACTTCATTATCTTCCCATCCCAACTCTGTAATGAGATTGAGGTTAAGTCTGCAATCTTTTTCCTGGCTGTCATAGCTGGCCCACTGCTCCTCTGGGGTATCAAGCCATAAGTCCAGCCATTCGTCAAGGTTTTGTACTTTAGTTGACCCTGGCCCGGCATATTGCCCCAAAGCCCAAGAAACTAAGGTCTTTTCGCCTACCAAAGCTGCGAATTCTTCCGGGTCATTTTCGGCCATTTCTTCCCAATATTCGCGGGCTTTTTCTCCGGCCTCGTCTTTGTCTTTGGCGATATAATAATCTCTTCCGTCTTCAAGTTCAATCATGGGGAGATAACCATAATTAACAACCTCTTTTACCTTGCAAACTTCGCCGTCAATTACCATTAAAAGTTTAGACATTCGATAATTCCTCCTTTTATTGAAGGTTAGTCTTATTTTGCTCTTGTTTCACAAAGAATTTTTAACCATTCTTTATTGCGATTCCACCAATCAAGAGCGGTACTTTCCATTTTGGCAATTCTTGAATCCTTAAAGGAAAACCATTCTTTTATTGTGTGAAGTTCGCAACCGATTTGAATGTGATAATCGCTTATGGTAATATCCCACTTTCCTTGAATGTTTATACATACGCCAGAGACCCAAGCATTGCCAGAGACCCAAGCATTGCCATAGACCCTAGCATTGCCATAGACCCAAGCATTGCCATAGACCCAAGCATTGCCATAGACCCAAGCATTGCCATAGACCTTAGCATTGCCATAGACCCAAGCATTGCCATAGACCCTAGCATTGCCAGAGACCCAAGCATTGCCATAGACCCAAGCATTGCCAGAGACCCAAGCATTGCCATAGACCCAAGCATTGCCATAGTGAGATAAATTATTTTCATTTTCAATATAGCCACCTAATTCACCCTTTGAAACGATTCCAAAGGAAATTAGGGCTTTGATTTGAAAAAGTTTTTTGCCGTTATAAATTTTGTAATTGCCAGTCAATTCAAACTTTTTCATTTGCGTTAAATCCTCCTTTTATTAAAGATTAAATATTGCATCGCAATCTTGGCAGTAATAACCTCGACCGCTTTTTAAATAACGCGCCAAGTTTAAAGTGTTCCCACATAAGGGGCAAAAAATTAGTAATTCATCCATTTCAATATGTGGGTAATTTCTTGGAGCCTTGGTATAAACAGCCCCAACTATTTGACAAATTTGTCTTTTATAATTATTTGGCATAATTTACCTTTTGTAAGTTATTTATTTTTTGTTCTTTGATATCTTACAAATTCCAAAGGCGTTAAAAACATGCAAAGCGCGGTTAGTTCATAGATATTCAGTTTGTTTAAAGCAAGTTCTGTTCTTTTCCAAAATTCAGATTCTTTGCCGATTGTGTCAGAGCGTGGCAATCTTTCCATTATTTCATTAACGACTTGCTCTCTTTCTTCTGGCGAAACATCTTTCCATGTGTCAGTTGGGGTATATATTTGTTTTTTCATTCGATAATTTCTCCTTTTGTGAATTAAAGGTTACTTACTTTGAACCCTGACATATTCCCCAAATTGACGCCTTGCTTGTTCTTTTGCTTCTCTTTTATTGTCAGCATATATTATAGCAAGAATGGTTCCTTTGGTTACATTGCCGGTTGATATTACTTTATATTCATTCATTAAATTTCCCCTTTTATTCAAGATTAATAAGCCAAACCTAATTCCCGGTAAACATACCTTTTAATACTCTTCTCGATTTGTTCAAGGGCAAATTCTCCCCAGTCGTTAGCCTCTTTATGACCCATGTAAAACCATAAGGTTGATTTTGCGGCCATACTTGCGCCAAAGGCTTCAAGGGTATTCACGGCCAGGGAAGGGACATAATATTTTTCTTTTATGTGGGAAATTATATGGTCACTTCCCATTACCGTCTGCCCTGTCTTTACGTCTTTCATGCAACATCCCCAGCAATCACCACTTGACGGCATAGGGATTTTACCAGCTTTTAAAGCGGTTACAAAGTCTTTTGCATATTTCCTTACTTGGCCGCGCAGTTTGGTTTCTGCTTTGGCTTGCTCCATGGTCATAACCCCGGAAAAAGTGTTGTCGGGATTGATAACCATATCATCTTGATAAATGGCTTCGGCGGGTTTATTCCAACTTTGGCCGATATACCATATCCCTTTATCGGTCCAGACATTCACCGGCGCATATTTATTTATACGGTCTTTTGTGGTGGGTGTTTTCCAGCCGCCGGAATTCAAGATAATGCGCCCATCCGGGTAATATTTCACTACGTCGGTATTGTGCAGACGGACGCCTATGTAATGCGGTTTGGCTTCGTGGTAGTGGATGAGGTAGGTATTGTTCTCAAGTTTGCGGGATGAACGTTTTCCTAATTTTTCTAAAGCCTCTTGGTAAGATTTCATAAATTTTGAACCTCCTTTAAGGTCTAGGCATGGCCTAGTTGATGGGCGAATATTACCATGATAGAAAAACCTTTGTCAAGCGATTTTTTGACCTTTTGCAAATTATTTTTTAATCATAATTAAAAGCGCACATAAGCTGCGCGGCCAGTTTCAAAGCTTCTTGTTTTCCCATAGGATAATTGACTTTTATTTCGATATTATTTTCAATTACTAAAGAAATAAGGCCCGGCCTTTCTTTTTTGATTTTAATTTTGTCAAGGCCAGGGTCCGTAAACGCTCCGATTTCATTTAACCTTTTCAAAGCTGCTTGATAAGTCTTTTCATCTGTCTTTTCAGCCATTACGTTAAAACCTCCTTTTATTCGCGATATCGATCATAAATTTCTATACTGTTTTTTCTTAAGATTAAAGCCCCGACCTCTTGATTAAGTTTTACAAGGTCGTTAAGATTATCAATCTTGATTTTCCAAAGATGAATATCATAATCATTTTCATCTTTTATAACGTCTGGATAAGCATTTTTACAAGGCTTATCGGTTTTTTCCTCCTCTGCATTCCACCACAAAGGCGCACCGCCGCCACTTGTACGGTAAATGATAAATTCCATTAATTGCTTAACCCTAATTTCTTTAAGGTTTCGTCAAGTATCTTTTCAAACTTTTCACCAGACACCCGCGACTTTTTGTCGCCGCCGTCGATTGCATTCAAATGCTTGCCGGTAGTCGGACCCCAGGAATTTTGACGTACTATGCAGGGATAACCGCCACCGCGAAAGGCTACGATGGTATTGTAAGAATACCACAAAGTTAAATTGTCAAAGTCAACGCGGAGACAATGAGCGCCGTAATTACCGCTTGAATATCTGCCATAGGTGTCAATGGTGGGAAGGTTCATTTTGTTTTATTCTCCTTATCGGTTAAAGGTTAATCGCAAAGATATATGCGCCACGGTGCCGGAATTGCTTCGCGCCGATAACCATGAGGCAAAAACGGCTTTAAGTCAATAGGCAAAAATCCAGGTTTGCAAGCCATGATACCGCTTAATAGGCCAGATAAAGCGCCTTTTGCGTAGTCAATGCTTGCGCCTGATTCCGGCAAAAGCAGATACATACAATCATGTATTCTTGTTTCATACCATTGCAATTTTGCTTCTTTTGTTTTGGGGAAATAATTTGATTTTGCCATAGTTAATTATCCTCCTTTATTGATAGGATTGATAGGTTAAAAGTAAATCGCGGTGAATTAAGAGGCAAAAAGGAGACAGGCCGTTAATTGTATCACGGTAAATGCTCCCCTCTGCATATCCTGAAATATAATCATCACGATTGAAAATTAGAAAAGTATCCGGTCTTTCTGAAAACAAAGCGCAGAGAAAACCTTTTACAAAACTTTCTTTTCGGTTTTTTCTGGCGAGTTCTCCGGTATCGCAAATGACCGGACCTTTAAATTTTCCCCTAAGATAATCACAAATCATCATGGTTAATTTCTCCTTTAAAGGTCTTTCTTTCTGGCAACGTCCGAAACGGAAAAGAAATTACCGTCGCCGCCACTTTCTTTTGAAAAAGTGAATTGACGGTAACACTCATATCCGCCATGTTTTGCCTCTGTATTGGGATAATGCCCCAGTTTGACAAGCAAGTCAAGCGCGGTTTGCTTGTATTGGTCCCCGTAACCATAGGCAAAGGGAACGCGGCCTAATAATTCGCCGTCTTTGTAAACTTCGACTGAATGATAAGTATTACCATTGGTTTTTTCAAACCAGCGCCGCCCGATGATGGTAAACATTTTTAAAACCTCCTTTTATTCAGATTTACAATAAGCGGGGTCTGCCGTCCGCTTTGCTCACGTCAAAAGAATCAAAATCGTTTTTCTTAAAATAAGTAAAAGGATGAAAAGGTTTTGGATATTTGGAAAGATATTGAGAAAGTCCGTTAAAACTTGTATCAACTTCGTTCCCATCCACAGAAAAAACAACCTTTCTGTTATCTTTTAATGTTGCAATTACAATAACCATTTCCATTTTCAAAACCTCCTTTATTAAGCGATAAAAATTTCTTTTACTTCGTTTCTTGCCGTTTTACCGCAGAGGCCGCAGACCCGTAAAAACGGCGCGCCAGACCTTTCTTGTTTTGAAACTTTGCCGCCTGTCTTTTGGTCGGTTCGACTTTGGCGATTTCACAGGCTTTTACGAAAACCTTGTCTTTTGCCGCGAATTCTTTGTTAATCATAATCTTTTAATCCTCCTTTTATTTAAATTCTTTTGATACCATTTCTTTGACGTAAGCCGGTATTCGTCCCGGGTAGTCATAACCGATTTCTCCGTTTTTGTATCTTATGGGGAAATCACAAAAGCCGGTTTTGAGGTTTTCAACCTTACAAGAAGTATCAGAAAGGCGGGTCACTTTCCAGGTTGTTTTATTCATGGTTTACCGCCTTTTACGAAGTGGCGCATATTTTCAGCCGCGGCCTTAAAGTCAAAATCATAGCCGTCTCTTTTATCGTTTACGACTTCGTGGACCGCGTTAATTAATGGTTGCCTTTCATCTTTTAAGACAATCGCCAAAGCGGTTAACATTCTCATAACTTTTGTATTCATAACCTTTTATTCTCCTTTTTCAAATTCCTTTTCTTCTTTGATTTCTTCTAATGCAAGTTTTTTACATTCATTATAATCTAAATCTGGATTTTCATATTGAATACAAAAAATTCGCATATCCAAGTCAATTAAATACAGTTCTAAATTATCCACTTAATTTACCCTCCTTGCCGCGGGCAATTGATGGCCACAGCATCGCCTGATACGTCTATGCCATTCGGCGCGGGGTTAGTGTCATAACAGGCATAAGCGCCGCATACCGTACAAATTGCCACGGCTCTTTCCTGGCCTTTTAATTTCTGGCCGTTGTATCTTTTGGGATAATGTTTGAATTGATCTAATTTATGGCCGCGCCAATTTGCGCTTGCCTTTGCCGATTTTCTTAGTCTTTCCGCTTGTGTCAAGGTTTTAATCTCCTTTTATGGTTTATATTTTACCGCGTTTTAAATTCACTTGTCAAGGAATATTTTCAGTAATTTCCCCTTTTATGAATCTTTTTTAATGATGGTTATCTTACTTGTGTTAGTATGATAAATATATTTACCCGCGGGCTTTTGCAAAAGTTCCTTGATATAATCCGCGGCTATTTCACAAGCGGTTATCATATCATAACCATCTTTCTGCAATGCTGCGATAATTGTTTCTTTTACGGTCATATTATCCCCTTTTAAGGTTGTCAAGATTTAACCATCTTTTGATATTTGCAAGGCCGATAAATGGACCTAATTTATTATTCTTGATTTCCAATTTACTGTAATAATTTGAACCTAGATTAACCCACGCGTTAGAATTATCGGACCTTGTATATCTCTTTTCAATTCTTAAACTTTTGGCCTGAAATTTTGCTCTTAACTTCGTTTCGGGAGTGCTTATATCAAAGTGGCCGAAACGGTTTTTAATAAATCCTTTTTCAATAAACAAGTTTTCAACTTCTGATTTTTTCATTGTGATAATTCTCCTTTATGCGATAATTTAGCCTTTTATTATCAGATAAATGATTATTGCCCAGAAAGGGGTTGCTAAGAGCACTCCAAAAAATAAACCACGAAAGGCACTTAATGAATCTTTCATAAACAATTTTCTCCTTTATCTGTTACGAACCTATGGCGTAACAGGTTTTTAATTATGTTTATTTGTCAAAATAAATGCGAATTTTTAACCTTTTATGCGATAATTTAACCTTTTATTCTCCTTTTATATCAGTTATCCATAAAGAAACAATTAACAGCGCGGCAAGAAAACCGATGATTAAGGCAAAATTTAAATCGGAAAGATTGTCAATCCAATTGCAGAAATTTTGCAGATATGTCATTGTGATAAGTCTCCTATAGATGGTTTATTTTATTCTTTCCACGGGGTAACAAAATCAGGTTGAGTTATGTCATAAAGACTTCCGCGGCTAAAATAGACTTGCCCGTTTTCGCATATTTCCGCCTTTTTGATTTCTTGTTTTGTAAAACCTTTATTTTTCAATTCTTCTTTGCAATCCGATAACCATTTATTATATTTTTTGTCAAAATTCATGGCAGGTTGCTCCTTATGGTTAGATGGTTTATTTCATGTTCCCCAGCGCGGTCTCATAGCCTTGCAAGGGGTAAATTATTCGCCATAACAAAGGTTATACAAGCAATCTCCGCACAATTTGAATTCATAATAATTGTCGAGGTCTTCTTGTGCATCTTGCAAGGTAAGATATCCCTTGCAATCATAAACGGTATTACCCAAACCAGGAGAACAATAATCACAACCTTGCCATGTGAAATAACTTTCTTCCTCGTTTTCGAATAACCCGTTAGAAATTACCGTTTTGATGATTTCTTTTAAAGATAAATTTTCTTTTTTCATTGCCTTAATTCTCCTGTCTTATATTTAACTTCTTACATTTGCCATAACTTATGATAACATTATGGCAAAAGAAAAAAGTTAATTTTTCTCCCGGTTTTCATACCTCTTGTTTTTCTTGTCAATAGCACGGCCAGCAATTTTGATATCTTTGGAATTCGCTTTATAGATTGATATCCCACGCTTGCCTAATTCCCTGATTAAGTCTTTATTCATGGTAAATTTCTCCTTTTATGGTTAGATGGTTAAACAATTCCCCAGATTTCTTTAAATCCGCGGGAATTCTTAATGTATAATGTCATATTACCATGATCATTTATATGTAAAACTTCTCCGCGGTAGTCTTTTGGTACTTCTGATAGGTCCGAAACTTTTAACCCGTCAAAATCATATTCCATATCTTCAGATAACCAGTAACCATAATCCGCGCCGTCTCCAGGGTGCGCGCCAAAATAGAAATATGGCGCGGCAAAATCGCCCAGCTTGTCGAATAACCATTCAAGGTCATAACCCGCGGTCTCAGAATGAAAATATGAATCGTCAACGTCTTTATCCGCGGCGCGCCTTATGCGGTTTATTTCCCTGAGATAACCCCGCGCCTTGCTTTGCCTTACTTGCCAGTCTAATTCGTCAAGAAACGCGGGTATCAAATCCCTTTCCTGCATAGTCCCATGTGATACTGTTCCCATGGGATAACTTTTGATTTTCCTTTTCATGGTAATTATTCTCCTTTAAGATAGATAACTCTTTCCCCATTTTCGGGATAGAGTGAATCTTCAGCATCAGCCGCGGCCATAGCTTCGAGGTCTTCGCGGCAAGTATCCATAACGTATTCATGCATAAACCAAGGGGTTTTCATTGCCTCAGCTTTTTCTCCCGCAGCGTCAATCCTTGCCTGCAAATCATCTCCATTTAATGAATCATTAAAACGTATGTAACCTTCACATATCGCCTTTAATAATTCATTCAAGGCGATTTCCCTAGCTTCACTTTTTTGCTCCTCAGTTAATTCTTGATAAGTTTTCATATTTTCACCTTTTACTTTTATTTAACTTCTTACATTTGCCATAACTTATAATAACATTATGGCAAAAGAAAAAAGTTAAATTTCTTCGATCATGGTAAGATGATAATTACCATCTTCCGTTTTCAAAATCAATCGATCATTATGTTTTGCGTTAATTTGAAACGCGGCAAAGATACTTAAAGATAGAGCACAATCGGCAAACCGCAAGATATCCCCTTGCATAGTATTGTAATTTTCCTCTTGATTATTTGCCGATTGAAATCTTAAATTGATATATCGTTTCATAGTATATTCTCCTTTAACAGCTAGGCAAAGGCTTAAGCCAATTTACAGGCACGTTGTAAACCATCGGCCTGCAATCCTCTTCCGCGTTATTAAATAAATCATGCAAAAGACAATTTAATAAAACAGAATCATCTTTTTCTCTGGCCGCGTGTATCATTTTAAAAGTCTTTAAAGAATTTTCGGGAGACATAATTTTAATTCTCCTTACCATTGGATTTTTAGTCCCGCAAATGATTTTTTTTCATAATTATTATGGCAAATTTCAGTATTTTTAGAAATAAAATTAGACTTGTTTTTGAGATTATTTTTGCTATTTTTTAGACAAAACCCTTTGCTCCTAGAATCTTTCAAAAGTCTAAAGAATTCACAATCTTCACAAGTAGGAACGCGGCAACCTAATTTTATTTTACTCATAATCTTACCCCTTTAAAAAGTTAATGCAGAAAGGATAGTTAAAAACAATTCCTTCAGATACAAGGATATACATAAACCGATTAACAAGGCATTTATCATGCCAAAAATAACTTTATACATAATCAACCTCCTTATCTGAATTTTATCCTAATTTATACCTTGGAAAAACCTATGTCAATAACGCAAAATTCATACCATATCAATTATTTTAAAGAAAAATAATTGAAAATAAATTCATAGGTGGATATTAGGTTAGCTGGGGGAATAGAGGAGAAAGGGATATGAGGATATAAAAGAATGATTATAAGATATGTGAATGATATATTCATAAAGTGAATATGATTATAAAAAGTGAATATGATTATAAAAAGTGAATATGATTATAAAAAGTGAATGATACGTCACTTTATGAATATGTGAAAAAAATTAATGATATTAGATAAATAATGGGATAAGAATTTAAGTGAATGAATTAAATGGGTGCAAATTGTTCCTATTAGTGGGTGCAAATTGTTCCTAGCTGGCCCTGCTCACCGGAAACCAGCGCGACATTTATACATATCAATACATACGTTTCATGCATATCACTTAAAATATATAATAATATCACATACTTAATTCTATACCTTTTCACTATAGAATACTTTCCCATATATAGATATATTTATCCTTTAAAATAATTCACTTTGGCATGATATTAGCGTTATTGACAGGGTAATTTTTAAGATTTAAGATATGGATAATTAAAGATAAAGGAGATTGATTGATATGGAATATTTCGTAAGGGAATTAGAAAATGTGGCCGATGTTGCAAAAATCGTCAACCTTGCTAAAAAGGTTTTCACCAAAAAAGATGATTTTGACCTTGCGATTTCTAAGCTTGTCAAGGTCAATCAAAAATGGGAAAACCAGATTTATTTTCAGGTATATTGCAAATAACTATAAGGAGATTTCACAATGAAAACTTACAGGGTAACACTTACCGATGATCAAGGGGTTTTTCTTTGTGTAGAATGCGCCTGAGAAGCTGTAGATATCCCGCATATCAAGCGATAATTAGTGGACCTATACTTTCCCACGGATTGATAGAAAAGATAGGTTTATGAGGTTTTAAATTGTCAATCATCATAAGGCAATTCACAAGGATGATCAAGGATATATAACTTCCTTGCCTTTCTGATAAGTGCATGATCTGCCAGCATAATTTCTCTATCCTCATTTACAGCTATCCATATATCCCTTTCTTCCTTATCTGCAAACGATTTCAAGATACCATCTTGATTATCCCTTGGTTTCTGAATAGCCCAATAAAGGTTAGCTCTTGCCCGTTTCTTAGGTGCAATTAATTTTTCCATGGATATTTTCTCCTATAAAGTATTTTCTTTATTGTCGCGCCGATTTACATATTTGTCAAGTGTAAAGTACCATAGCCCATAGCCCATATCCCATATCCCATAAGGTCATAATGTTTATATTCCCATAGACCATATCCCAGATAACATATACCATAGACCATCGGTAATTTATCTCTTCACCACCGCGCTCACATAAGCCCACAAAGGTATATTTTTTAACCCCTACCGAAACCATTAACTTTTCTAAAATACCCCTGTGAGTCTTTCTAAGACCCCTGCATTAAACGCAAAAAATAGCAATTCTTTACAAGATATGTGCTATCTTGTAAAGAAATTGAAAAGTGAATTCTAGATGGGAATCTTTGCAGGTCTTTAAAAATCTAGGTCTAAGTGATCACGCCAGATAATGCAGGTTTTTTCACCGTCTAAATTTTCCATATAAGGGCATTCGTTGCAATCCTCGAAATAGCTGCAATGAGATATTAATTTAACCTCATCCTCTTGCCAAAAAGATAAAGGATCATTTTCATAATTCCAGTTAAGTAAATCGGTTTTATCATCTTTCCAGATATAAGGAATATAACTATTATTAGAAAAAAATACCCCTTTATCATTAATCCAATTGCCAAAAAGATAAACCTTATCTTTATTCATTATCACAAATTTACTTCCGATAGTACTTTCTTTTATTAACTCTTTTATAGAATCATTATCAAGATTATTCAGAATAACTGGCGAAGAAAGCACCTTTTGTATAAAACCTTGTGTATCGGAAAGGTTTTTCTCTGCATATTCGTGGACGATACCATTGTGAGCAATTCCACAATTATCTTTCCAGTTTAAAGAATGAAGTTTTTCAATATTATCACTTGCCGGGAAAGGATGACATTTTCCTGGCTCAATTCCGCCATGTGTGGCTATTCTGAAGTGAATAACTATTTCTATGTTTTTTGCTATTTTATTCTTTTTCATTATTTTATTATCGGATAGGTCTTGAATCAATTCTTGATAGGTCATAAAACCTTTTTTCCCAATTATCAATCCATTATGGTTATACATATAACCCGCGCCGTCTTTATTATTATCCCATGAAGTTTTTAAAGTCTTTTCTTCGATAGTTTTCCCTTTTGGTTTATAAATTGCTATGCACATGATGATTTCTCCTTTAAGCGATAAATTGACCTTTTATATAAGCGATAAATTTGCCTTTTATTAACTTGGTTCTGAGGCACCGGCCTCATGGCATGGCCTACAGGCATGGCCTACAGGCATGGCCTACAGGCATGGCCTACAGGCATGGCCTACAGGCATGGCCTACAGGCATAGCCTACAGGCACCAGCCTACAGGCACCAGCCTCATGGCATGGCCTACAGGCATGGCCTACAGGCATGGCCTACAGGCATGGCCTACAGGCATGGCCTACAGGCATGGCCTACAGGCATGGCCTACAGGCATGGCCTACAGGCATAGCCTACAGGCACCAGCCTACAGGCACCAGCCTACAGGCATAGCCTACAGGCATAGCCTACAGGCACCAGCCTACAGGCACCAGCCTACAGGCATAGCCTACAGGCATAGCCTACAGGCACCAGCCTACAGTAATTTTTTCTTATCAAGATAATTGATAAGTATATCCGCTAATTTCTCTTTTTTGGTTCTAGAATTAACAAAAAAAACAAAATTTTCCCATAATTCTTTATTATCAAGTATTAATTCATTCATTAAATTCACTTTGCAGAATTCCACGACATAATGAGAAAAACCAAGATAAGCATATATGGTATCAATTTTCAACGTTCCTTTAAAGATTCTGAATTCTATAGTATGCCTATTCTGAAAATTAATTGCACTATATCTTTCCATTTTATGATCATCTTTTTTTAATCCTTTATAGATATATTTTATCCCATTACCTGATAAATTTTCAGATAATACGAAACTAGCGTATTGGCTATTTCTCTGAGCTATTTTTACTATCTGATTCTTACAAATAGAAAAAAACCATAATAATTTGGCCGTTGTAATTTCACTTATATCTTTTTTGCTTCTATGGATATGAATTCCACAAGTATCGGTATTAAAAGACTTTCCCCCATTATTTGTTACTTCTTTACATATCAATTGTAAATCATCTTGATAATTTATCCACGAATTGATATTTCTAGGGTGAAAAACTATTTCAATTCCATTATTTAATGATCCGTCCTCTTTTAAATAAAAATCATTTTCATTATTGCTTAATTCGCATAACTCTTCAGCAGCATTATCTATATCATTATATTTATCAGTTTCTAGTTCTATTCCATAGAATTCGCCTTTATTGCCATGAAATATAGGACTAGGCTTATAACCATAATCATGAATATCATCGTTTCTATTGGGGTAACATGATTCACATAAATATCTTTCACTTCTTTCATGATAATATAAATAATCAGAATGAATAGCTTCCCCACAATTATCACATATAAAATAATTTTCATTAAAACATTCATCGCAGCAACCTTCTTGTGCTTCAGAAGATAAAATTACTTTATTACAATAATTACAAGTTATATGCGAATCATTAAAACATGATTCGCATAGTGTTTTTTCCATTAATTCAGAATATAAACTATCATCTATATTGATAATTTCATTACAATTTTCACAAGTAACAAAATTATCATTATAGCATGATTCACAATAGAATTTTCCTTCTATCTCATTGCAATTTTCCCGGTAAAATTTTTCATTGCATTCATAACATTCACAAGCCGTCTCATTAAAACATTCATTGCAAAGCATATCACTTTCAACCTCTTGATATAAATCAGTTAAAAAAGTAATTTGTTTACAGCATTCGCAAGATTCATAATTAATCATGATTTTTCCTTTATCTGAATTTAATTACATAGATGATATATAAGTATAGGAATTCAGATATCTTGTCAAGAAAAAAAAAGAATATATATGAAAATAAATTTATATGCAGATAACCCTTGCTAACCATAGGTATACATACGCCATAAGGTCACTAAACGGCTATAGGCAAGCGATAAGATGATAACTGATAGATATTAACTTGTAAAGAATATGAAAGACGAATTAAGACAATAAAAAACCCCGGTATCAATCAAGATACCGGGGTTAGCCTTGCAAGAGGATTGTTAGTTTACCAGCCCCAGTCCTTCCGGGAATAGGTGATACCTGTTATATAATCATAAATTGACTGGCCGCGTAAAAGCTTTTCCCAGGTAACAGAACCACGAATGGCGCAAACGTTAATCTTGATAAACTTGCGCGGCAAGGTTTTTGATACCAAATTCATAGTTTCTAAAGTTTTCATATTCATACTCTCCTTATCGTTAATTTAAATATACTATAAATCATGAATATATGCTTGTCAAGAAAATAATGCATATATATGAAAATAATTTATATCAAGATAACCCATGATTAGACATACGCCATAAGACCACTAGACGGCCATAGGCAAGCTGATATGATGATAACCGATAGGATGGATAGGCAAGAGGTTATCAGGATAGAGCACTAGACAAGGGATAGAGCAAAGGATATCATACCAATTAACTATGAATTAACTATATCCTACCAAAAGAATATATAATCATATCATACTAATAACTCCTTGAAAACCATATATTTCATATCATCATATCAATAAAAAATTTTCATAACAAATAAACCATAACTATCTAAACATATTGGATAATTCACTAACCTGTCATAAAATAGGGATAACATACCACTATGAATATATCAATTCATGATTATCCAACAATATCATATAGATAGGTAAAATGTTTAAAATAGACCTAGACCTAGTCTATCTATCAAGTTTCTAGAAAAAACCTTACCATCAGCCTTAGAATAGGTTTAAAGACTACTCAGGATAAAGGGATATATGGCAAGATAGGGATAGATAACCAGCTAACTTGGTAAACTTCTTGCATGATGCATATGATAGGCCATAATGAGGTATGACATATAATGTTTAAATGATAGGCAAGGATGATAGATAGGTACCAAGCTGGTAGGTAGGCAAGGGATAACGGCCTATGGTTAGAATGATATGGGCATAGGTGCACTAGTGTAAAGATTGATTGATAAGATATGATAAAGGATAAGAGATAGGATTGAGTAAAGGTGAAAGGGGCGCAAAGGCAGGCTGGACGTGGGTTTGCCAGGACCAGGGGCCTACGGCGTGACCAACCCCGAGAAGCCACGGCCATACGACCGAGAGGGGCAGTTCACAATGTAGACTTATACTAGTAGCCCTTTTCTATTTCATCTATGATTTTACACACTTACATCTTGCCTTAAAAAAATATTGGGTGGTTTTTACATATAACCTCGTTACGTTTCTTATTAATACCACATGAATGGCAGCAATATTTATTTTATAGTAGTAAACAGTTTTGGTCTAACTTGTTTTACAAAAGATATTAATTCTTGTATGTGTTACATCGCCAATAATTCATTTTTCTTGCAATAAAATATCAGTGAGAATTAAAATTCTATCGCGGCTCTTTTTGTATTTATCAAATAGATGACTTGGTATCGGTTTAAATTTTCCAGCAAAAGGCATATCGCTTTTTGGTAGATAATCTCCTTCACTCATTATTGTCCCCTCATTATAATTGAGATAATAATTAAAATCATTTATACATTATTTTTATATCAACCGTTCCTTCTAACTTACCATCACAAGTTTTGCAAGCAGGAAAACCATTTAGTTCATCACTAGCATGAGGACATTGATAATATTGCTCATAAGACTCAAAGTTAATTCTCTTAACCATTGTTCCGCCATAACAAATATATTTAAAGGTTAAGTTTTTACTCATTTCTTAATCTCCATTCTTCTTTAAGTTGTTCTTTGTTTAGAGAATTGACTTCACCTATAATTAAATTTGTTTTACCACAATTTCCACAAATATCTGCTTTTGGTTTGAAGGGTAATCTTAATTGACCGCAATCATTACAGAAGTATTCAGATATTGTTCCTTTATTTGCGATTATAAGTTCAGTTTCATTCATCTTTCACACCTCATCAGTATATATATTAAAAAACACTTCATCGGTTTTGAATATTTTCTCAACTTCTTTCTTGAATTTGCTTCTGTCTTTGACTGATTTGAAGAACCAATCTATGTCTCTTTGTGACATATCACCATCAAAAGCAGTGCCGAAATTAAACCATTCACCATTGTATTTTTCTGCTATTGTGTTTAGTTTCTTTTCCATTGTATCGTTTAAAATTTCTGGTGGTCCGTAAATTTCAAAAACGTATTCTTTGGTCATTTTAATTAGTTCTCCTTTATTAGTTTGATCTGTTTTTTGTCCTTTTGGCGGTTCGCTTGGCTTTGGACTGGTGGGTTTATTCCTGTTCAATTCATTAAGACAAAATTCATCTTTTGGAGTTCGCATTTTATTTTCCCTTCTTGTAAGTTTTTCCACCATAATCAATATCTGTAACTTCAAAAGTTCCATCATCATAAATTGTCACATTTAAAATAACTTCATAACCTATAAATAGAAATTCTTGAAAATTCTTTTCCATTTCTGAGGTAACTTTAATTTCATTCTCATTAAGAAAACTTTGAAGTTCTTCCCACGCTCCCTCTTTACTACTATATGCTCCTACTGATACATCACCTAGTTTGGTTTTCATTTTCATTCCTCCTCTATCTTTTTAATCATCACATAACATCCAATTTGGGAAGTTTGGACGTTCTGTTAAAAAATAACTTCTGGCTTCTTGTTCTGTTGGAGCGCACCGAGCACATAAATAACGAGAGATATCGCCTCTGTATTTCTTATATTTCCATCCAAATTCTTGTTTAAATTTCATCATACATTTTTCACATATTTTATAAAAAAACGGTTCTACTTGTTTTAATTTGTGTGTGGGAGTTCCACATATAGATTTTTGCATCTTCATTCCTCCTCTATCTGTTTTTTATTTTTCCTGTTATAGTCTTTTTTAGACTTATGTGTTTTCCCAGGCGGTAGTAATGTACCTCTGATAAATTTCTTTTTCTTCTTTTTGCGTTGTCTTTTATTCATGACCAAACCGCTTTTTATTCATTTGTTGAAATTGGTTTTAAAAATATGGTGGGTTTTGGTATTTATAGACTTCATTACGAATATTCTTTTATAACCCAAATAATACCACCAATTAGTACAAATCCTAATATAGCTGGCCATAAAAATAAACCTACAATAAAAGAAATTCCTACCACGATACAATCTTCAAAACTGCATGGTGAAAGTTGCCTAAAAGTGTAACGAGAAAATAGATAAGCAATAAATAAACCTATGATGAGATATGTGATTTGATAAGCCATTTATTTATCTTTTTTGTTCAAAGCAGAAATACTCGACTTCAATTGTCGAAAATGGCTTATCAATTCAAAATGTCCAGGTATATTTCCGCTTTTGGCGCTTTCATAGCCGTCAAGCCATTGCAACAGCGCGTGAAGACCATCAAGATTAGATTGTGGGAGCCACACCTCTGCATGAACAGACGGCTCACTGTAAGGGTCTTGTGAAGGCGGGAGGTGGATTGGCGGGTCTGTCATAACTTCTCCTTTTTATACCCTTTATGCCTATAGCCACAACTGCTGCATCTTTTTTCTCCGAATGGCGAAGTCCAACAATTTCCATGACAATTAGGACAAGTTTTTGCTTCCATACTATTACAAGTTAGGCACACTTTGATTGAATCATAATGTCTAGGATTTTTCTTCCATCGTCTTCTTAATTTATATTCTTTATATTGAATATCATTACAATTACATGGCGATTCTATTTCATCCCAATTAAATCTCCAATACATTTCTTGCAGAGTAATATTGAAAGTTTCTTTATCACAAACTTCACACCAACCTAAAACTTCATAAACGATATTGTCAGACCCACAAATATGACAATTTAATCCACGCCTTTTATCTTCGCAAACAGTTTCTCTTCGTTTCTTTTTTCCAGATTTGTTTCTTGGGGTTTCATCTAAAGGTGGTTTTTTAGTTATTGGGTTTTTAATCATTTATTTAATTCCTACTAAATTAGTATAGTATAGTATTTATTATTCATCAAACCATAATTCAGAGCCACATTCTGGACAATTTCTTCCTATGTCTCTGACGCCAAATGTTTTGATAAAGAAAGTTTGCCAATCTGTGTAACCACAATTCTGGCAACATATCTGTACTGTTTTGCCTTCTGTTTCAAATATTGCTGTCTTGCCTTTTAATTTTCCTTTAGTTAATTTAATTTCTTTAAAGTTAGTCATTTTTATTCACCCAACTCAAATTTTTCACTACAGAATGGACAAAAATTAATTTTGCTTTTCATAAATACTATAGACCAAACTTTTTTACTAGTCCCATGTTCTGCAATAGTTTCTATTCGTATAGAACCAGCATGAATATGAGATTGTAAATCTCTGCAACATGGTTCGCCAAATCCGTAGGAAATTTCTTGTGTTGTGATTTTTTTAATATTCATTTTTAACTCCACATAGATGGTATTAAACCAACTGCCATTTGAATCATAGACCAGTCATCTTTCACTTGTGATAAACCACGAAATACAGGTCCGTGATAACCCCAACCGCTGTCCAAATCATCTGCCAATGCGATTAAAAATAAACGTAAATCAAATGCAGCTTCTTGTAATATTCTTTGTGGACCAGAACCAGTATTTCTTAAACCACCCATAGAAATTTTTAATACCCAATCCAAATATTCTTGTATGGCTTTTGCAGGATAATCAGTTAAATCTTCTAGATTGTTTTCTGCTATTTCTTCATCTGGACAAAGTTCAAGATTATAGGCAGTGTATAATTCTGTGAAATCAAAACCATCAAATATTGTTGCCATTTTATATATCCTTCTTTTTTCTTTTTACTTCTTCCATCAACACTATTTCCAAAGTTATATCCTTGCCACATATAGGACAAACATAATATGCTCGTCCTTTTCTGATACAATTTTTATAATCATGTTCACAAGTTTTATTATTCATAATTTTTACACAGGCCAAATATATGGTAAATTATTTGGCACATTTGGAAAATATTTACTGTAATGCTCTGGTAATTTTCTAATTAAATTACTTTGATGACTTAAATGAAATTCTTCGTTTTTAAACCAAGGTGGATATTCCACATAAGGCGCTAAAGGAAAGTGAATGCTCCCTCAGTTAAAGTAGAGGGCTTTCAGAGAGTCAGATTAATCTGACTCTCTTGAGATTGCATTCCCAATCTCAAAATATTTTTAGCAGCATTGAGGTCGCGGTCTATATGCAAACCACAGCACGGGCATTCGTAGATACGGTTAGCAAGGGTAAGTTTTTGCCGGTGTCCGCACCTGTGACAGTCTTGGCTCGTGTAGGCCGGATTGACTTTCACTAGATTCCTACCAGCGTTTTCAGCTTTGTAGGAGAGCATGGTGAAGAACCCGGACCAAGCTGCATCCGCAATACTTTTAGCAAGACGATGGTTATGAATCATATGGTTGACAGTCAAATCTTCAACACAAATTATTCCATATTGGGTAACGATCTTTTTGGATTCTTGATGAGAGAAGTTGTCTCTACGAAATCTTATGCGTTCATGTATCCGGCTAACCACCTTGCGGCGTTTAACTCTTTCAGATGTACATTTAACCGTTTTGCTCAACCCCCTTTGTGCTTTGGCCAGAACTTTTTCTTCTTTTTGGAAGAAGCGAGGGTTTTTGATGGAAATTCCATCAGAGAGCATAGCGAAGGTGTGCAGACCCATATCAATACCTACGACCTTGACGCTGACCATGAGATGTTGAGCCTCAACTTCACAAACAAAAGTCACATACCATTTGCCAGTAGAGGATCGGCGGATGGTGGCCGTTTTGGACTTGCCATACATCTTACGATGTATGACTATTTTAATATGACCTACTCTAGAAACTACTAATCTATCCCCTTTGATTCTACAACCAGAAGGCACTTGTGGAAAAGTTATAGAATCATACCAGCCTTTACCTTTGAATCTTGGATATCCTGGTTTGTCACTTGTTTTGATTCTTCTAAAGAAGGATTTAAAAGCCAAATCAACCCTGATAGCCACATTTTGCAAAACTTGAGAATGAGCCAAATGTATTTTATGAGCGGTTTTGATTGCTGGGAGCATCTTGGCTTGCTGGTAATAACCAAGAAATACTTCCTGAATTTCCCAAGCATATTTTCTTTGTTCAAGTAGACGGTTGTAAACATACCGACATTCATCAAGAATGGAATCTAAAGAGGATGCCTGTTTCTTGGTAGGATAAAGTCGGTATTTGAATGTTTTAAGCATTTGAGTAACCATAACTTAATTAATTGGTAAAGTCAAAGGTAAAATATTTTTTACAGGAAAAATATTCATAATACAATAGTCTCCATCCCATTACCAGTAGAATAAGTAACCTTCTTGATGCCAACGTAATTTATATAATTCATACATAAATTACATGGTTTAGCCATTCTTAATTCACCTATTTTATTTACTCTGATTACTATGATGAAACATCCTTTCAAATCTTTTTTGGCAGATAATATAGCTGCGACCTCTGCGTGGATTGATGTGGGCCATCTTTTATATTTAGGATGCAGATTGTGTCGCCATGTATTTGCATCATTATGGCCTTTGCTTATGATACCTTTGTTGGTATAGATAATGGCACCAATTTTGTGTTGATGTGTTGATTTGAATGCCTCTTCTATAGCAAGTGATATAAGTTTGTGTTGGGTCATTCAAAAAACCTTTGTTGTAAAGAATTCTTTTTTTTTAATAAATTTCAAATTTTGCTTTTATTGAACTAATGACATAATCTCTGTCTGGTAATTGGCCAAGGTTAGTGGTTTCAACCAAATCAACATCAAGTCGATATGGGCTAAAACCATTCTTTGTTCTGAAATCTTCTAACCTTTTTGAAATATCTAGTAAGATATTTTGTTCAAGTTCATGTTTTTGTTTTTTGAAATTTCCAATTGTTAACTCATTAATTTTTGACATATGTATTCTCCTTATCTTTAGAATTGATATCTTTCAATGGACATTTTTCTGGAAAATCTCCTCTATATTCATTTCTTGGAATATCTAAATCTTTTCCTAAATCTCTAATTATTGTAACCCACCAGACTTCACTATCTGGAAAGTAACACCAATATCCAGCAGTACCATCACACTCATATTCATCTTCATTTTCGGGATCGTTATAATCACAATACCATTGTCTAAACAGACAATCTTCACATTTGTCAATTTCCATGTGTAATAATTTAGTCATACTGTTTCTTTCTCCTTCACTTCATCCATTAATTTTAGAAAGTCCTCTTTTGATATATCACTATATAATAACTCTTCAATTATTTCTAGTATGTGTTCTTTAACATATTGTTTCGGAAAATAATGCTTTCTTAATTCATCAAATGAATTGAAGATTGGCAATTATTATTTACCTTCTAAGACATCTTTTCCAATTGAACATTCAAGACATTTTCCAGTACAACAATCACAATCACATTGATGGATCACATCAATTAATTTTTCGAATCTTTTTAAATCTTCTTTCCAACTATAAAGTATGTCATGAACCATATCGCCACTGGTTTCACCATCTGCTCGTTTAAACCAATCATCAAGACTTGCGTAGGCCATAGAAATTTATCCTAGTCAATTTGGAATCGACCTGCTGCCCTAATCGCCGGGGGAGCGTTTAGCATAGGGCAGCGGGTCTCAGGATAGGTGACTCTATCCTTTAGTTACCATATTATATGAGAGAAGAGCCTGTGTCAAGGTATTTTTGAGAAAAAATTTCAATTTATTTTCTCCAATTATTTTTCTTCTAATTTTGAAGATAATTCAAGGACTTCTAGAGGGCAGTCTTTCCAATCATGTACCCAACAAACAATTAAGTCGCACCCCTTTGGGTCATGACCATGTTGTTCAAAAGACTTGCTATTGTATTCAAATTCAATTTTGACTTTTTCATAAGAGCCATCTGCTCTTATTAGTTTAGCTTCACAATCTGGGAAATCTTTTTGTATACTTTCTACTGAAAAGCCAAGTTTCTCTACTAACATCCCAAAGAGGAAGACTACTCCCAATTCATTTGTTGGGGCGTGTCTTAATCCTGGGAAATCAATAGAGGGGCCATATTTCCTTCTTGATTTTGTCTTGGTTAAAATTCGGAGTCCATTATCATCATTCTTTGTTATTTTACCTAGATTGATTAACTCAATCGCTTTTGAAATGCTACCGAATTCTTTTTCATAATGTCTAGCATTGTAATCTAGATTTTCTTTGATTTCTGTTTTTGAAGGTTTTCTACCTAATTTTTGTACCAAACAACCCAATTCACTTAGCATTAGAAGTCTATTGCGGTTGTAAATCCTACTTGGTTTCAAATCGGCTTGTATTAATGCTTCGCTAAATCCTCCAAACGCTCTGATGATTGTTGCTGGGCTGACTTGGCCGTCTGCTTCAACTTGTTTGGCAGTTGGATTATTTGAATTAACTCTTTTGGATAAATCTTTTAAATAAAGAATTATTTCTTCTTTATCTGATGATTTCATTGGTCCCGGAGGTCTTCTTCCCATAGATATTCATCCTTTTTAAATTTTATATTATAACAATTATTTTATTTTTAGCGAAACATTTAATTCTTCAAGTCTTCTCTTCTTTGGTAACAATTCTAATTCCTCAATCCTTTGTTTATTTATATCTCCTTTCCACCATCTCACTTTGACAGTTGCAAGACTAACATTCATTAATTTTGCTATATCAGACAAAGTTATACCTTTTGAAGATAATTCATATTTTATTTTTTCAAATCTTTCTGACAAATCTTGTTGTTCTTTTTGTATATAGTTAATATGGCATTCCTCAGAACAAAACCCCTTCTTGTTATTATTGTCGTTGTATTTTGGGATAAAATTATTTTCACAATTTTTACATCTTTTGTTTTTTTCTATATTTGTATTAGTCGTTTTGTTTTTGCAAGATGGACAAACAATTTCTTGAGACCAATTTCTCCTTTTTATCTTTTTATCACATATCGAACATAAAAAGTCTTCTGTTTTACAAGAATAGTTTTTGCGATGTCCTTTAATGTATTTTTTTGGTTCTTCTTTTTTATATTTGCCAATAGAACTTTTTAATACTTCTGTTTTCTGTCCACAACCACAATGACAATAACCGTAAGGAATGGATTCTTCTTCTTTCTCTTTTTCTTTTCTATTTGGTTTGTTTTTAAGACAGGAGAAGTCTTTTAATTTAGAGAAATCATAAATTTTATTGAAGTAAATTGTGGTCGTATCAAAATCTGGATATGAAACAACATAAACCTCATTGTTGTTTTCAAAGACAATGAAATCACATTTTGCTAAGGTAGTTAATCTATAATGTGTTTTTATTTTTGATAATTTGCGAAGAACAAATGTTTTTTCATTTTCCGCCTCATATAAAATACTATTTAATTTAATATATTTTATACCCTCTTCTTGTAATTTTGAATTAAATGGTTCTGGAAGATTGTTCTTGATAATACAAGTAGTTTTTGACTTCTTTTTTAAACTTAGTTTTTCTTTCCCATGTATTATATCTAAAATTTGTTTAACTCTTTGTCTAGATTTTGACATTAATTTAGCGATATCAACCATACTAGTTAAAGGATCGTTTGGGTAATCTAGAATTAGATTATAGACTAATTCTCCATATTTTTCTTTGATTTCTTTCAATCTTTCTTTTTTATTTTTTCTTGGTCCTTTTCTTCCAAATTCTTTTTCTCTAATTTTGTGTTTTGCCAGAAAACTAGAGACACTTTGGATACTAGCACCTACGGTATTTGAAATTTCTACAATTTTAAATCCTTGCCAATACCATCTTGCTAGTAAATAACTATCATATACATTAAGAATTGTATTGCTTGAATTGCTCCATAATATATTCTGTGTTTTTATTTCATTTAAAATAATTTGATAATATTTTGGTATTTTGTTGCTCTTGATCCAACCTAAAATAGTTTCAGGGGTTCTATCAATTAATTTAGCCAATTCACGCCTATTTGCAGTATTCCTAACTCTGAATAAAAAGATTAAATCATCTACTGTAATTTCTTGGTTTTTAGAATTCATTAATTTCTCCTCTTTTTTGTTTCCTTATTTGAATTTATTATAGAATTTTTAAAAATATTTGTCAATAGAAAAGTTTCAAGAATCCTCAAAAAATTTTTAGAGAAAAGAATTTTCAAGAAATTTTTAGAATAGAAGAAATTCTAAAAATTAAACAGAATTTAAGTAAAAATTGGTCGTTACGGACCAATTTATACAAAAAAGTAGGTTGTAATGAAATTATTTGCTGTCTGTCCTACAAAAATGCAACTTTAGTCTTGACAAATAATTTCCAATATTCTATAATAAAGGTATCAATACAATTAAAATTTAGACGATTTCAAGTCAATATATTTTAGAGAGAGAAGATGGCAAAGAAAATTATCAAACGAATCAAGAAGGAAAACCCACCAGCGAATGTAATTCCTATAGCAAAAGGGTTAGACCTTCCAATCCCGCTAGAAAAAAGTTCTCACAAAATAAGAAAAATTCCTGCTGAGAAAAAAGTAAAATCAAGTGTAATCAAAAATTGGGAGCCTACTGAGGAAGACAGAGTTATTGTTGCTGGGATGGTAGCCACTGGCAGCACACCAGAAGAAATAGCCCAAGTCATCTGCCCTTATGGTCCTATTAGTTATTCTACTGTTATTAGAAAGTTTGGTTATGAGTTGAAATACGGAAAAGTCCATTTCAAGAAATATTGGATGGGGGAAATAATCAAGAGAGCAACTACAGACAAAGGTGCTATCCTTTTGAATATGGGTTACAAGGAATGGTTTGGTAGTGCTTCGCCAGAGAGAAGGCAGCCTGTTGGTAAGGGATATCAGAAAGAAGATGAAGAAGAAACTTATTTTGAAAAAGTTGGCAAAGAAATTGGAGGCATGGTGGATACTTTGCCTAAAACACCCAAAAAGGTTGAAAACGAATAATGTCACCTAAACACAGTTATGGAGCATCAGAGTCAAAACAACTTGGAAATGATTTTCCGGCTAGATGGACCAAATTAAGAGATCACGATGAGCAATCTAGACTTATAAACAGTCCAGCCAGATTTAAAGTAGTTCCAGCAGGAAGGCGTTCTGGAAAATGTCTTGCCAAAGGCACACTTGTTACTATGGCCAATGGCAAACAAAAACCAGTAGAGAAAATTAAAGCTGGTGACATGGTATTGTCTGCCAATCCAATGTATGTTTTGGAGCCTAAAGAAGTAGAGCACGTTTTAAAGAATGGAAAGAAGTCTATTGTACAAATAAAATTATCAGGGACTAATGAAGCATATAGATATTTAAAATGTACTTCTAACCATCCAATCTGGGCTAATAAAAAATGGGTTGAAGCAGGTAATCTAGAAAGAGGAATGTTAGTAGCAGTGTCTAAACAATATTCTGATGGTTGTGAATTTATTCCATTGACTTATGATGAAGTAGTGAATAATACCAAATATGAACCAGTTAAACATCAAGGATATAGAAAAGGATATGATGAAAATATAAAAGACGCGCCATCAGATTTATTAAAAGTAATTAAAGATTGGCAAAGGGGTTTTAAAGATAGAAATACTAAACAATGTATGGAAAGAATATCTTTACATCAATTAAATAAAATAAAGAAATATTTAGACTTAAACTTATACAACTTTTTACTTAATGCAGATATAACATGGGAAAGAGTATTATCAGTAAAGGAAGTTAAACCAGAAAAAACTTACGATCTAACAGTTAAAGATTATCACAATTTTCTTGCTAATGGAATAGTCACACATAATACTGAATTGGCAAAAAGAAAATTGATATTGAGATGTATTGATCCATGGAATACTAATATAGATATGCCATTGCCATGTACATTGGACCCTATGAGTTGTTCTAAAGATTATGGGCCAAGATATTTTGTGGCTGCGCCTACATGGGGACAAGCAAAACGTATTTATTGGGCTGATCTGAAAGCCATGGTGCCTGATTGGGCATTGCCAGGAAGGGATAGAAGAACAGCTATTCGTGAATCAGATATGGTGATTAAGTTTAAGAGTAGTGCTGAATTGTGGGTTATTGGGATGGACAAACCTGAGCGTATTGAGGGATCACCCTGGGATGGTGGTGTACTGGATGAATATGGCAATATGAAGTCTAGGGCATGGCCTGAGCATGTGCGACCTGCACTGTCTGATAGAAAAGGATGGTGTGACTTTATTGGGGTGCCAGAGGGCAGGAACCATTATTATGAATTATCTGAATATGCAAAACAGAAAGTTAGAGAAGCAAAACAAAAAGGGACACAGAGTGAGTGGGATCAATTCCATTGGATTTCGGCTGACATACTTGACGATGAAGAAATAGCATCAGCACGAGAGTTTCTTGATGAGATGACCTTCCGGCAAGAATTTTGCGCGGATTTTTGTCACTTCGCTGGGAGAGCATATTACCCATTTGACGAAAGACTTCATTGTTGTCCACTTGAATATAATAAGAAACTACCATTAGTTTTTTGTTTTGACTTTAACATTAATCCTGGTGTTGCTGTTGTATGTCAAGAACAAATTATGCCTGGGGTTGTTGAAACCGTTTATGATAAAAAAGATAACAAAGAATATAGTCGTCCTGTGATTGGCACTGGTGTAATTGGAGAAGTACATATTCCTCAAAATAGCAACACTGTTGCTGTGTGTAATAAGCTAATTTATGATTGGGGTATGCATGAGGGAGAAATCCATCTGTATGGCGACGCCACTGGTGGTTCTGGTGGTTCTGCAAAGGTTGAAGGCAGTGATTGGTCGATTGTAAAAAAATGTCTATTTTCACATTTCAATCCAGAAAGAACGTACCTTTTCGTGGATGATAGCAACCCGAGGGTCAGATCAAGGATCAACGCGACCAACGCGAGACTTCTTTCAATGTCTAATGTTGTACGGATGAAATTTGACAATCGAAGATGTCCTAATATCATCCGTGATATTGAGGGGACAAAAATACTTTCTGGCGGTGTAGATATTGACAAAAGCGATCCTACTATAAGCCATGCCTCAGACGCCCTTTCCTACTACTGTGCAAAACGCTTTCCCATCGATGAGAATCAAGGACGCTCGGTTGAAATCTTGTGGTAATCCAATAAGTTATATATTAAGGAATAAATAATGCCAAAGAAAAATAAAAGAAAATTTTATGTTTATATCCTAAGAAGACCCGATAATCATGACCCTTTTTATGTATGGTTATCTCAACCTTTCTATATAGGAAAAGGATTTGACAAAAGAATTATTCAACATCGTGATTATACAATTAAATATTTAAAAAGTGGAAATGAGTGTTATGTTGAAAATTTAAGAAAGACAAATATAATTATATATTTATGGAAGAACCTTATCGATTTTGAAGAAGAAATATTATTTGATAACCTTACAGAACAGGAGGCATTTGAAATTGAAAACAAAATGATTCTTTTTTATGGTAGAGAAAACAATGGCACTGGCATTCTTGCTAATATGACTGATGGAGGGGAGGGTTGTTCTGGTTATAAACACACAGAAGAAGATAGAAAGAGGATGTCTGAAATACAAAAACAATTAGATAATAAGGGTGAAAATAATTCTAATTTTGCTCATTATTGGGATGAAGAAAGAAGACAAAATCTGAGCAAAAAACAAAGCGGGGAAAATCACCCTTGGTATGGTAGAAAACATACTAAAGAAGAAACAGAGAAAACTAGTAGGATAGCTAGAGAAAAAGCAATTACAAACGGGAAGGTCGAAGCATGGCAATATGAACCAAGACCATGTGAACACTGTGGAATTGTTTATGAACCTAAATCAGCAAATGAAGCGAAGAAGAAAAGATTTTGTTCCAAAGAATGTTTTGATTTGTTTAGGCATAAAAATGTAAAAGATAGAATTTGTCCTAGTTGTGGGAATTCTTTTAAACCTAGGAGTAATTCACAAAAACAAACTTTCTGTTCTATAGAATGTAGAAAGGAAGTTCATAAAAATAGACCTTTTGGAAATACGACTAAAAACAAAGGTAATGTAAAAAAATATGAGCCAAGGCCGTGTAAAGAATGTGGCACTATCTTTCAACCAAGTATAGATGATAAAAAATTTTGTTGTAAAAAGTGTTATGACTTAAATAGAAGTAAAAATAAGAAAAGTAGATATGAGTCTCAAGTTATTAAAAATAGATATAAACCAAATATTAATCAAGGACTATAAATGCCCACTAAAAATCAAAATGAAGAATTAGAACATCTTCGCAATCGTTTGAAACGACTTAGAAGAGGTTATCTCAATAATTGTCTAATCAAAGAGAATCCTTGGGATGAAGAATTATTTCATTTTGATAGATTAGGCAGAATCACACCTCAATTGGATGGCTATGCGATCATTCCAATGGAGGAATATAGATTTATAACCAAAACTAGTGGCCCAGAGAAACACAAATGGCCTTGTCCAAGATGTGGTAAAAAACGAACAAAAGATGGTCACGATCCATGTATTGCCAACTTACCAGGAGTAACTGCTGCTTGTTGTGGTCATGGCGTTGAGACTGGATATGTCATGTTTGAGGATGGTAGAGTAATAAGAGGTAATTTTGATTTTCAATGGGAAGATGGGTATTGATGAATGAAACATAAAATGATTGGTATCACATTAAATATTGATTCTCTAGATGAAGAAGAATACGATTTTCTTCTTGATAAATATTACAAAGAAGAATCTATTCAAGTCTTGGTCACAGACATTTCAATTGATTATTTTGGCGAGAAGATAGAAGGCAAAGCCACTTTGAAAGTGTTTGAAGATTGAACGGAGAAAAATCAAAATGTCTAACCTAACTAAATCAATAATTTCACTAGCTACCATCATATCATTTTGCTTTGGCGTTTATTTTTTCGTTGACAAGACTTATGCTAGAGATGAGAAGGTAATACTTCTTGAAAAAAGATTAGATTATAAAATTCAAACTGATGTTTTGTCAAACGATCAATCCAGACTTTGGAAATTAGAAGATAGGTTTGGTTCAGATTGTGATAAGGTTACTGATCCAGTCATTAAACAAGAAATGAAAGAACTGAAAGAAAAGATAAACCAACAGAAACAGAAATTAAATAATTTTAAATAGGATAATGACTATGTTTCATTGTGCAACATTTTCAGACAGATTGAAAAAGATTAAAGAAAAATTCTTTGAAATTTATGACAAAGGTTTGATTTATGCTATCATAGTCGATCCAAAGACAGGAAAGAAAATCACTTCTTTGAAACATAAGGACTGACCAAATGTACAACACACAAGACCCAACAATAATCTACGAAACCTTTTGGAAAGACTTAGTTGAGAATTTAGATGGCACCATCAACAAAGACAGATTAATCAGAGAGCTATCTGATTATTATTGGCTACTTTCTTCTGTCAGTTTGGTTTACGACCATGTCACTGGTGGAAGAATTAGTAAGCCTAACACTTTGCCAGAGACAGTTATTGTTGAAGCAGATGACTATATGAGAAAATTGTTTGATGAAGAATTGGAAGAATCAGAGAGGATAAGAGAAGAAGACCTTCAAATAGAAAAAGACTTAAAACATGAAATAGAGACTATTAATAAATTATGAAATATCTTCTCATATTTTTATTTTTACTTATCCCAATGTCACAAAACGCATTAGAAGTTTTGTCTGAAATTTCTGGTGTTAATCTCTATTCCGGCACAATGGATTATCAACCAGATTATACCAATGTTTTGCTTCATGGTTATGGGATTAAAGATAAGAAAGATATTGAAGTGTGGTGTAGATGGAAGAATGGTCAACCTTTGTTTATTTGGACAAATGAAATTCCTAGAAAGAAGTTTGAAATATGAAAGTAATAGATTTTTCTAAACATAAAAATATTAAAGAGGAGTATTTGTCAGAAATTGAGGCTTGGGATGCGCTGACTAGTTTGACAGAGGATGAAGTTTTGTTCATTAGTAATGACAATGGCAAATTGAAAATAGCTAGAATAAAAGCGAAAAGATTCTTGATAGATACAGAAAAATTATAAAAGGATAAATAATTATGGCAATAGCGATTGATGACGATGGACGTGTTTTATTAGACTCTTACACGGGGGAGAAGATTCAGATTGATATAAAAGGAGATTCTTCTGCCAGTACAAAAGGAGATATTTCTAAACCTTGCAATAATTATGTCCAACAACAAGCAAGACTAGATTTAATTAGAACTTTGCTTGGCGGTACTGAGGCAATGCTTGCAGCAGGCACTACTTATCTTCCTAAAGAGCCTAAAGAGAGTACAGAAAATTATAATAATAGATTAAGTAAAACTATTCTATTTAATGGTTTTGGAAGAACTGTTTCATATCTTACTGGGCAAATATTTTCAAAACCAATTACTTGGAAAGAAGATATTCCAGTAGCCATTCGTGGTACAAAAAATAAGGATGGTTATATAGAAGATATGGATTTAAGAGGCAACAATGCTGATGTATTCCTTGCAGATGTTTTTTCAAGAGGGATAAGTGATGGTGTTACCACTTGTCTTGCTGAATATCCTCCTACTGATGGGCCAATGACTAAGGCCGAAGCAGATAAAAGAGGTTTACGTCCATATTGGGTGCATATTCCTACTGAGTCGATTATAGGTTGGAAAACAGAAAGAAGAAACGGGAAAGAGGTTTTTACTCAACTAAGAATTAAAGAAGTGTTTGAAAAAGATGATCCAGAAAATTCTTATAATACTGTTGAAGTTAATAGAATCAGGTTGCTTGAACCTGGGAAATATGAAGTGTGGGAAGAACCAGATAAGACAAAACAAAAAGACAATAGCGATTGGGTTAAAATAGATTCTGGTACAAACTCAATTAAAGATTTAATTCCTCTTGCTGTGTTTATGCCAGGAGAAAGAATGTCTGCGTTGACTGCTAAACCTCCTTTGGAAGATTTGGCTTATCTTAATCTTTCTCATTGGCAATCAACTTCTGACCAAACTAATATTTTGCATTTTACGAGACTTCCTATTTTATTTGGCAAGAAATTATCTGAACCAAACAAATTAGGCGAAATAGAACTTGGTCCTAATAGAATGATTCATTCTGACCATCCAGACTCAGAACTTAAATATGTAGAACATCAAGGCGCTGCTATTAATGCTGGTCATTCCCAATTGATTGATTTAGAAACTAAGATGGCTTTGTTCGGTTTGCAATTACTTATGCCTAATACTGGCAATGTGACTGCTACTGAAAGAGCATTGTCATCTGGTGAAAGCGATAGCACATTAAGAAGTTGGGCATTGGAATTTAAAGATTTTGTTGAGCAATTGCTTGTATTTACTTCTAAGTATATTGGCGAAAATTCTGGTGGGTCTGTTGATGTGAATACTGACTTTAGATGGATGCAGACGATGGATGCTGAAGTATTGCTTCGTGCTGCACAATTCAAGATTTTGCCTAAAGAATTGGTATTTGAAGAATTGAGACGCAGGGGCATTTTGAATGCTGATTGGGAATGGGCAGAAGTTATGGCAATGTTTGATAAGGAAGATTTTCTTGGTGGTGCTATGTCAATAGGTTCTCCTGACCTTTCAAAGTATACAAGCGTTGCTACCGATACTTCAAAGTCGCCTGCCGGGGTAGGATCGCCTTTCGCAATTAAAAGAGGGCCTGGAAAATAGTAATGATATTAAATAGTTATAAAAAATAAAATATAAAAGAGGAAATAAAAATGGCTAAAAATACTGTAGTTGATAAACCTATGAGTGAATCTGATTGGCAAGCACAGATGGACGCAGAAACAATCGCTAATGCCTCTGTGATTCAAAACGACCAAATGCGGATGGCAGCAGCTAAAAAGATGGCTGGGAAAATGGCAGAAGACAAAGCAAAGCGTATGGAAGATATGAAGGTTGAACATGACGCTTTATCTAATCTTGCTAATAAAGATAAGAAGAAAGATATGACAAATACTTCTAGACCAAAAACAGACAAACCTAAGAAGATTGAAAAGAAACAAATTAAAAAGTTGGACAAACCAAAAACCAAGGTTTCTAAAAAGGAAAAGTAAAGGAAATTAAAATGGATATCAAAGAAATTAAAGGTAGTCCTGAATTATGTCCTTATTGTGGAAGTGATAGGGTATCTCCAAACACAGAAGTTGAAATGGATGATGATTCTTTAAGGGAATTGTCCATAACTTTTTTCTGTTTGGATTGTGCTGAAAGTTATGAACCAGTATTTGTTTTTTCTGGTAGATTAATTGTTGAGAGTGAATGACAAATGGGTGATCTAATTCCACTTCAAGTTTTGCTCACAAAAATGATACATAGGGATGATAATAAAAAGAAAAAACCTCCTATTAAACGAAAAGGAGAACAGAATAATGACAGAAAACAACAATGAAGAACCAGTAGAGATTCTACACCTCTCGAAAGAAGTGATGCAACAAGGTGTTCTTTATCTTCGTGAATTTGCTTATAGTTCAGATAATTATGTGTTCACAAAAGTGTCAAGGGTGTTAGAGAATGAAGAGGAATGCGGCTGGGAGAGTAGAGGTTGGGAAAGGATTAATGGGCCAGACGGCAATCCATTATGTTGGAAGTCAGAAGAAGCGTTAAAAATATTGGCTGAAACCGCCAAAAGGAAGGGATGGGAAGTTGAGAAACACCCAGCCTATTTTTCAGATATGTCAGAATATATTAAATCTGTTAAATTCTAGAGGATATAAAAATATGTTAGCCTTTGATACAGAAAACGATGGATTGGGAATTTTTTGTGAAGTTAAAATGGACGAGGAATTATATAACGAATTTGATGCGGACGAATTGAGAGATATGTTGAATAGAGTTATAAATTCCTTTGTTAGATTGAAAAGATTTGAAGATAAGAATCCAGAACTTTATGGGATGAAGATTAATTAAAAACTTGAAGTAAAAATAAAAATACCATCTTTAAAAATACTGACTTCTAGATGGTAAGTCAAAGGAGAAGTAAAATGGTTTATCAGGAAAAATTTATTTCAGTGATTCGCGTAGATGGCAAGGTGTTGAGAGAAAAAGATGGCGAAGTTTTTATCCCATTCGGGAAAGAGTATGAAATTCAACTCAAGAATTTAAACTCACGAAAAGCATCTGTTAAGATTTCGATTGATGGACAAGATGTTTTATACAATAAGGCATTGATTATCAACCCAAATGAAACTCAAACCTTAACACGCTTTATCAAAGATTTAGATAAAGGTTACAAATTTAAATTTATAAGAAAAACGCAACAAATTTCTGATTATCGTGGGGATAAGATAGATGATGGTATCATTCAGATAATCTACACATTTGAAGAAATGAAACCAATCACGATTACTACCAACCATTATTATCACAATAATTGGGTAAATCCTTGGCAGCCTTATCCGACCGGTCCTTGGGTAACTTATACAAGTACCATTGGAGGAAGTGGAAGGGGTAGTAGTTGCGGGAATATGACTGCTGACAGTAATCCTAATTTAAATAATGATAATGTAGCTATGGCTTGTTGTTCAGAACCAAAGGATTTTTCTAAACCACTTTCTGATGAGGGCATCACAACGAAAGGCGAAGTGTCTAACCAAAATTTTGTGTATGGAGATATCGGAAAATTAGAACCTAATTCTCACACCATTATAATTAGACTCAAAGGTTATCATAATGACAAGCAAGTTGAAAAACCTTTGATGGTTAAAGAAAACCTTGTTTGTGAAATATGTGGGACGAAGAATAGGTCTTTAAATAAATGTTGTGTAGAGTGTGGAACTGCTTTGGAATTTTAATTTAATAATCATATGCCTCACAAGAGTCAATTACACCTCTTGTGGGGTATGTGGATTTTTTAAAACAAGGATGATTTATGTCTATAAAAAATTTGAATTATTTCTTATCAATAACTGGAGAATGTAGTAAATGTGGTAAAGAACTATCTGCTGTTGTTGACCCATTTGGTTATTTTGAGTTTTTTGGGGCTTTTTCTAAGATTGGTTATGCTACAGATGAAAGTCTTATAGAATTTCTTGAATATAATTTATTAGAAGACCATCTTGAGAAAGATTGTAAAAAATATTTAAAACATATGAAAGAAGTAAAAAGAAATGTTAGTCAGATTATCAAAATAAAATCATAAAAACTTATGACCATAATCCAATTCAAAAAAGTTACCATCAAATCTATTTATAGAGAAGCCATCAAAGAGATAAATAATATGTATATCTTAACTAAGGGCGGCAGCGATTTGATGGTTAGTACAGATAAAGAAGAAAGACAATTATTTGATGATGGAATGATAGACGAGATGCCACTTCTTGATTTCCATACATGGGCTAAGAATAGGTTGAATGAGTTATAAGGAGAATAGATGAATAATAAAAAGATGGAAAGATTATTAAGACAGAAGAATAAGAAAATATACAATTCATTCAATGAAGATTTATTAGAATTTGGTAAAAGATTAAGCGTTGCCCTTTGTAATTATTATACTATGAAAGAATCTATAGATATAGTAAAAAACAATAATGGCTAAAAAGAAAAGATATTGTCCACATAAACCTCACGATTTTGTTATTAATGTTTCAAAATCATCTAAGTTAATTTGTTGTAAAAATTGTTTTGATTTAGAAATAAAGAAACAAAAAGAAGAAAGACGTAAAGAAATGATAGAGTATCATGGTTTGGAATTTGTAAATAAGTTAGATTATCTTAAAAGTAAAGAATTCAAAGAAGGGTTAGATAAAATGTGGGGAGAAATGGAAAGAAAACAAAAATTAGAACTTGAAAATTATTTAAGCAGATTTAAGAGATTATAAAATGACTAAACTAACTGAACAAGAAACAATAGAATTAATACTGCTTGCCAGAAGTATAGAATATTTCTACGATCTATCTTCTTGGGAAGATGAATCGCTCAAGATTTTATTAAAATCGGTCAAGTCTGCTGAGAACGAACTACTCGCGAAGTTAAACCAATATGGATCACAAATACCGGATTGGCAAGAAGATAGAACGATAGCACTTCTTGATAATTTCAATAGAATGACTTTAGGAATTAGATATGTATTAGAAGGTGGTATAGCGCAGATTGCCAGTGAAGCGGGAGCGTCTACAATTTTGGCAATGAATGATATAGTTAGTTTTGGTGGTAGAATTAATAATTTTAACAGTGTAACATTAACAGCAGAACAATTAAGAACAATAGTTATAAATGAACCAGTTGGTGGAAAATTATTGAATGGATGGTTGACAGACACATATGGCGCAATGAGTGAAGAAATAAGACAAGAAGTGTTGACTGGAATGTTGAAAGGCGAATCATACGCAGAATTTACAAATCGCCTTAGCAATGGCTTTGACATGGCAAGGAATGATGCTGTGACACTTGCAAGGACGTATGTATCTTCAGTCAACAATTATGCAATGGATAGTGTTTACCAAAATAATAGTGATATTATAAAAAAAGTTCGTTGGGTCTCCACGCTCGAAAATGGGAACATTAGAAAAGGAACGGGCTGCTGCCTCCGATGTGCTGTTAGTGATGGTCGTGAATATAGATTGGATGAATCAAAACCCCCTTTGCCCGCTCATCCTCGTTGACGCTGCTTTTGGATGCCAGTTTTGGTGTCTTGGGAATCTCTAGGAATCAAAGATTTTGGGGAGTTAGAAGAAATTTACAGACCTTATACTATAAGACCTCCAGTTTCTATTGGTGCAGGAGGGAGGAGAACGATAGAAGAAGTTGGATTTTCTCAAGGTAATTTTGGAGAATGGTTTAATACTAGGAATGATAAATTTAAACTTGACTTACTTGGAAAAAATCGTTTTGAATTAATTAAATCTGGAAAAGTTAAATGGGATGATTTAGTAACGAGAGATACAGCAAAATTGGTATTATTAAAGGACTTGCTATAAAATGGGAAAAACAAAATTTAATAGTTGCTTATTTTGTGATAAGAAATTTAAAACTAGTATTCGTAATGAACATAAATATTGTTCACATGAATGTTATCACAATGCTCAGAAAAGAGGCGATTATAGATCAACAAATATATTAGAAGAAATACAATGTAGTGTTTGTGGAATAGTTAAAAAATCAGATCAATTTAAACCAAAATATGTGATGTGTAAAGAATGTCAATTATCTTTACAAAGAGAAAGGAGAAAAGAAAAATTAAAATATTACAAAGAACATCCAGATGAAATTAGGAAATGTGCAAGATGCAAAGAAGATCATAAATTAAGTGATTTTTTGACTATAAACTATTGTAGGGAATGTGCTAAAAAGAAATTAAAAAAAGAAAAAGAGAAGGCTTTAGCCAAATTTGATCCAGACCCAAATAAAGATAAAAAATGTAGAACTTGTGGAAAAATCAAAAAAGAAATTGATTTTTATCCTCTACAAAATGCATGTAAAAAATGTTCTAGTATAGAAAATGTGAAGAATAGGGATAAGAGATTTGAAAAAGGTGATACTTTAAAAACTTGTCCAATATGTAAAAAGACTAAAACTACATCAGAATTTCATAAAATGGGTTATTGTAAAGAATGTACAAAAACCGATCCAATTCTTAGATTAAATAGAACTGTAAAAGGTGGCATAAGCAAGTGTTTGAAAAGAAGGAATAGTTCAAAAGATTGGCATAAGTGGGAAGAAATGGTTGGTTATACAGCAAAGAAATTAAAAAAGCATCTTGAAAAGCAATTTACAATAGAAATGAGTTGGGATAATTATGGTAGTTATTGGCACATAGACCATATCATTCCGTTGAATTTTTTTAATTTTCAAAATGCTGAAAGTTCTGATTTTAAGAGAGCATGGGCATTGAAAAATTTAAGACCATTGAAAGCAGAAGAAAATTTAAGCAAAGGGGACAAATTATTGTTTCCCTGTCAAATCACATTGGGATTTTAATAAGTATTATTTGGAAGATTGGAAGAAAGGAAGAAGTATTAACCTTTATTAACCTTTAACATTTTGGGAGGTTATATGATTTGTGCAACCATCATGAAATTTGGCCATGTGGTGTGGAAGAGTGCATCCACTTTGGAGATATGTCAAATAAATGTTTATGTTTAGACTCAGAAAATTACAACCAAACATGCCCGATAAAAGGTCGTAAAGAGGAGAGTACAGAATGTCCAGATATGAAGTAAAAGATAATTTTCTTTACATAGATGGTGAACAAGTAGAATATAGACCATCGCCTAATCATGGTGGAGAGATTTCACCAATTTTTATTGTTGAACATTATACCGGGGACAATTCGCTTGAGGGTGCTTTATCTTGGCTTTGTGCATCTCGGTCTCAAGTATCTGCTCATGTTGTAATTGCTAAAGATGGAACTATTTATCAATTACTTCCATTTAATATTAAAGGATGGCATGCCAAAGGACATTATAATGGTCTTACGGTTAATTCTCATTCTATTGGGATTGAAAATGTTGGAAATGGTAGTGATTGGCCAATAGAACAAATAGAAGCCAATAGGAAATTGATCACAGCCTTGGGAGAAGTTTATAAGATTGAAGATATTTTTGGTCATGTAGATATTCCTGACCGCACTGCTGGTAAAGTTGACCCTGGAGAACTTTTTCCTTGGCACGAAGTCGTTGATTATTAAGGAGTCTTTATGATTAAAAAAGAAGAATTTGAATTATGTAAAGAATTAGCACCAATCATCAAACCACTTGCTGAGAAATATGATTGGAGGCCAGAAGTTATCGCGGCAATCATTTCTAGAGAATCAAGATTTGGTTTGATACTTGACCCAGATATGACAGGCGATAATGGTCATGGGCATGGTCTAGTTCAAATTGACGACCGCAGTTTTGGTAGTTGGTTAGCTAATCATGATTGGCAAGACCCATTTACCAATATAGAGATGGGTGTTAAAATATTGACAGACAAATATAATTATCTGAATGAACATGGTGGTTTTGATAATATGAATCAAGAGGAAGCTGAACAAGCAGCAATCGCAGCATATAATTGTGGTGAAGGGAATATGATGAGAGTTATCCGCAATGGCGAAAATATTGATAATAGAACTGCAAATAAAAATTATTCTTCTGATGTCTTGGATAGAGCAGAACAATTTAAGGAAATATTCCAAGGATAAACAATTATGGGATTAAGTTTAATATGGTCATTTATAAGCAGCAAGCTAGGGATCATAGTGATTGCTTGTCTTGCTATAGGCGCGTTTGGGATATATAACAAACTGTCTGCTTGGAACTATGAAAGCAAAATAACCAAGATAGAAAAAGAAAGAGATAAAGCATTGGTTGATTTATATCAAGAAAGACAGAAAGTAGCTGATTTGGAAGCTACTATAAAATTTCAAAGAAACCAACTATCTTTAAGACAGAAGGTGCAGAAGGAGACTTCTGATGTTAAGAAAGCAGTTAGCGACAATAACCGTGATTATCTTTATGACAATTGGAATAGGATGTACAACAATAAAGTACCTCCCACCTCAACCAAGGACACCAGCAGTAACATTAAAAGACCTAACACCAAGGCCAAAGCTAAAGCCGCCGAGTAGACAAGACTTCGACAAGATGCCTCTTGGTTTTGTTGGCGAACTTGAAGAGTACATGATTGGTGTTGAAGGTGGTTTCGATGAAAGAGATATGGCGATTGAGGCGTTGGTAGAACAACTTACTAATGTGGTTCCTGTTGAACCAAAGAAAGAAGATACTAAAAGCTGGTATCAATTTTGGAAATAAGAGGGTAATTTATGACCAATAAAATTTTAATTCAAGAAGAACTTCTCAGAATAATGACTGAGGCAGAAAGATGGCAGACAATAGAGTTGGCGTGGAACGCCCTGCTCGCTGTCAGAAGAATTGACGAAGAATTGGAAAGAGAAAAAGTTTGGCATAGTGGTGGAATAATTGTCAATAACTTTCCTCCTAATGAAGATGATATTCGTAAGATTATGTGTAATGGTTGCTCAATTAAATATGATGTTAATGAAGATGAAATTAAAAAAGTTATCAAGAGCGGTGTTCTTGATAAAACTCTTTCTGATGCTATGAGTAGAGAGATGAACAGAAGAGGAATAAGAATTTAAAACCTATTAAAAAGGAAAATAAATGATAGATAAAAATCAAGCACTTGAAAAGTTTGCTTCAATAATCAAGGAACAAGGAACTATTTCTGCTGTAGTTTACGACACTCTGAAAACAGAGAAACCATCTAGACGAGTCCTATATCGTTTATTTGGAAAATGGGGAGATGCACTAGAAGAAGCCAAGAAATATCTGGCTGAGATGGGCGATGAAATTCCTGTTGTAGAAAAAGAAGAAACTGGACCAAAAACTTCTGATGCAGAAGAACAAGTGAAGAAGTTGCAAAGACAAGTGCAGGAATTAACTAGACATATACAGACGCCTAGTTTATGTTTGGAAGGAACACATCATAAGTTTGGCATAGTTTCTGATAACCATTTTGGAAGTTTATATTCTGACTATGCTTTGTTGAATTTTGCTTATGATACATTTGAAAAAGAAAAAATAAATACGGTGTTGAATTCGGGGGATATTTGTGACGGCATCCGCATGTTTGCGGGTCACGACTTTGAGTTGGAGTTTTCAGGAAGTGACAACCAAGTAAATGTAGTGAGAGAAAGATATCCTAGGAAAGATGGTATAACTACGTATTTTATTCGTGGTAATCATGATTATTCTTTTTACAAACATGGCGGGTTAGATATTGGTAAGATGATTAGCAATGAAAGACCAGATTTAGTCCATCTTGGGCATCAAGAAGCTGATATTAAAATAGGTAAAGGTGATGCCCTTGCTACTATAAGACTCTTTCATCCAGATGGTGGTACTAGTTACGCGATTTCTTATAATATTCAGAAATACATTGAATCCATCGCACCGGGGCAAAAACCAGACATATGCGTGGTGGGCCACTATCATAAAGCAGAAATGCTTATAACTAGAGGAGTATGTGCGATCCAGTCTGGATGTACGCAATCCCAATCTCCTTTTATGCGCGGTAGAAAAATAGCAGCAGCGATGGGATTTTGGATTATTGAAGTTACTGTAGCGCCAGAACGAATTGTAAGTGTTACTGGCACTTTCTACCCTGTGAGAACATAGTTGGGGAGTTTAGTGATATTATATATTAAGTTTTATCCCAAAAATACAAACTCTTTCATGAAGTGGTTTTTAAAATATGATAAAATATAAGTGATACCATATGAAACCTTCTCTAATAATAAATGATAGATGTGTAATTTGTGGTAAAAAGACAAACCACAAAAATATAAAAAATGTTACTTATTTACAGATTACTATTCATAGGAAAACAGAGAGGAGGGATTGTCTAAATTATGAAAATTGTTTGATGCAAGCAGCTTTAGACGATGCGATATGTGTCCCTTGTGTTATTTGTGTTAATTTTATATTCAAAGGGTGATTGTTTATGGGATTTGCTCAACTAAAAGTTTGTGATTTATGGGGAGATTTTCAAGAAACTGTTCAAGAAGATATGAAATTTTATCTTTATGGTTTATTTAGACTTGATAAACCAGACCTTCTTGGTAATTATGACTTTGAACCATTTTATTTTGGCAAAGGATGTGATGATAGATATTTAGACCATAGAAGAGAAGCCAATAGATTAAAAGATAGTGAAGAAGAGAAAAATTTAAAAAATGAAATCATTCATGAATTATGGGATAAGGGTTTAGATTTTAAAGAAATGATTTTGTTTGACAATTTAACAGAGAAAGAAGCATTTAAAATTGAGAAAAAGAAGATTAAAGAATATGGTAGGATAAACAACGGTACAGGTTGTCTTGCAAATCTTAGTGATGGCGGCGAAGGTCCGTCGAAATCAAGAGAAGATTTTTTAATTGGTATAAGAAAAAGATTTGGGGATATTGCATATGATTTATTTGTCAATTATTTAGATGATCCTTTAATAATTCAAGCTGATATTTCTGAATATACTGGTCTTAGCCATGAAGGGGTTAGATATTTATTATGGAAAATTCATGGAGATAATGTCTGGAGATTAAAATCAGAAAATTTCCGTCAAGAAAGACAGTCTTGTTATCCTTCTAATTTACAAGGAGTAATTGGAAATAAATTAAGAGAAGAGGGAATAAAACATCGAAAAGGCAATTGTAAATGGGAGTGTGAAAACGGTAAGACATTTACAATTAAAAAATTGTCCTTACATAAGAAGTCTGGATTATATATTTTAACTTTATATGTAAGGGCTGATTATATAATTACCAGTAAAGACAATGATGTCTATTTAATCCCATTTCCAAATATAGATTCTGAAAGAATATATTTACATTATCCACAAGATTTAGAACAATACAAAGATTTTTCTTTTCTTAAAAATATAGATTTAGATGGGAATATAAAAGAATCTGTTTGTAAATTTGAATTAAATGAAGAAGAAACTATTGACATTGAAATTCCTTATGGATATTGCCATTGTGGTTGTGGACAGAAAACTAATATAATCAAAAGAAATGATATTAGGTCTGGACAAATAAAAGGAGAGCCATATAAATACCTCGGCGGTCATAATAAAAATAAATCATTAGACAAACTTTCTGAAAATGATATTGAAGATTTTATAAAAATGTATAATGACAATATTTCAGTAGGTAACATAGCAGAGAAATATAATGTCGCTTGGGGAACTGTTCAATATCATCTTAAGAGAACTGGATGTATAAAATATGTTGAAGAAAAAACTATATTAAATAATGATGGTGGATATTCTTTAAGATTAAAAGAATTTCTATGTTCAGTTTGTGGTAATAAAATTTTAAGAAAAAGGAAAGTTAAAAACGTTATTTGTCTAAATTGTAAAACAAAACAAAAGAAATGAACAAAAATGCAAATAAAGTGCATTTTCATCTACAAAAACGTACTTTTTTTTGACAAGAGGTGTATAATTTAGTATAATATATTTAGATACTTATTTATTTACTTACTCTAACCTTACCTAAACATTACTTATGCAAACATCACCATCACCAGAAAAAGTTATACAGAGATTAAGACTTGAACTTGACAAATGGCAGTCTTCCAATAAGACTGGCAAGTTCAATTTTGAATTTAATTTCATGTCTGGAAAGTTGATGAGCGCATTTATTGATTATCGTGAACCTATAAAGTAAGAGAGGTTTTATGTACAAAATAGTTAAGACAGATAAATCATTTCCTGCCAAAGTAAGTCATAATCTTGCTATACATCGTCCAATTATGACTTTAGCAGATGAATACGGCGGAAGATGTCAACTAGTGGTAGATGATCATTGTTTGAATATTTATCTGAAGAATAAAAAGGATGAATATGATTATTGTAGATGGATTTTTGAAGAAGTAATTGATGCCATTTATAATAACTATGATTTTATAAAAGATAAAATTTCTTATAAACTTAATACAGCAATTAATGATTAATCTATAAAATAGAGAGAGGTTATATGGAATGTCCATATCGTTTTAATCAGTTGCTTGATAACACAAAATGTATTGGGAGTAAATGTATTGGTTTTATTATGTATCAATCTGTTTGCGAACCATCAAAAAAACCATATCCACGTTGCCAAATATTTAATATAAACTTACCAATAGAATTGAAAGAAGATTAACCTGTAAAATAAAGAGGTTATATGAAGGATTGGAAAGAAAAAATAAAGAAACTTCCTTGTAATGGTGAAGATTTAAAACTTGGGAATGAAGGATTTTGTTGCAATTTAAAATTAGATGGGACAATTGATTGGGATAAAATTCCTGTGTATTTGGAATCGGAAATTGACGAAAAAATAATAACTATTTCGCAACCATTTGTTGGTCTTCTTGGTAGAATTCCTTCAAGAGATGAAGTTCTTGACATTCTTTGCAATAGAAAACATTATGAAGTAGAAAGACTATATAATTTGCTTAGTCAAATAACTGGAAAAATTTATGTAGCATTAAAGCAATTAGAAGAAGAAAATAAAGTTGAAAAATCTAAAATTCTTCCAACACCAAATGCTATGTATCCAAGTATGAAAATTGAAAATCCAAAACCATATAAAATAAGTATTTGTAATTTGTGTTTAAAGAAAAGAGATAATGAATGTTCATATGAAATGGTAAAATCTATTGAGAATATAACTGGATTAAAGTTTTGTGTGGACCAATTATTAACTAAAGAAAAAGAGAAAGAAGAAAAAAGTAAAAATAAAACAGAAGAAACTATAACAATCAAGAAAGTTAATTAAAAAATTAATAAGAAGGTTATATGCCTAGAGACCCTACTGATAACTAAACATATAATTAAATAAATCAGATTATCCACCAATCCTCATTAAGAGGGCAATTGAAGGAACTGGCAAATAAGAGCGTGATGCTCTGTCCAGTTCTTTTTTTTATTAATAATATATAAGGATTTTAAGGCGTGATGCCCAACGAACAAGGCACACTCCGAGAGGAGAAACAAAATGGCTGAATTAAAATACCCCCTGAAATTAAAACTTGATGAAGAAGGTCATGTCGTAGTAGTGGAAGGAAAACCCGTTTATGTTGACCAAGATGGTCAAAATGAAATCTCACTTGATGCTAGTGAATTGCAACAGAAAGTCAAATCTCTTAATCACGAAAGCGCCGAGAGGCGCAAGAGGATTGATGCTTTAGAAGCTCAATTTGATGAAGAAGTCAAGAAATGGGAAGGATTGAATCCAGAGGAAGCAAAGAAGGCTTTGGAAGATGTCAAACTCATAGGTGAGAAAGAACTTATTGATGCAGGAAAACTAGACGAGGTGAGAAAAAGTTTAATTGATGGGCATGAAAAGACTATGGCCCAAACTAGAAAAGAATTTCAAGAGAATCTAGCCAAGAAGGAAGCTCTACTTGGAACTAAAGAAAATCAGATTCGGAATCTTCTCGTGAGAGGAGCCTTTGATCGTTCTGAATATCTACGTTCTAAGACTGTAATGCCATCTGACTTAGCCTATTCACACTTTGGTAATAATTTTGAGGTTGTGGAGAAAGAAGGGCAATTGAGAGCAGTTGGCAAGTTTAACGGTAATGAAATCCTTTCTGAAAGTAATGGCGAGTTGGCTTCTACTGAAGAAGCTATTGAATATTTAATTAAAAACTATCAATTTAGAGATAGTATTCTTAAATCAGATGGTGCAGGTGGTGGGATGGACAAACCCGGAAACTCTGATGAGAAGAAGGAAAAATCCCTGCCTGAAACCTTATACCCTTCTATGAAAAAAGGATAAAACAGGAGTAACATATAGATGGCACTTTTGACTGCAAATCAAATGACTTTAGTTAGTTTAGCAAAACGCACCAAGAATAATGCAATATTGGCTGTTGCGGAAGTTCTGAGTAAATCTAACTCTATACTAGATGACGCTCCTTGGATTAGAGCTAATTCTGAAACTTCACATACGACCTCTAAACGTGTCTATTTGCCTGCTGGTTCTTGGCGCAAAATTAATTCTGGTGTAGCTTTAGAGAAATCTGAAGTAACCCAGGTTGTGGAATCTATCGGCATGTTGGAATCTTTTAGCCGTATCGACTCCGCCCTTGTTGAATTGTCTCCCGATCCTATGGCTTTCCGTATGGATGAGGATTTGGCTTTCGTTGAAGGTATGAGTCAAACCTTAGCAACTCAGATTTTTTATGGAACCACTGTTGGCTCTCCTGAAAAGTTCGACGGTTTTGCTACTCGTTATGCCACTCTGACCACCCTTGGTACTAGTGCTGTTCATAATGTACATAACTATGGCGGGACTGGATCAGCCCTAAGTTCTGTTTGGATCGTGACTTGGGGGCCAACCACTTGCCATCTACTTTATCCTCGTAATGCTGATGCCAATGTTGGTATTGTGCAGAAAGATGATGGAGAATTGACTGTCACTGATGGAAATGGCCTTCCTTATAAGGTTTGGCAGACTCAATTCAAAGTATGGGCTGGTCTTGCTGTCCGTGACGACCGTTGTGTGCAACGTGTATGTAACATTCCTGCCACTGCTTCTAATTTGTCTGATACTCTTATTGATGCTCTGCGTCAAATGCCGGGTGATGGTGCTGGTGCTGTAATGTATGCTAATGCTACCGTTCTTGGTTGTCTGGATAAAGAAAGCAAAGATAAGGCAAATGTGACATACACTCCAGAGGGTCCGTGGGGTCTGCCGACGATGCGCTTCAGAGGTATAAAAATTCTCAAAGCTGACGCCTTGCTCGGAACTGAGTCAGCTTTGACCTAAGTAAAACTTTTCATGGTAGGGTAATTCTAAACCCTACCATGAAATTATCTTTTGAATAGGAAAATATAAATGCTTCCAGAATTGGAACAAAGAAATCAAGAAATTGTTAAAACCTATATAAATGGAGCCACCGCAGAAAAGGTGGGAAAACAATTTAATTTATCTTATGCAAGAGTTTTAGAAATTCTTAAAGAAAACAATTTCCACACAAGACATCGTGGTAAGCCAGATTTTACAGACCGGAACAAAAAGATTGTTGAGCTATATGCTGGTGGTTTAAATTCAATACAAATAGGAAAACAATTTGATTTATCTGGGAATAGAATTTTAGAAATTCTTAGAGAAAATAATCAAAAAATAAGGCATTCTGCTCCAAACAAACCGGACTTAGTTGGTCAAAGATTTGGTAGACTTTTGGTTTTAGAAGAAGCGCCAAATTTAAAGAAGAAAATATCTCGCTGGTTATGCCAATGTGATTGTGGAAATCAAACATTTGTTAGAACTGGCACTTTAAGAAATGGTCATACTAAAAGCTGTGGGTGTTTAAGAGTTGATACATTAATTAAGACATTTACCAAACACGGACTTTCAAAAAGTACAGGTTTGGCACCCAAATATATTATGTTCCATTCAGCTAAATCAAGAGCTAAAAAGCTAGATTTGCCGTTTAATTTAGAATTGTCTGATATTATTATTCCAGAATATTGTCCTGTCTTTCCAGAAATAAAATTAAAAGTTAATGATGTTTCAAGATTTGACAGCCCATCATTAGATAGGATAATCCCCGAATTGGGTTATGTGAAAAACAATATTATGGTTATTAGTCATAAGGCAAATTCTATAAAAAACTCGGTGACTGATCCAGAAGATTTAATGAGAGTAGCAATATGGCTTGAATGTGAACTAAACAATTTGAAGAAAAAAGCGACTTAAATAGTTGCTAAATAGGAGTTAATTATTATGGCGATCATGGATAGTAAGTTAAGTTTTTATGATGCTCAGTCTTTAGCTGGGGCTAGTGGTGTAACTATTCAAGGGAATACTGTAGATACTGGGCCTTCGGTAGACTGGAACTCTACGGCTCGGAATCCAAATGTAGGCCGTGGCGAACCTGTGTATATTCACGTTCGCGTTGGCACTGCTATTTCTGGTAATGCTGCCACCGGCACTGTTGCTCTTTATTTGCAGGATGCCACTGCCAATTCCGCAGCTTCTTTTTCCAATTTGATGAATTTGAATCTGGCTGGCGCTTCCAGCATGACTCATAATTTGCTTACTGCTGGCAAGTTGATTTACAGTGGCGCTCTACCACCTGTTTGCAAACGTTATCTGCGTGTCAAAGGTACTCTTGGCGGTGCTACTTGCTCTGCTGGTACTGTTGATGCTTGGTTAGATTCTGCTTCGCTGCCCAAAATGTATGAATAACCATTAACCTAGTGTGGGAGATTGGCGTCTCCCACACTAGAACCTTTTTGATTGGAGAATATACATATGGCTAAAGTTAAATCGGCCTTTGAAACATATGAGAATAAAGTTGAAGAAGTCTTTGAACCTATTGTTGAAGAAATAATTCCCGAACCAGTTGTGGAAGTAAAAGAAGAAGTGATTGTCGAACCAGAAGTTGTGGAAGAATCTTGGCCTAGAAAATATATTTGTAGAAATAAATGTTGGGTTTCTACTAAGAAGAAACTGTACAATCAAGGTGAAACTGAATTATTTCAAGAAGGTGAATTTGTTCCTTCCCATTTTGAGAAACTTTAAATTTATGTCTTTGATTTCAATCGCTAGCGGAGAAGCATAAGTGGAGCATTACATTGGATAAAACTATGGGACAATTTTGCCTTAATTAAAAGTGTTGAAATTGTCCTTTTTCTTTTTCATTTTGGGGGAGTATATGAATTGACAATTAACTTTAAAAATAAAAAATGTAAAAACTTACTATTTATAACTGGATTAATCTTATTTATGATTGCTTTTATTTTTCCTGTTGTATTGGCACAAACTACACCATTACAAATCAATCATCCGCAAACTGTAGATTTTTCTTATATTGATGTAATATTAGGTGTAGTTACAGGAACAGTAGCTACGATAGTGGTATTCGGATTTGTGGGCTGGTTGTTAATCAAATCAAAACTCGTAGTAATAGGTAAGACAAACATCGAAACAGAAAAAAATTTAGTTATATGTCCAAGAGACTGTCCAGAACATAGTGCTGAACATGAAAGAAGTGTTACTAATGTGAATCATATTTCTGATTTATATGTAAAATATAATGAGAATAAAGATGAATTATCAAATTTGAAAACCACTTTGGCTTTATTGAAATTAGGTCAAGATCAGATATTAGTGGAATTGGCGAAACTTGTAGGAAAATAGAATTTAAGTAAATTTTAACGGAGTGAATCATTATGGCGATACCAACCAGTTCATACACTAACCTCAGAGACAAGCATGGCGATCAAACCGTAAACCTCCTTAATACTATTTCTGCCGGAACTCCAATCACAGCAAGTGAAAATCATATTGGAGAGGTCGGAGGAAATACTACTATTGTACAAGTCACTCCAGCAGTTTCTTTGGCTACTTATACCGCTAATGATTGTGTAGGTGGTGGTTTTGCGATACCAGGAGCAGTTAGAGTTAATGCTGGAACTGGTGTTTTACAATCAATCACATTGCAAGATTTAGCTAAGAAAAACGCTGCAATGGAAATATTTTTATTTAAATCAACTTCATTAACTACTTATACTGATAATGCGGCTTTAGATATTAGTGATGCAGATTTGGGTAATTGTATTGGGTGGGCAGAAATAACTGCAAGTGATTATAAATCGTTGGCTGATAATTCAGTGGCATGTGTTAGTAATTTGGGATTGCCAATTAAATCTGCTCCTGCAACTAAAAGTCTTTATTGCGTAATGAGAACAACCGGGACGCCGACTTATTTAGGGACTATTGATCTGAAGTTGACATTTGGAATTTTGAGGGATTAATATGCCTTATTTGCGTGGGAACCGGATTAATCTTGTAGGGAAAAAGAAACCATTATATTGGCCGGAGGTAGCTAACCTAATCCCTAACATCGGGCCGGTGATTGTGGGGCCTTATGCTACGGTTAGTGAAGACACTCCGAACTACGGCGGCCTGGCCTATACCGCCAGGGAAGCTCTGTTTAAGGGGCCGTCTTACCGCATCCGGCAGGCAGGGACTATCTCGCAAATCAAAATCTATGCCGGGGCGACTCTCACAGGAATTACAGGCGTCTATGTGAAAGTCTGGAGACGGAATGAAGCGGGAACTTATGACCGAGTGGGGTCCACCACGGAAAACCTCTTGGCTTCCCTGGTAGCTGGAGCCACTGCAACTATCACTCTTTCAACGCCGATTGCTGGCGTCCAGGTGGGGGATTATTACGGACTACGGATTACTAAGACCTCCGGTACTCAGAACCTATTTCGTGCCCGCACCGGCATTGCCGGGATGGTCCTCTATTACATCAGCAACGCCACGCCGGATGCTACCGGCTATGATTGGGAAAGCAAGAGCACTGTAGCCAACACTGCCGTGCCTATTGAGTTATTTATGGACACGGCACCTCATATCGTGGGCATTGGTGACTCCGGTATGGCCGGTCAACCTGCCAATTATTCTTTTTTACAGGGTCTTCAAGATATCTACCTTCCCGGTTCTACCATTATTGAGCAGTTTCGTGACTTCCTCAATCCAGCCTACACGATTCAAAACATGGGTGCCGGGGGTGATACGACTTCGGAGATTCTATCTCGGTTTGCTGCCGATTGTATTGCGCTTAAACCACGGATCGCAATTATTGATGGCGGCACAAACAACCTGCGAAACGGAGATTATGTCCAAGCAAATCATCTGTCTGATTGGGCGGATATTTTAGACCTTTGCAGGGCAAATTCTATCATTCCGTTAGTTATGCTGATGCCGCCTTATACCAATGGGGATGAGTTCAGTCTGACCGTGGCCAATGTCACAGTGGATGCAGCAGCCAAGACCTACACTAGGGCCACGGGGTCGTGGCTTGTAGATGGCGTATCGCTGGGAACCTGGATACAGTGGGGCGGATTCAGTGAAGCTGGGAACAACCAAAAAATACAAGTCACGGATGGGTCAGCCCTTGTCCTAACATTTGACAATGCTGTGGGATTGGTCAATGAGGGGCCGGTTGCATCGGTGAGCGCCGTAGCCAACGATATGTCAACCATTGATGCCTGGAATGCCTCCCTGACATCCATGTGTAGGGTCAGTTACCCTGAAGCGGTGATCGTGGACAGTAAAGCCTATATTGGCCAATTCCGCCCCGGAGGGCCAGTAGTCAATCTCTGGGACTTAAAGGCTGCGGACCCTGATTGCGATGCTGACGGTCTTCATTCTACGCCAGTAGGATATGGCCTCATTAGTCTGGCGGGATTTAATGAATTGAGAAGGAAGAGATAATGCTTTATTGCAACCAAGACGACCTGCCGGGGATGTCTGGGCCGGACGATTTTCATTTTGGCCGGGATGAATAGAGAGAAAGAGCGGCGAGCGATTGAACATGAGTTGGATCGCCATTACTGGGAAAGTTTAGGTGAAGAAACTATTTGGTAATAAAAACTATTTAAAAGAGGAAAGATAAATTGAAGATCAGCAAGGAAGGTGTATGAAATTAACCCAAGAAATATTTGATAATTGTAAATGGATTGATGATTATACAATTATTTATCATTGTGGTATCCAATATAGAAGATACAAGATTAATAAATGTAAATATTGTGGAGTATTATGTCTTAATCTTCCAGAGAATAATGGGAGTTATTGTTCTCGTGGGTGTAGTACCAAAGATAGAAATAGTTCTTTAGAATGGTGTCTTAATCATAGTAAAAAAATAAAAGGGAAAAAAGATTCAGAAGAAACCAAAAAGAAGAAGAGTGAAGCACATTTAGGACATGAAGTAACACAAGAAACAAGAATAAAAATTTCTGAATCTCAATTGGGCATAAAGAAAGGTCCACTTAGCGAAGAGACCATATTAAAAATAAGTGGCCCTAACAACCATAATTGGAAGGGTGGAACTTCAACTGAATCTTATTGTTGTCTGTGGACCAAAGAATATAGAGACGAAATAAAAGAGAGGGATGGCTATAAATGTTTAAACCCTTCTTGTAAAAACAATTCAAAAAGATTAGCAGCACACCATGTCGATTATGACAAGAAAAATTGTCATCCTAATAATTTGATCTCAATTTGTACATCTTGTAATTCTAGAGCAAACAAAAAGAGAAATACTTGGAAAGCACTATATCAATTGATTTTAAATCAAAAATATAATTATCGGTATTTAAATGAGGTGTTATGAAAATTACAGCGTGTCTTATGGTTCGGGACGAAGAGAGATTTATAACCCAAAGCCTAAACTCCTTGAAAGGAATCGTTGATGAGGTCATATGTGTAGACACCGGCAGTGTTGATCGAACAATTTCTATTCTAGAATCATTCGATAATGTAAAACTATATCATTCCCCTTGGCAGGATAATTTTTCACATCATAGGAACGAATCAATAAAATATGCTGAAGAGAATGGCGCGGACTTTATACTCATAATCGATGCTGACGAAAAAATTGTTCCGTCAAAAGACTTTTCTATAAAGAAACTAAAGAAATGGTTGGAAATGGTACAAGACAAATATAATGTTGTTGCCATTCCAATTAGAGACATGCAGCAAGGTCAAACAGTAATGTCTTGCAATAGCGCTAGATTATTTAAGAAAGGCAAAGTAGAATATAAACACAGAATTCATAACTCGCCTATATTTGAAGGTGCAGCAGTTCTTTGTGATATGCTTGAAATAGAGCATTATGGATATGATTTGTCTGAAGAAAAAATGCGATTGAAGTTTGAAAGAACTCATGGTTTGCTGATGAAAGAGATGGAAGATTTGGATGAGGAAGGGAATCCAACTAGAAAAGATACCTTATTTTACCTCTCCCAGCTTCTTGGACATCATGGTTATACGGAAGAATCGATAAAGTATGGCAAATGGTATATTAGTTTGAAGGATAAAATTGATCCAACGAAATTTAATGCCACGATTTTTTTTACGATCATAAAGTCTTTATATGAAAAAAATAGAATGGAAGAAGCATATAAATTGAATATCGAAGCATTGAAAGAAAACCCTTATGACCCCGATTTGGCATATGCATTAAGTGATTGGGGTGCAGCAAATAACAACCTTTCTATAATGGCAGATGGAGCACGGCGATTTATTAGAGGATACAGGGAGATGTCACAGTCACCAGAAAAACGCGGAGGGCAATTTTTTTTCAGTCTTCGCGAAGATTCTCTACTCCTCCAGACCTACCGCTTAAGCGTTGCCGCGTTGAACGAGGGAGTAAACGCATTAAATGCTATTAAACCGCAATTGGCTACTGCACCTGCTGATATCATGCAAGAACTTAGAACTAATTTAAATGGGATGGGATTGTCTTGTTTGATAGAAGATATTAATTTTAAAAATGATGATAAAAACGTTATAAAAAACAGTCTTGATATCTACAAGGTAGCAATATAAATGAAGATAACTGAAGAAGTTCTCTCAAAAGGAGAGTGGATTAATAGTGATATTTTTAGATATCAACATTCAACTAGAAAAAGTTTATATAGAAAAATAAAATGTTTCAATTGTGGTGAAGATTGTCTTGTTTTTCCAGCAAAGAAAATTGAAGGTTGTTGTAGTAGACAATGTGCAAGACAATATTATGATAAATTCAAAGATGTTACTGGACAAAAATTTAATAGATTAACTGCTTTATATAGAACAAAGATGGGGAAAGACAATGATTGGTATTGGATGTTTAAGTGTGATTGTGGTTCTGTGAAAGAAATAAAAGGAAATAAAGTATGGAATGGTAAAACTAAATCTTGTGGGTGTATTCAAAGAAAAGAACAATACGATTTGACCAATAAAAGATTTGATAGACTTGTTGCTATATCAAAAACAAAGCAAAATAAATTTGGTTATTGGTATTGGAATTGTCAATGTGATTGTGGAAAAACAAAAGAAATATTAAGTTCAAGATTATTTTACGGTCATACTAAGTCTTGTGGATGTCTAGCATTAGAGAGAGCAAGCAAAGTTACTACTACACATGGTCTTTCAAAAAATAAACAAGTGGCTAGTTATGATACATATGCAGCGACATTATTGAGTGTTGGTGAGAAGGTTAAGAGAAATAGAGAAAATCCAGCTATTCTCGAATGTATTTGCAAATATTGCGGAAAAATGTTTATTCCTACTAGGAGTCAAGTCTGTGGTAGAATAGATTTTATAAATGGAAAAGATATTTATGAACACAATTTATATTGTTCAAAATTATGTCAAAATGTTTGTCCTAGTTACAAAAAGACAGAAAATGGTTATTTGAATCAGATGAATGGAACAGTTCCTCTTAATCGCGAAGTGCAACCTGAATTAAGACAAATGGTTTTTGCTAGAGATTCATATCAATGTCAACGATGTGAGAAAACTAAAGTTTCTCTTCATTGTCATCATTTTGAAGGTATTGAATTAAACCCTATTGAATCTGCTGATCTAGATAACTGCATCACGCTTTGTGTACCATGTCATGAATTGGCACATAGTGAAATTGGTTGCAGGAAAGTAGATATGAGAAGAAAGAAATGTCAATGAAACTAATCAAACTACACCCTCTCACCCAAGACCAGATCGTCAATAGACTTCTGGAATTGGAAGAGAGAGTGGAAGAATTGGAAAACGAATTGTTTCAGATAAAGTGCAATTCGCAATATACAGTTTTGAAGAACAAGAATAAAAGATTGGAAAAGGAATTGGAGGAATATAAAAATGGATGAAATTAAATTATGTATTGATTGTAAGTTTTACTTAGAAGAAAGTAATATAGAAGAAGAACCAGAAGAAGTATATTCAGATTTCTGTTCTCACATAAAAAATAAAGGAAAAGTAAGAGGGTTGCCAAAAGACTCTTGTGAAGAATTAAGAAATAAAGGTTGTGGCTCAGAAGCTAATTGGTTTGAATTAAAAGGTTAATTTAATTATGGCAAAAACTAAAACTAAATCATTGAAACAGACGCGCTACCTTTTATCAAAAGTAAGCCCGTTGACTAGTGAACAACAAAAGAAACTAAAATCAGAGTTACATTCTGGTGCAGTAAAAGTGAAAAAGACTAAAACTAAAACTAAAACAAAGAAGAAATAAAGGTGAATGAATGAAACCAAAATTTGCAATGGTAGGGTGTGGATATGTAAGCCATAAACACTTAAAAGCCATCTCTGATGTTAATGGAGAATTGATTGCGGTCTTGAGTAAAAATGATATAGTTGGCCATCTCGATTCTTGGTTCAATGAGTGTAAATTTTTTATGAATGATTTAGATTTTCAAGAGTGTTGTAAAGAAAATAAAATTGATTGGCTGACTGTCATATCTCCAAATCATATGCACAAACAACACATTGAATTCGGACTTAGAAATAATATAAATGTAATATGTGAAAAACCTCTTTGTTTATTTCCATCTGACTTAGATGATTTGATTAGAATAGAAAAAGAAACTGGGAAAAAAGTATTCTCAATTCTTCAATTAAGATTACACAAAGAAATAAATAGATTAAGAGAAATAATCAAATTAAGTAACAAAGAACGATATAAAGTCAATCTTCGCTATGTGGTTCCAAGAGGTGATTGGTACGGAAAATCTTGGAAATCTGATATTAACAAAAGTGGTGGAATACTCCTAAATCTTGCTATTCATGCTTTTGATATAATGAATTATACATTTGGTCATTGGAAAATGGCTTCAGTATCTTCACTTACAGAAACAAAGGCGAGTGGTTATATTGATTTAGAAAATGCTTATGTGGAATGGTTTTTATCTACAGATAAAAATGATCTAATAGAAGGAATTCCAAATAGGTGTTTAAGTATCGGTGATGAATATACTTTGAATCTTGATAAAGGGTTTACTGAACTTCACACAAATATGTACAAGAAAATTCTCGCTGGCGAAGGATATGGGATAGAAGAAAATAGAATAGCAATAGAAATGGTTTGTGGAATGAGAGATAGATTTATTGAAGTAAATTCTATTTCGCCTAAAAATGTTGAGCGTTCTGTTTCTGCAATAAAAGAAATATATGAAAACGAAAAATATCACAATACTCCAGAAGGAGAAGTAATTTATGGATAGTAAAGACCCTTTGAAAAATTCACCGCCAATTTTTATTCATCCTAAAAGTTATGTTGAGTCGGGTTGTTCACTAGGGAATGGGGTAAAAGTTTTTGCTTGGACCCACATCCTTCCCGGCGCAGTGGTCGGAGAAGGAACGATGATTGCTGAACACTGCTATGTTTCTGGCAATACTCGAATTGGCAAATTCTGTCGTATTCAAAATGGAGTGCAACTTTTTGATTCTACTATTGTTGGTGATTCAGTTTTTTTAGGTCCACGTGTGGTGGTGTGTAATGTTAAAAAACCGAAGGCTGATCGAAAAGGCCAATTTTCTGTAACAATCATTGAGGACGGAGCCACAATTGGTGCGGGAGCTATCCTTCTTCCTGGAATCACCGTGGGTCGCAACGCGACGATAGGCGCTGGCGCGGTCTGTACTCGGGATGTTGCACCAGATACTATGGTCTGGGGTGTTCCTGCAAAACGACAAGACATAAGATGGTATGCCAAAGACAGAGAAAAAGACACCCCTAATGAATAATAAATGTAAAGGTGGAAAGAAAAAAGGGAAGGAAAAATAATATGTTACACCCACCTCTTGAAACTGTAAATATTAACGCTTCTGATTTAATCAGAGAATTATGTATTCAGATTAGATTTAATATCAATCCTATGTTTAAATTTAGAATGTGGTTAGGTAAAAAGATAATGAAATTGGGCGTTAAAATTACTGGTTGTAAGGTTGAGATAATAGATTAGGAGGATACACCTTGGGTACTGTTAGAAGTAAGAAAAAGTTTATCCAATCTGCTAAATTAAAAACAGGTAGTTTTACTGCCCAAGCTAAGGCTCACGATATGGGTGTGCAAGAATTTGCTAATGCCGTTATGACTGGAAAAATTAAGGCGACTGCCAAGACTAAGAAGAGAGCATCATTGGCTAAAACTCTAAACAAACTTTCTAAGAAAAAGAAATAACTATAATTGAGGTTCTTTTTATGGGCGCAAAATCGAAAATAAAAAAATTGAAGACAGCGAAAAAGAAAAAGATTAAGACCAAGGTACCCAAGTCGATGAGATTGTCAAAGAGAAATGGCACCGCCTTGGACCCAAATAAGAGAGATTCAAGACTAAGAGGTTTTTAAAGGTTGGATTCTAATAGTGGAATTTTCTTTAAAACAAAAGAAATTCATTGTCAAAAACATACTAGAGATGCGTAGAAAGATAAAATTAGTAGAACTAAGAAAGATGTCAATTAGTGATATTGTTAAAGTTATTTATGACTTACCAGAAAAGAAATCTTGGTGGAAGTTTTGGGAATAGGAGGGAATATAAATGCCAGAACTTGTAATTGAAACAGGTGCCTCCACGACACCTGCATCTGCAAACTCCTATTTTAGCCTAAATTCTTGTACGGAATATTTTACAAAAATTGGGAAACTAACTAGTTGGGCTTCTGGAACCACAACTACACAAAGTGCTGCGTTGATTCGTGCTTGTTACTACATGGAATTACAAGACTTCATTGGTACTAAGGCATTATCAACTCAACCTCTTGAGTGGCCTAGAAGAAACGTAACAGATAAAAATTCCTATTTTATTTCATCCACTTGTGTTCCCTTACAAATAAAATGGATTCAGGCAGAACTTGCTTATAGATTTCTTAATGGTGATGATCCACTACCAGATAATGACACCACTGGAAATGTTATTAGAGAAAAAGTTGATGTGGTAGAAATACAATATGATTCAGGTGGAGCACAACAAGTTCCTTCACAACCATATATAGATACACTACTTAGGGGATGGATTCGCGGAAAAACTAACGTGGAAATTTTTAGAGCATAGCTATGAATTATACAGCATTAGCAAATAGAACTAATAAACTTATAACCAAATTTGGGACTACCGGAGTTTTAAAAAGGTTCACCAATGCTAGTTTTAACCCGATAACCGGCTCGTATTCTTCTTCATCATCTGCTGTTTATAATATTAATTTAGTTGATGTAACACCAACTAAGACTTATTTGAAAGGTTATGGAGAAACGTATATTGGGGGGACTCTTATCCTCCAGAACGACCGCATCGTTTTATTCACGACAAATGCTACTTCAGACCCGGAATTGGGCGATAGACTTACTTTGAATAGTAAAGTGTATGGAATTGTTGGGATTTCTGTATTAGAACCCGCGGCGACAGTGCTTTTCTATAGGGGTTTGCTTCGCGAGTAGTCATGGCTTGGTGGCAAGAATACATTAGTTCTTCAAATGAAAAAGTTAATAGCCCTACTATTGTAGCGACAGCAATGTTAGTTCTTACTGTAATATTGTTTTTATTAGCTATAATTCTTATTTGCTATCATTGTTTTTATCATGGTAAAGGAATAGATAGTGAGACTGTTAAATTGATATTGGGTTTAATAGTTGGTGGTGGTGGAACAGGAGGTTTGGGAGCATACCTTACTAGAAGTGCTTCTGATTATACTTCTTCTAGAACAGGTGGAAAAGCTAGACCAAAACCAGAACCAGAGAGAGATTAAAAAATGGCGCTTTCAGATTTAGTTAATGGATCAGAAATTAGAACAAATGTGATATTTGCCATAGCATGTTTTTGCTGCTTCTTTGGTTTCTTGACTGCGATTTTTATGTACATTTATTATGGTTATTGGATACAAAAAGATATGACTGGCGGAATACAAGCATTAACTTATATATTTATAAGCCAAGGATTTGGTGGAATGATAGTTTCTTTGTTTAATAAGAGTGGATCATAAATAATGGCTAAGAAAATTTATTGTGAAATAAAATATTGTGAACTGTGTGGTAAGGTTTATGGAAAAAACTGTTCTAGAAAACAATGGGAGAATAGAAAATATTGTAGTAAAAAATGCCAACACATATCATCGATTGGTAGAATTTCACCAAAGAAGGGAATTAGAATAAAAAATTATACTGAAATTAAATGGTGTGAATGTTGTGATAAAGTATTTCCAAGGAATAAAAAACATAGTCAAAAACAATGGGATGAAAAGAAGTATTGTGGAAGAGAATGCCAACAAGCTAATATTTGGAACAGAGGATTGACAAAAGAAACTGATGAAAGGTTAGCAAAGTTGTCAGAATATTTTACTGGTAAGAAAGGCCATGTTTGTTGGAATAAAGGACTTACTAAAGAGACAGATGTAAGACTAGCAAAATTATCTATTACTATTTCAGAAGAACAAAAAAGAAATCCAAGAAAACCAAATGAAAATCAACTTGCCGCTCTTGCTAAAAGTAGATTATGGTGTAAAGGTCTAACCAAAGAAGATCATCCATCTATTGCGAGAAGGGCAGAAATTTTATCAAAGAAATATACTGGAAGAAAAAACCCAGAGCATTCAGAAAGAATGAAAAGTTTTTATCAAGAATATCCTGAAAAACATCCGAATGCCATACTTGCCAAGAAGACAAAAGGTAAAGGATATACCCATATTGAAAAGATTGTTTCTGAATTATTAGAAGAACTTGGAATTAAAACTGTTTTTAATCATAGAGTTGGAAATAAATGGCCTGATTTTGCAGTTATTGAGAAGAGAAAGATTATTGAGTGCGACGGTGAGCGATGGCACAAAGATAAAAAGAAAGAACAAGAAAGAGATTTATATCTTGCAAGATGTGGATGGGATGTGTTGCATTTAACTGGAAGTGAAATTGTTTCTAAGGCTGATGAATGTAAAGAAAGAATTTTTGAGTTTATAGGAAGTAGTTATGGCGATTACTCATCAATCAACCTATATTAGACCAAGTAGCAATCAAGTTTCTAACTTAGGGCTAGGCAACTTCGTTAGCCAGATTAATTTATTCAATGCTAAAGCAATGAATAATATTGATAAAGCAATTCGTAAGATGGTGTTTGAAGTGTTTAAAAGAATTGTAATGAGGACACCACGCGACACAGGTTTGCTCGCATCTTCCTGGCAGTGTTCCTCTGTCTATTCTGCCTCATCTTCAATTCAGGAATCATCCACTTCTAGTTCAAAGGTATCTTGGAAGAAAGTAAGCAGAGCAACACCTAAAGGGAAAAGAACAACTACTGGTTATTGGGAAGGTAAGACTACTGAAACTGTAAAGACATCTGGAATCTTTGAATCAGCTAGCGCCACAATAAACAAAGGTAGACAATTCATATCAAGTGGTATGGATATTCACGATGGGTTAATCGCATATATATTTAATAATGTGAGATATGCAATTTATCTTGAAGGCGGCAGAGTATATCCAAGTCCTCCTTATGGTTCACCACAAGCGCCAAGAGGAATGGTGAGAATAACATTGGCAGAATTTGGAAGCATCAGCAATGAGGCGGTAGCCTCTGTGCAGAGTGGCGGTGGGTTAAGTTCTGGGTTGGGAGGGTAGAGAGTGACAGTCGCGAATAGTTCCATTCAGTCAGCCCTTTGTAAACATTTAAGTCTTATGACACCAACAAATTTTTCAGTGGTGTCTGAAAATACTTCTTTTGATCCTACAATAGAAGCCCCCTATTTAAGATCATGGCTGCTGCCGGGAGAAACTGTTGGATTGACACTTGGTCCCCAAGGGTTCAACAGCTTTGTCGGGGTCTTTCAAGTGGATGCAGTCTATCCTATAGACAAGGGTTGGGGAGATGCAAAAGCAAAAGTGGACAGAATATGCACACATTTCAAGCGCGGAAGCCTTTTGACCTTCAATGATTTTCAATTGAGAGTAGTTAAAGTGTATCCAGATGCGGGTAGTGTTGATGGCCCCACATATAAAATTTCAACTAGTATTTATTATGAAGCATACGAGCAGAATAGTTAATTATGAATGGTATAGTTTATAAAATAACCAATTTGATTAATGGTAAGGCTTATGTAGGAATAACTACAAAGACTTTAGAAAGAAGATTGAAAATACATATGACTGCAAAAAATGAAAAACATTTGCCTTTTCATAGAGCATTAAACAAATATGGGTTAGAAGGTTTTTCCTGTGATATTCTTATAGATGATGAACCTTGGGAAGAACTTTGCAAATTGGAAAAATATTATATCAAACATTTTAATTGTAAAAGTCCAAATGGTTATAACTTAACAGATGGTGGAGAAGGTTTTTCTGGATTTAAGTGGACAGAAGAACAAAAGAAAAACCATTCTATGCATAATCCAGAATTTTTAATTAGAAATAAAGAGTTTATGTCTAGTGAAAAGAACCCTATGAAGAATCCAGAAGTTGTAAAAAAATTTATCGGAGAAAACAATCCTGCTAAAAGACTAGAAGTTAGAGAGAAAATTAGCATAGGTAAACGTGAATGCGCCCCAGATTTAGAAATTGATGGAATTGTTTACTCTTGCGTTCCAGAAGCGATGGAAAAATTAAACATTACTTATAGACAAGCATGGTGGGCAGGGAGGAAAGGGACTTTAGAAAAGAAGAAACCAGGCCCACTTAAAAATAAACCAGAAAAACAAAAAATATATGGCATAAGTGGGGATGAGCATTGGACTAGGAAATCACCAGAAAAAATTTTAATAGGATCGGATAATCATAAGGCAAGACAAGTTACTATTGATGGAATAACTTATGGGTCTCTTGTGGAAGCTGGTGAAAAATTAGGAATAACTAGAAGCCAAGTTGATACCGCCGCTAAAAAAGGAACTTTGAAAAAAATTATTTTAAGTGGTGATGAACACCCAAATAAAAGACCAGAAAACAGAGCTAAAATATCTTCTGCTACAAAAGGTAAAAATAAAAACATAGGGTCAAACAATCAAGCAGCAGTTCCAATAATAATTGATTGTGTTGTTTATGGATGTAAGAAGGAGGCGGCTAAAGCGTTTGGTGTTTGTGCATCAACAATTGATAGGATGATTAAAAATGGTAAGGCAAAAATTTTAGATAAGGAAATTTGGAGGAAAATACAATGACCGATTTTTCTAGTGGCAGCCAGCACGCCCTCCTTTATGGAGTGGAGACAGTTTTTGGAACTTCACCGGCTACTTACACTGAGTTAAGACACACTGCATGTTCATTGCAATTAACCAAAGATACATTCCAATCTAAGGAATTGCGTTCAGATCGGCAAATTACGGATTTTCGGCATGGAACTCAGAAGATTTCAGGGGACGCCTCAATAGAGCTGTCCTGGTCAGAATTTGATCCACTTTTTGAAGCAGGTTTTTGTGGCACTTGGCAAACTGTGGCTTCAAAATCTGCGGCAACTGTGGGATGTGCAACCACATTAAAAACCCTTTACAGTTCCGCACTCACTTTTGGTTATCTTGGAACTGGTGACTGTATTTATGTTAGTGGTTTTACTGGCACTGGTTTAACCACAAATGGTGTTCACCTTGTCACTGCCATTACTGGAACTCATACTTTGACTCTTGGTTATTCCACTCTAGGTTCAAAGGCTGCTACTGATACTGTTGCAGTTAATGTGAAAAGACTTTCTTCTTTGTCTAATGGCGTTACTGACAGGTCTTTCACTTTTGAACGTGGATATACTGATATTGATGTTTATGAGAGATATGCTGGTGGTGTTGTAAACAAGATTGCGCTTAGTTTGAAGCCAAATAACATTGTTACTGGAACTTTCAGTATAATGGGACGTAGCGTTACAATCGCTACAGTTTCTATTGATGCTACACCTATTGCTTCTCAGACTGATTCGCCATTTGATACCTTTACTGGGACAGTTAAAGAAGCTGGAACTGCGATAGCATTGATAACTGGCATTGATTTCTCTTTGGACAATGCTGGACAAGACACTTTTGTTATTGGTAGTCAATACACTCAAAAGATTGTTCTTGGAAGATGTAATATAACTGGTACTGTGGAAGTGTTTTTCCAAGATACCACTATGATTAACAAATTTGTGAATGAAACTGCATCTCTGCTTGAATTTGATATTGGTGGAACTGATGAATATTACAAGTTCTTTATTCCTAATGTTAAGTTTAGTAGCTCTGACCATGCAGTTGATGGTGAAGGCCCAATTACTTTGAAGATGCCTTTCCAAGCTGTTTATTCGCCAACTTATGGTTTCACTGCCCAAATAACTCGGGTCGATGTTTAAATAAGATAACTAATATCTAAAAAACCAAAAAGTCAACTACCTCTTAACAAGAGGTCCAGAAAGAAATGAAAGCCAATCATGACTTATGGAACTAAACAGTTGACTAGCCAGATAATAACTGAACTGACTGCTCATGGCAGAGCAAAGTATATTGAGGATGCCTCCCTAGTCTTCATTCAATGCGTCAGTCAGTGGCGAAGGGATGTAAACACTCTGCAAAGAGGATTATTTCATGACTTTTGTACCCGTAGTTGATAAGAATCAAAAACCATTGATGCCTACTAAACCATCAAGAGCAAGGAGATGGATTAAAGAAGGCAAAGCCACACCATTTTGGAAAAGAGGTGTGTTTTGTGTCAGATTAAACATAGAACCTTCTGGTGAAGAAAAACAAGAAGTTGCTCTGGGTATAGATAGTGGAAGTAAAAAAGAAGGTATAACATTGAAATCTGGTTTCCACACTTTTTTAAATATTCAAGCAAATGCAGTTACTTGGGTTAAGAAACGTATGGAAGTTAGAAGAATAATGAGAAGAAATAGAAGACAAAGAAATGTTCCATACAGAAAATGTAGACTTAACCGGAAAAAGAAAACCTTTTTGTCTCCTTCCACTAAAGCGAGATGGCAATGGAAGTTGAGAATTTGCAATTGGTTGTGTAAAATGTATCCCATTACTAATTTTGTAGTGGAAGATATTAAAGCGCATAGTCATGGTGGAAGAAGATGGAATAAAACTTTTTCTCCATTAGAAATTGGTAAGAATTGGTTTTATTCAGAACTTTCTAAAATGGGTGAAGTTGAAACCAAATACGGGTATGAAACCAAACAGATGAGAGATATTCTTGGTTTCAAGAAATCTAAGAAGAAACTCTCTGAGGTTTTTGAAGCCCACTGCGTAGATAGCTGGGTTCTAGCTAATTCCTATACTGGCGGTCATACAAAAGTTGATAATAAGCAAATACTTTTTATGACTCCGTTACAATTCCATCGTAGACAGTTGCATAGATTACAGTTCTCTAAAGGTGGTCTTCGTCCTTGTTATGGTGGAACAATGAGTTTGGGATTTAAACGAGGCGGTTTAGTTAAACACGATAAATATAAATTGGTTTATGTTGGAGGATGTCCTAATGGAAAAATTAGTTTACATTCATTAAGTAATGGTAAGAGGTTAAGTAGGAATATAAAAACATGTGATTGTAAATTTTTAACTTACAACTCTTGGAGAGTTGCTTAAAATGGAGAATGTATTTTTATGGATTTCACAAAATTAAGCGTAGCTTCTGCAAATGATGAAGGCGTTGAGATGGAAATTGTCCATCCTATTACAGAACAATCTTTTGAGCCGCCTACTAAAGTTTGGGTTGCAGGAATTGATTCAGACTTGTATCAAAAGACTTCTCTATCTATGCAGAATAAAGCTATGAAAAAGATGGTTCGTAGAAATCAAGTACGCATGAATTTAAGTGCGGAAGAAAATCGTGCTAACAACATTGAACTGATTTCCAAGATGGTTCTAAAATGGGAAAATGTGGAGTGGGAAGGTGTTACTTTGCCATGTTCTTTTGAGAATGTAAAAATGGTGATGGCTAAACTTCCTTGGTTTTTAGAACAAGTACAACTGTTTGTTGAAGATAGGGCGAACTTCCTACAGGACTGACTTTAATGTTGGAAGATGCCGTTGAAGTTTGGGTAAAATTTAATTATCCAAACGAAGATGGCATCTCTCAACATGATTTAGTGGAGCAACATGAAAAAAGATTGGAAATGAATCCTAATATGCTCATTCCAGTTAGTGGTGCTCCACAAAGACCTGAATTTGATTTACCGATAGACATAGCTTATTTATGGCAACTCTTTCTGGAACTTGGCTCTAGTCGTGAAGTAGGTATGGGTCAAAATCCAATTTATTATCGTGAAATTGATGCTTGGTCTAGGTTGACTGGCATAAAATTATCTAATTGGGAAATTCAACTTCTTCGTATAATGGATGCAAAGTATCTCAGGGTTATTTCTGAGTTTGAAAAGAAGAAGGTTAAGAAAAAGAAATAGGTGACGCCATCGATATTGCATCTCTAGCCATAAAAATTACCACATCTGGCGCAGAACAAGCGTCTACCCAATTAAATAATTTAAGCGCCAGTTCTGAAAAAGCAGCTAAAAGCACTAGTATCCTTTCTGACAGTCACAAGAAAGCTGGTGATAGCACTACTGGTTTTATCAATAATCAAAAAAAAGCACAAGAAGCTACCAATAGTTTTCAAAATGATTTGTTAAAATTTGGTAGAACTTTGGCATCTATTGCTGCTGTTTTCTATACAGTAAAAAATGCTATGGCTGTATTTCAAACTGGTTATGAATTCAACGCTATGTTAGAGGATACCAAATTATCTTTAGCAGGTCTTCTTTCTTCTTTGTATAGTTATAAAGATGCGACTGGGAAGATAGTTTCAACACAAGAAGCATTTAATATGGCTATGGGTGATGCTGTTATAATTCAAGAAAAATTAAGATACGCTGGCCTTACTACCGCTGCAACTTATGACCAATTGATGAGAGGAATGACACAAGCTATGGCTCCTGCTGCCAATGCTGGTGTCCCACTTGGAAATATGGTTGATTTTGTGCAAAGATTTGTTCAAATAGCACAAGTCGCTCAAGTTCCAATGGAGCAACTTGGGGAAGAATTTAGATCGTTTTTAACTGGCGTCATGCAACCTAGAATGACTAGAGTCCAACCTTTTATGGAATCTATTGGTCTTACTAATGTAAAAATAAGAGAACTTATAGGAACTGGACAATTATATAATAATTTTATGGAAAATAGCAAGAATATCGCTATAATGGCAGCAATTGCATTTAACAATTGGTCAGTTGTAATATCTAATTTAAAAGATGCGTTTCAAAATTCAATGGGTTCTGGAACCATAGGTTCTTTTGAAGCATTAAAACAATCTATGATTAGTGTTTTCAATTGGATGGTAACATTTAATGATGAAACCAAAAAAGTGACATTGAATGAAAATTTAATTTCTGCTATTAAAAGGGCTGATGCTGGAATTATTGGTTTAATAGAAACAACTAAAGAATTTGTGAAATTAATAGATGATTTTAATACTGCTCATCCAGTTCTTACTCAATTTGCAGCAGATGTTGGAATAATATTAATTAAAATTACAGCATTAGTTATTGCAATTAAAGCAATAGGTTGGGGATTTGCTTTGATAGGCGGGGTTGCTTTAAGTTCATTTAAATATATTATAAGTGGATTTGTTGCAATAGGTGCTGCTATCGCAACCGTTGCTACTAAAGCAGCAGCGATAGGAGCGACCATAATGGGTTGGGGAGTTGCAGGTGCAGCAATGACTGCCTGGGGGTGGGCTGCTGCTGCTGCAATTGCCACTCTTATTCTTGGAGTTGGAATACTTGCAGCAGAAATAGCTCCTGGTTTAATAGGCCCAATATGGGAAGTAATAAAAAACTTTGAAATATTAGGAAGTTCAATCCAAGATTGGCTTGATATTTTTGCTTTGATGTTTGAAGAATTTGGATTAAAAGTTAAGAAAGTTTGGGCAAACATCTTTGATCTTGATATTCTTATTGCTGGTATCCCAGGCTTTGGTGGAGGGATGGATAAGGCATTATCTGATTTTAACACTAAATGGGATACGCAAATAAAAAATGTACGCAATAAAATGGAAATGTTACGAAACCCTGTAAGTGGAACAAGTGGTATTAGCATATATGAAGGATTGAAAGATTCTACAGCTAAATCTTTACAAGGTCAACCAAAAGATAAAGATAATTTATGGGATGATAAAAACATTAAGGCTCTTCAAACTGCTAGTTCTTTAATTGTAACTTTCAATCAACGTTTAAGTAGCATTTCTGGGAATAGTATGTCTCAGATAGTTTCAGATTTTGCTAAAATGAATGATCAAATTGATAAAACTATATATAAAATGGAAAAAGAAGCTAAGGCTTCAGAACTTTCTGTATCTTATGCGAAACAATTAAAAGACATACGAGATCAAATTACTATTCAGGAACTTGAAAAACGCAATAGAGAAATTTATGCTTATTCATTAGAAGGCGTACCAGAAACAAGAGAAAATCAATATAAAAAAGCTATAAATGAATATGACGAATTTATTAGAAAACTTGTGAATCCTCCATCTGCTGGGGCTATGGATGAATTGTATGGCGATCCTATTCTAAAAATGGTTGAAAATGCTAAAGATGCTTTGGCAGCAATAGAAGGAATTGGGAAAAAAGTTGGTCAAGAGATACAAACCGTAGTTGATGACCTTAATATTAGTTTAGATAAAATGAGAGATAAAATTGAAACATTGTTTACTATAAAACCAAGCGGCTTTGAAGAATTAATAAAACAATTTAAAGACTTGACTGGTGGCGGAACAAGTAATGATCCATTGGCAAAGTATTTAAAAGGTGCTGGATTTGATGTCAAATTTATAGATTTAGATATTGTTTCTCCATTGCAAGAGGGAATACAAAAAAGTTTAAACACAAAAGGGGTTAATGTAACAATGCCTCCTGGTAGTGTGCAGATTGGGGTTGGGAATGATCGTTCTATTAGGAATAACAACCCAGGAAATATAGAATTCCGTCCTTGGCAACAAAAATATGGAGCAGTTTTAGAAGAACCGATCGGTTATGCAAACCCGGCTGCTGGTAAAGGTGGTCCTCGCTTTAGTAAATTTCCAACACCGGAGTTGGGATATGAAGCATTATTAGAATTGGTTGGGAAATATCAAGAAAGTAATATGACAATTACTAAAATGATTGAAACGTATGCCCCAAGATTTGAAAATGACAATGTAAACAAACGTATTCAACAAATGACTTCATTTTTTGGGGTTTCATCTGATACTAATATTGCTGGATTATCAAAAAACTCTCTTGCACAAATGTTGGCTTCTCAAGATTCTGGAACTAAAATTGTAGGTGAATTTCAAAAAATGCAAGGCGCAGCAGATGCAAATAGAAAAGTCATGCTTGGTGGTCAAACTGATAAAGAAATGGCTGATAGGAAATTAATGTATAACCTTAGTAAAATTGATTTAGCAGATAAATTAAAAATAGATGAAATCATGAAAAGTTCTTATGGAACTTTAATTGCTATGAATATACCAGCAGAAAAACAAAATGAATATGCTAAAGAAGCATTGAATTTTGAACTTATGATTGACCATACAAAGACTTTGCAATTGATTGGAGCAAATAAATTAGATGGAGTAAACGCTGAAAATTTACTAAAAAATAACTATCTATTAAGTATAGAAAAAGAACGCGCAGAGAATATTAATCAACAAAACAGACCATTAGAACAACAAAACACTTGGCTAAATGAGATAAATAAACATACATCTAGCCTTGCTTCTAATTCTTTGTTATACACAGACCAATTGAGATATCAGGAAGAAAGTTTAAATATCCAACAAAAAGTTAGTTTGAATGAATTGGAGATATGGATTAAGAAAAATGAATACGCTTTGAAATCTGCTGGTTTTGATGAAGATCGTTTACGAAATCTTCATAAACAAAATCAAGAAGCAGAAAAATTGCAACTTGAAATGAAAAAATGGGAAACTCAAGGATTTGCTGGTGGTGCTAAAATTTATGGAGTAGAAAGGCAAAATGAAGCGGCTAAACGTGGTGCTGCTGATTTTAAAGCATTAATGGATAATCTTGAATCTGGAATAGGCGATATGGCTGGTTCGGCCTTTATTGATAGTATTAGAGGGAAAAAAGTAATACTTGAAGATATGTTTTGGGATTTAGGTGGAACTTTTGTTAAACAAATAATGAAAATGGGAGTTTCTAGAGGTTTTGATTTAATTGGTGGTTTATTAAATCCTGTTAAATCTAATGGCAAAGAAGAAGGTGGTTTTCTAAGTTCTTTATTTGGGAAAGGTAGTTTAGGAACTAAAAAAAATCCTATGTATGTAGAAATAGCTAATATGGAAGGCATAGGTAAAGGTATTTTGCCAGAATCTAACTTTGACAGAACAATGCAAAGAATGGATAAAACTGCCTATTCGTTTGGTGGTAAAAAAGATAGTGGTTTAGGTGGATATGCGAAATTAATGAAACAAGCCAAACAGTATGACAAACTTGATGACTCTATATTTAGAGAAGAACGAAAGGAAACAAAAACTTTAGAAAAAGAAAATAAGAAATTATACAAACGGTTGTTTGGAGAAGAAGACGCATATCAACAAATGATACAAGAGCGGATTGATTTGAACCAAGAATCTTTCCAAGCTGATTACTTAACTGACTATGAAAATAGCTTTACTGGTATGGCTGAAAATATAACTTCAGTTTGGGGATTGGCTCAGGGTATTATGACTGCTGCTGGCGTATCTGGCGAAGTGGCCAGATATGGCGCTATGGTGCAGTATGGTATGCAAGGCATTTCATTAATTATGCAATTGGCTAAGGCTCAGATATTAATTGATGCTTATCGCGGTGCTGCTTCTGCTTATGCGTGGGTCATGAAAATAGTCCCACCACCAGCGAATTTTCCTTTGGCTGTGGCCGCCGCTGCTTTAACTTTTGCTGCTATCTCTGCTTACGGAGCTTTTGGTGGAGTCACTAGTGGGATTGGCGGTGGTAGTGGTGGGGGTCTTGGTTCTTCCCCAGGAATGACAAGCACTGGTGCTGGGTACACTGAAGGTTATCACACTGGTGGAGTAGTAGGTTATTCAGTTGCTCATGCTGGTTTGATGATAGATGAAAGAATGATAAAAGCCCAAGTAGGCGAAGGAATTATAAAAAGAAGTACAATGGACTTGTATTCAAGAAAGGGTATCTCTTTTGACATGCTTAATAATGGTCAAGTAGGTGGTGAATCTGTTTCTTCAGATAATTCTACAAACATTGATAAAATAGCAGTCAGTGTTAATATCAATAATCCCCCAAAAGACTTTAATGCTGACAAACTTGCAAAGCAGCTTGTTCCTGCACTTCAAAAACAAATTAAACTTAATCGTTTGCGGGTTCCTACTAAATGACCGATTTAACTACATATCTTAATCGAGGCAATGCTGATCTTATTTACTTGGTGGAGTTAAACGCTTGCCTTTTGGCGGATGGTTCCCTGGAGCCGTTGTACTTTTCTTCCCGTCCATTTTACGCTGCTGATAAACAATTCCTCCCTTGTATATCCTCATTGTCGGACTTGGATCGGGCTGGTAATGATACTATGGACCCGGCCTACTTGCCCACTTGGGGAGACATAAGTTTATTTATCACTGGGGCTTATAAACCTGATGCTGGGAATATCATCCCTTGGAATCTTTTGCTTTATAAGGATACCTACACTTTTGCAGGACAATCCCTTACGATCAAAATAGGTGCTGCTGTAGATGCCTATGCCTCTTTCACCACCATCTTTTCTGGTCAGATTGGTGAGGTGCATTGGACTGATACTGAATTAACTTTTACTATTTACGACAAGGCAAAGGAACTTGAAACCAAATACCCAGATTATGAACTCCCGGAATCAGAGCAAGTGGAGGAAGATAGTTGGGATCAATCGGTTCCAATTGTTTTAGGTGAAGTTAAAAATTACACTCCAGTTCTAATCAAAACTGATTCTATAACCGAAGGTGGGGTGACATATACAGATAAATATGCTTTAGCTTGTCATACAATCGCTTCTTTAACTAATGTGTATTTTGATCAGATAGTTGCATCAACTCCCTCTCAATATTTATTTAAAAAAACTGATGTGTCACCTCCTCGCAAAGACACTATTGATGGTGGCTCGGTCCTGGTAAATGCCTACGGCCCCTATACTGGCCAACTACTCCGGGCAAAATGGATCATCCAGATTTGGAGCATTACTGCGCTAAATAGTCAAGGTGATTTCGGTTCGGAGGTGGGGTTGGCATGGTTTAAGTGGAAACTGGAAGATGGTGAATGGTCGGAGCTTATGCTTACTTGGAAGCTGGGCTACGACATCACCACGCTGGTTAAGTCCCCGGCTGCGGGTGCTGGCGTTATGGTGGTTTCAGGGGATTACACGGGTGACATTAAGTTAATCTATAAAGTCAAAATAACAGAAACCGGAGACATCCCGACAGTACAAGAACTGATAAATGGTAATTTTGAATTGCCAAATGCTGGTGAATGGGAAGCCCTAAATGGTGCCGTTATAGACTGTCAAAACCAAGAACAGGTTTATGAGGGCGATTACAGTTGTAAGGTAACGATTACTTGAAAAAGGTTATGTAATTATAGTCCAAGCAGGGGCGTAGTTGGTGCCCAATAGGTAATTAAATAATGTTCGATGTGACAATCAGAGATGTAGGTACTCCATCTTGGGGCACCACTTCTACTACTCCAACAATTCCCGCCGTACAGGTAGGGGATTTGATGGTGCTAATTGTCTTTGCTCGGGCTGACAGCCTCACATTTGGTTGTTCTGCTGGTTGGGATGAAAGGTATGATCCTGGGTCTCAGACTAAGGGATCGTATGCAGTTTACACAAGGATATATCAAGATAGCGATGGCGACCCAACTATTACCCCGAGCAGTTCTGGAAATCATGTATCAGTAATATTTACATTATATAATTTTGATTCTGCAATATTTGACGTTAGTATTAGTGGAAGCAATTTCGCGGCTCCTGCCTCTCCATATAATGTTACCATTTCGAGTTTTAATACAGTCGCAGACGGCGCTCTGGCTTTTTATCTTTGGAGTTCTACCGATGACAATACTTGGGCTTATCAATCAGGTGGTGGTACTCAGAGAATATCATCCGATTATGGTGGCAATACATCATTTTGCGTAGTTACCGAGTTGGTTTCCTCTGCTGGAGCTACCGGAGATCAAGTATCTCAACAAACCAATGTGGGGCCAGATTGGGGAAGAATATTATGGTTTGCAATTAAACCAGCGGCAGTAAAGGGTCTAATTCAGAACTATGTCGCAGGTCTTTCTCTCGGACAAAAAGTTCAACTAAAAGCTCGGGTATATTGGGAATCAGGCAGTGCCCCCTTGCTGTGCGGCATTAACACGAAAGACGGTCTGGATAATTTTGATCAAAACGTAGTGCATTCTGAGGTAGGCACCTGGCAAACCCTGATTCTGGATTATGTTCACGATGGTGACGATAGCAGTTTTAAGTGGGGGGTAGTGGCACCTTCGGCTTCGGTGTTTTATGTGGACCTTGCCAGTATGCGTATAACCGATGATGCACCTCAGTTTGAATGGTCTGACGACAATGGGGTCACATGGCAGGGGCCTGAGTATATTGCCGATGAAGATCCAATCCCCCTTAATCTAGGTTTGAGCGCTGAATTTTCCGGTACAGGAGTCACGACTCCCACATGGACGTGGACGCCTGTCGGTTCGGCACCAGGTGTCTGTTCCGTGGTGGAGGGCGATCCGCAGGGGATTGGTATTGCCATAACGGCTGGTGGAGCCTGCGGAGTCGCTACGTTCTATTGGGAAACCGCAGAGGATTCCGGCACTGGGACAACCTCTGATTCCCCCCAAGAGGTCACACCTGGTTATTCGGTGCAGTTTACTGTGGTGGGTAATCCGGGCGTTGACGATTATGATGTCGGAGACGCTTCCGTGCTTGGCAGTTTTTATACCCCGGCCTTCGTGGCCGATGATCTATGGACGTTTACCTTTAAAGAAATTCCTATACCCTTGGCGGACGGGGTATCAATCCAATTTGTCACCCAAACCGAACAGGATTTTTACCAGTGGGATGAGTTTTCTTTCATTCTCATGTCAACGATTTTAGTCAAATTTACTGATACTACTGATCTTACTATAGATGCTAAAGGGTTAATTAACCCAAACACAGACTTGTTTGCGGACACTATAGGCCAAATAATTTATTCGCTAATCCGAGTATTTGTCGAATGGGAGGATGCTGATTTTGACTTGCTATCATTTGATACTTTTGATGTTTCCATACCTTATACCGCAGGTTTAGTAATAGATTCCCCAGAAAGTATAACATCTATTATTGACACGCTACTTACTGGAATTCCAACTCTCTACTCAATCACAATTGCTGGAAAGTTTTATATTCAAGAACTTGTGTTACCTTCTGGAATTCCAGTCTTATCAATTACTGATGAACAAATTATGGATTTACCTGAATTCAATCAGTTACCAGATATTACCAAGCGAGTTTACTTAGAATATGATAAGAATTATACTACAAACACAAGTAAAGATTTATCTGGGGTATCTCAAGAACGGTTAGCTTGGCTCAAGCGGGGGAATAGATCAATTTCTCGGAAGGACGATTCTGTTCTAATAAATTATCCTATGGCATCAGACCTTGGCCCACTTGAGACGGTGTTAAATCTGAGGGCTGATGCTGGGGCTTTAGCTGATAAACTTTTAGCCTTATACCAAGTACCTCACGAGACTGTTGATGTCCAGATCGGTCTTCAATCAGTTCAACTTGACATCGGAGATATAGTGATGATGACTAGGGAGAATTTTGGCCAAGATGCCGGTCAACTTTACATAGTTCAAGGTATTTCAATCAATTTTGCTGACAAGCAATCTACGGTGACTTTATGGCGATGAAAAATTTTAGGATGTTATGGGATAATCATCAATTTGATGCAGCAACATTAACTGCAACAACATCAGCTAGTGGCTATCCAATAACCTGTCTTCAAGATCAGTTTAGGTCTCGTAAATGGAGAACAACATCAATTGCTGAACAATATGTAACTATTGATTTTGGGACTGCTATTAACTTTAATTCAATTGCCTTTATTGATCATAATCTATCAACTACTGGAACAATTAGGATTATGGCTTCTAATACCCCTTTAGGCTATGATCTTCTTGATATGAACATATTGGCTTACGACCCGTTGATTGGATTTGGTGAAGATGGGTTTGGTTACTTTGGATTTGGTGGTTATTTATCAGAAACGGATAGAACTTGGATTGTCCCCAATCCGATTAAAATATTTTATTTTGAAAATATGATAAAGTATGGAACTGGGTTGTATTTCGGGAACAATATTATATATGGAACATCAATAGAACCTCCTACTCAAAAAACTATAACAGCTAGATATTTAACAATTAAATTTAAAGATGATAATAATCCAGATGGGTACATAGAACTTGGTAGGTTATTTATTTGTCGATATGCAAATTTTAATTTAAATTTTGATAATATAGTTCATGGAACTATAGATGAATCGGAAATATACAGATCATTAGGTGGTCAAGCTTGGATTGCAAAAAAAACCCTATTGAGGAGAACAATGGAATTAAATTTTGATGTATTGGAATATGCAGATAAATATTGGAATTTAAAATTTATGGTTGAAAAGATGGGAATCACTGAATCATATTTAATAGATTGTTTTCCTAGTATAGATTTAGCTTCACAACACCATCATTCAATATTATATGGCAGATTTCAAGACTTACCATCAATAGAACAAAATTCTGAAATGCCTTGGATTGAAGGACTTCAAGTTAGTAGCACCGGAATAACATTTGAAGAAGAAATAACATAAAGGTGGAAAATATATGGCTTATCCAACGACTTTAACGAATGTTGTTGATGGACCGGGCGGAACTGAGATAGTTGCTGCCCATATAAATAATCTTGAAGAAAAGGTTGGAATTGACAATTCTTCTGATTCATCATCTCTTGATTATTTAGTGAAAAATACCAGTTCTGTTGACCCTGGACACAAACATGATCATGGTGGTTTAAATGGTTTATCAGACAATGATCATCCTCAGTATATTCAACATTCATCTGCTATAACTATAAATGATTTTTTAGTTGCATCTGGAGTTGGGGTTTTTGCTAAACAATCTTTAGCTACAGTAAAAACTACATTAGGATTACAAAGTGCAGCTTATACTCCAACTACTCACTATTCTTTAAAAGTTATAGGTGGAGGAACAACGACTACTAATTCAAAAGGGACGGTTAGTGTTACAGCATCTTTAAATAGACAAACTTTTGTTGCTCTCGCAACAGTAAATTATGTTCTTGCTACTGGTAATCTTGTTTCCTATGTTTCTTCTGCCACGCCATATTTAGAATACACTTTTGTAAATTTGGCGACAGTAAACGGAGTTCTTACAGTTAAACCTGGAACTGGAAATTTTATTGCTAATTTAGGTGCAGGAATTAACATTTCTAATACTTCTGATGGAACTGGAATACCAAATTTAACTATCAGATTAGTTAGGTCTTCTAGTTCTATAAATAAATGGACTAAAATTAGTTCTTATAAAACTTGGGGATAATAGATTTATAATTTATATTAAGGAGTTTATATAATGAGTGGACAACCATCGCAATATAAAGAAAATTTAGGAAATAGTCTATGGCATATTAAACTCAATGCCGGTCTAGATGCACTTTGGGATGCCGATGTTGCCTTTACTAGCACTATAGCAGACTTATCTAGTTTAATTAATAACTGGGCCATCGAAGACCAGATCGTTACAATGATCCCGGTCACCTGCACCTATTCTGACAACAATACTTTCACCCTGCCAGGCGACTACACCTCCCGGTTCCCAGCCGGGGCTGTGGTGCAGATTCAGGTGGCTGCGGGGATGGTATTCAGCACCGTGGCCAGCAGTTCCTATGCCGCCCCTAATACCACGGTCAACTTGAATGACACCGTACTCACTAACCCCATCACGCGGGTTTACGTGGTGGCCACCAGGGACGGCTTATGGCCCAATGGCCCCGGTTACGTGGTGGCTCGTGATTATGGGACTGGCCGAACTGACTTAGAAGATGCGGACGCCCTTGCGGCGTCTGCCGGGAAAGAACTTCTTATCACTTACTCTTTCCCCATTGACGATGATGTCACCTTGTCAGCGCCCAAAGTTTCGATTCAGCCGGGGGCGCCCCTTCCGATCAGCACCACAAAAACCCTAACCATTAATGGGCTGCTTACCAGTGGTCCTTATCAGGTTTTTAATTGTACCGGAACCGGCGCAGTAAAATTCGACGACACCTCACCTCAAGTCTACTTCTACCCTGAGTGGTTTGGGGCAGTTGGTAATGGAGGGGCCACCGATGGGACTGGTACAGATGACATAGCAGCCCTTAACGCCTGCCGGGACGCCATGACCTATAATGTTGGCGGGCACCAGGTAGGCCGTGGGATCATGATGTTAAGCCGGTGGTATGGGGTATCCAGTACCTTTTCTCTGGTAGATATTACCTACGCCAACAATCGCTCGTTTGGTATTTATGGTTCTGGCAAACAAAATAGTGGACTCGTTGGCCTTGCGGCTTGTGACAATAAACCAGTCATGGAAATTGTTGGCACTCCGATGGTGGATTGCCACAACTTCGGAATTGCAGGCATAACAACGGGAACCACGGAAGGATACGCGGGCGCAGTCGCCCCCAGCGTTGGTCTGCTCTTGGCCCGGTCTGACACCGGCATCAATGCTTATAATTCCAGGTTTATTGATCTGGGATTTTGGGGCTATTTCCGATTCGGTGAGATTTACAACGCTGGATACTCGGATAGTGAGTTTCGGAATATTTTAACCGACGCAAGTCCGATCAATACTGACGAGTGGATGTTCGACATCTGCGTTGTTAATCAGGCGCTTCATGCTACCAATCCGTTTCAGGGAGTAATCGTATCCACGAATGGTACGATCTCCATTAATACCGCCTATGCGGGTGAAAACTGTAAGATGGTCAACTGCTACTTTAATAACTGGAATAACGAGACTTACAAAAAGGCTGGCAATGCTGGATTGTATCAACATGGCCAGAGGGTCTATAATGAGAAGTGCATGTTTGGCGGGTTGATGGACTACCAGATATATTCTCATATGGCTGATGTTTACTCAAAAGACACTTGGGGTGACGGCTACGGTCAAATCGCCGGGGTTTATCTCTACAGTCCCACCCTAATTAATATAACGGTGGACCTGGATAATGTCACGAACAAGGTGCTTGGGTCGGTGTCTTTAAAAACCCATGCAAACGTGGTATTACGTGACTCCCACATTAAACGCATCCGGGGGCTTAATGGGTTCTCCATTGATATAGCGGGTGGGGCGCACGACTGCCACTTTACGAACCTGGAGACCATGACGAGCTTTAAAATGACCTCCGGCTATTGGTATAATAACGAACTGGAAATCCCTTTGCTCTGTGGTGAAGTTCTAATTACCCCGAACAGTTACAATCGAAACAACATTATTAAAGATATGCGGTTGTCTGCCTCGGAGACCCAGATAGGAGGTAGCACAGGAAGCGTTCGCATTGGAACGCCTACGGCCACTCCGAAATTATACGTTGGAGAGTTCAGCATTTCTTGGCTGGCGGCAATTCCTACGACTGGCAGTTGGTCACGAGGGGATGTGATTTTCAGTACTGTTGCGACAACTGGCGCTCCGGCAGGTTGGTCCTGCATCCTGGACAATACCTTTGGAACGCTGACAGCAAACACCGGCAGCATAACCAATGGATCAAACACACTGACAGTAGCTAATCTAACCAACATGGGGGCGGCTACCGGGCTAAAGATTGGGGATTGGATTGATGTTGTAGGCGGGACTGTTGAAGTTACTAACAGCCCTAGGCGTGTGATTAATATCAATTCAACTACCAAAGAGGTCGCCCTTGACGCAGTGGTTACTACTACCGGATCGGCTCCTGTGGTAGATGAGGCGGTAACTTTTCATAATCATACCACTGGAGATGCATTTAAGGCTTGGGCGAATTTGCCTTAGATGTTTAAGGATAAACCATTAAAAATTTAAATTGGAGATGATAAAATGCTAATAAATATCTTTTCATCGGTTAAAGGCGTTTATTCACTACACAATACCAACTCGGCCATATCTGCGGCCCCAGAACTCAACAAGCCGTATGTGCAGGGCTTGAGCATCCGGTATGGCTGGAAGAACATTCAGCCAACGGCAGGCTCTTACAACTGGATTGGTATGGACCAGGCTTTAGCCTTATGTCGCAAGGCGATTATCCGTGTGGTGGCCGGAACCATGTCGCCGGCTTGGGTAGAGTGTCAGAAAACAACGACCTCCCCCGCTATTCCCTATCCCTGGGATGAGGCGTATTTGAAACCCTGGTTGGTGTTCATCAAGGCTTTCGGTCAACGCTATAATGGTAACAAAACTGTGCAGATGGTTCAGATGACCGGCGGGGGGCTGGCGGCGGAGATGTTCCTAGGCAAACAGTATGTCAACTGGCCTGCCCTGGGCTATACCAAGGAGCGGATTGTGGGGGTGTGGAAGCAGATCATCGACGCTTATGCTGCGGCGTTTCCCAAGAAGCGTTTGGGGTTGAATATCGGAGCGCCACTGCGTACCGACTACGAAGTCCTGGACGAGATTTTGACCTGGGCCATCGCCAAGTATCCTCTGCAAATTGTCTTACAGTATAATGGTCTGCACGGTCGAGATGGAGTCCTGGATGAGTACGACAAACGTCTCAAGGATCGCAGTAAGCGGGTCACGGTCGGCTACCAGACCACGGGGTCAACCGAGTGGAACCCGGAGAATATGGGTGATTACCGGGTTGCCTTCGAGAAGGCGGTGCTGTGTGGGGCCTCCTATCTTGAACTTTATGATTGCGATTTGCTTAATGAAAGTTTGGCCGAAGATATTGTTTGGGTTGCGGGAAAATTGAAATAACCAGAAGCCACATTAAGAATGAAAGGGTTGTATCATTTACAATAAAAAACCTCTGAGTATCTTCAGAGGTTTTTTATTTATAACCACAACAATAGATAGTATATAATAACTATTATTTTCAAACCCATTCTAATTTCCTAAATATTTCTCTAAATCCACCGGCTTCTTCAATTATAGAAAGAGGGTCTGCATCAGCAATCATATCTAGAAATGTATTTTCACCTAGTTCGTCAAATTCTTCTTTGGTTCCCCATAAATCATCTAAGATGACTTCCTTGTAAATTATCAATTTTAAAGCCATTAATTACTTCTCCTTAAACGAATAAATGATTGTTTTTTCTGCAACAGATAATATTGCTTGTCCAATTAAAACAAATAATCCTCCAAAAGCAAGTAGAAATAAGGTTAGAATAAATATAATAAATCTTATAAAGGAATTAATCTTATCACATAACCAATTAATCATCATCTCCTCCTTTATTCAGTTGATTTTATAAAAACATATCCTCTATATTTATATTCTCATGTTCATACATTAGCTGTTTAAAAACAAACCTATTTGGAATATGAGTTCTAAAGAAACCAGAATCATGTCCATTATATATCTCACTTAAAAAAGCGGCAACAGATGATGATCTTGAAATTCCACTCTCACATGCTACGATAATCAATTCGATATTGTTTATATTTTCATCAACAAAGTCAAGAATTTTTCTTGCTTGTTCTCTCGTAAACAATTCCAATTTGTGTTTGTCCGCTATCACTTCTGAATCAATGTCGTGAAATGATAATTGCAATATTCCTTTACAATTATCATTCGGAAATAAATTAGCAGGAACATCGAATGGGTCTGTAATTGATATGATGATATGGTTTTTGGTTGGGTCAATCAATTCAGATTGTTGTCTTGAGAGAACAAGAAAGTCCATTAATCCTCCTTATTAACAACCATAAGATTCTTAGTTTAAAATGAACTGACTCATCTGTAAATGAGTCAGTTCCCTTACCTTCCCACACCCTACCATACCTTGCCGCACCCCACCCAACCTTACCTCACCTCACCTGACCTAACCAGACCATAATCGTCATTATTTAGCCTCGAAACTGGTCATTTTTTTAAATTACCTATCAAACTACCTCTTTTAAATTATCATTCATTCTGGGCGATATCTACGCGTTCTCAGGCGTAAAATAAACCATTTGAGAGGTAGTTTCTAGTCCTTTATTTGTTCGTTCATTACAAATAATGGCATTACCCAATCTGGGCAAGAACCGCGAGCAAAAATTACCACTCCAATTATTGCAGTTGTCTTTTTGAATTTTTCAAACATTCCTATCATACTTTTTCCTGTAGTCAAGACATCATCAACTATCAATAATGTCTTTGAAGTTTTGTCTATGTATTTTTGTAGAATCTTTGATAATCTAAGTCCACCAGTAGGGATACCAATTACACTTCCAAAAGATTTATTATTTTCATATATAATTTTTGCAATAGTCTCTAAATCTTCATCAGTTAAGAAATCGCAATCTATTTTAAATTCAGATGAAATTCCACTGGAAAGTATGAAATTGCCTAAGTTGAATAAACTCATTTTATTTCCTGCCATGATAATCTGCAAAATATTGTTGTTTGTCTTTCATTATTTTTTTAATTTTTTCAAAAGAAACTGGCATAAAGTTGTTATTGTCGATTCCCACATCGTATGACAGTCCTTGACTTTCAAGGGTTCCGTGTGAGTGCCCATGGAGACAAATCGAACCATGGTGCGAGCGATCCCAAACCTTCATAGCATAGTGACATAATACAACAATTTTATCCTCAATTTTAACTGTTTTTAAATCATAGACTGGAATATTAAAAGTTGATGTCAGATTATATGGAATTTTGTCATGATTACCTCTAATTAAATGAAGATTAATTTTATTAGCATGGCAATCTTGTAGAAACTTTTCAAAAAAGTTTCTATCAAATGTTAAATCGCCTAAGAAATAAAAAGTATCTCCTTTTTTAACTGTAGAAAAGAAATTATCAAGAATAGTTTTGTCCATTTCTTCAATAGATGAAAATGGACGATTACAATACTTGATAATATTTCGATGTTTAAGTCAAAGATGCCAATCTGCACTAAAAAAGACTGACATAATTTTCCCTCCTTTCTTTTCTGCCAATATAAGCAGGAATTTTATTTCTTTGAATAATAAGAGTCACTGCACTTTTATTAACACCTAAAATTTCTGCAATTTCACTTTTGTTATAATCCTTGTCTAATAATTCTTTAACTCTACCCACTCTTTGAGCAGCAAGTTCTTGTCCACTAATAAAACCTTCATCGATTTTATTCCACTTACGTTTTAATACAGGAAGATTAGTAGCAAGTATGAATTCTTTTAAAAAGCGCAATACTTTACTGTTTGACCATATTAATAAAGCATAGCCTTTTTTATTGATTCTAACCACATCTGCTTCATTAATATTTATTATCTCACTCATAATTCTATTCATTATTTTTAAATTTTCAAACCAAGAACTGTGACATTTTATGGCTATTAAACAATCATTCCTATTTGTTTGTTTTCTAATACTACCATCTCCATCTATAAAGCCAATAACCAAAGAAACAAACAAATCTAAATTTGAAATATTAATATCACAAGGTTCATAAGTTTTTCTATGTGAAATATTAAATTTATTCATTAATCTTTTAACAACAACTTTATCCATTAAAGAAATATTTCCTTTATTTTTTCTTTCGCCTTCATATTTTACAAAGCCAGTAAATTTTTCAAGATGTTCTATATCTATAGAAACTAAAGCTATTTGTCCTCTATTTTGGAAATGTCCATCTGCCATCAAATAACCAATCCAGTAATAACTTTCTAATTTTTCTTCTAACAAAATAGATAAATCTGATACTTTTATTGATTCTCTATCTTTTCTTCCATTTGCACATTTCCAAGAACAGAATACTTTTTCACTTTTTATTTGCGTTGGCCATCTATAAATTTCCTTTCCACAAATATCACAATTTAATTTTTGTTTATTTTGATGAGAAACTTTATTTGGACTTCTTTTCTTTCTTGGTTTTTTATCTGGACCCCTCATTTATTTATCCTCATATTTCTTTTTTAATTCTTTTACTGCCCAAATTGCAGATTGAAGGGCAGGAAGCCAAGATTCAAGTTCATCAAGTATTTCTTCAAGCATTTCTTCTTCAGTTTGTGTTTCTTCATCTAGAAGAATAGGTTGTTGATGTAAATTTAACCATTCTTCTTTTTTATCAACTCTATTTTTTGTTTCTGCGCTTATATAATTATAATTATAGGTTTGATAATCAAAAAGCCAATCTGTTGATGTTTCAACTGGGTTATCAATAGAAAGGATTAATTCATTTAATTTTTTCATCAATTCAAGTTTCATTTATTCCTCCTTGTTGTTTAATTAATTAATTAATTTCCAGAAGAATATCTTTTAGCATAATAAACCATCCTACCACACTTACTACAAGTCCATCGAAGACAAATTCCACCATTTTTTATTCTTCTTGTTCTTTGACTTTCTGGTGGGAAATCATGGTCACACCCATCGAGACCTTTTGTTTCTTTCATCACACCAAGAAGGGTATGAATATTCCCACCATTAATTTTTCTATTCATTTATTCCTCCTTTATTTCCTCCAATACCACAAACCACTATCTTCAACTCTTTTATAATCATTTCCAAAAACTTCAAAGACCGCTTTAATAACACCGGGATGTAATTTATATTTTTGTGAATATTCTTTATCTATTTCTTCATCAACTTCATTTTTGACTTCTAGATAATTTGCAACTAAATTTCTTCCACAAACCGTCCCGCCTATTCTAAGAAATTCTACAGCATATTGAATATGTTCTTTATAAATTTTATATCTATTATCTGTATCTATAAAAATAAAATCAAATGTATTGTCTTGTAGAACACATGAAGCATTTTCAATTCCCATTTCTATTAAATGAACAACTTTGTCCCAAGCATTAATTGTTTTCATATTATTTTTAAATATATTATGAACATCACTTGTCTTTGCTACCTGTTCACTAGTAGTCTCTGGTGCTCCTTGAAAATGATCAATTACATAAATTTTCCCCTCTAAAAATTTACTAACTACAACACTAAGACAAGCAGTAGATTTTCCCTTCCATGCTCCCATTTCCAAAAATGTAACAAAAGTTCTTTGGTCTTTAACGCTTTCTTTAGCTAACTTCATAAGAGCTAAAGCATCATTATCAGAAAAATTCCCGTCCAACAAATCTAGAGTGTTAAGGTTTTTTAAGAATTCTTCTATAGTGATGCCTTTAGGTTTCTTGGATTTAGTTTTCTTAGCCAAATTTCTTCTCCTTCTTCAATTATACTTCAAAATTTCTTGGTCAGCAAGTCTCTTTAGGCTAAATCATAAAGTTTTCTTTTTGGGTAGTAAATTAATGAATTTGCTACATATTCTCTGGTTTCAACCCCAAATTTTGCCTCCAGCATCCTCAAATAATTCTCATTCTGGTAAAATTTCCTAAAGGCTTCATCCTTAAATTCCAAGACCGCTTTTGGGCTAAGATATTTTGTCCCCATCGGCGTACAAGAATAGCCATGTTGAGAATACTGCTCATACTCAGTTGGTTCATTAAACCAAGGCTCATTTTTCACCTTATCATATAACTTCGTCCCAGGAAAAGCAAAAACCACATTATAATTAGCCCATTCTGGTTGTAAGTCGATAGACAATTTCAATGTTTCTTCCATTGTCTTATAGTCATCATCTGCCAACCCAAACACAAAATTACCACAAATATTCATCCCAACCTTTTTGCAAATTTCTGTTGCTTGATACGCTTTTTTTAAACTTTGTTTTTTATCAGAAGAATCTAATATTAATTGAGAACCACTCTCATAACCTATTCCTAACCATTTCACGCCAGCATTTTTCATTAATGTAATTATATCTTCATCTATAGAATCTGTCCTAGCATAAGCCCAAGCGTTTATATCATTCATTTTATTAGCAATTAACATAGAACATAATTGTTGTACCCTACCCTTATGCATTAAAAACAACTCATCCATGAACTTAAAATTTTTTACACCCTTATCATATAGACTTTTAATATCTTGAAATACCAAATTTATATCTCTTAATTGTACTTTGCTATACATTAAATTTACACAACAAAAATCACAATTATGAGGACAACCAAAAGAAGTGAAAGCAATTCCATATGGACTTCTATTATGAATATTTCCGAACAAATGCCAATTGTGAGCACGATATTTTGTGATGTCTATTAAAGACCAATTTATTATTCCTATATCGTTTATTGGTATTTGGTCTGTTCTTTTATAACCCATTAAACGACCTAGATTTAAAAAACCTTCCTTCATTAGAATCTCATCTACTAATTTATGTTTTTCTAAAACTTTTGTTGGACAAGATGATGGATATAAACCGTGAAGTATGATTTTAGTAGTTGGACAAACATCTTTTACGCTTTTGCATAAGTCATCTAACCCAACCATATTCATGATGCTAGCGTTTGGATTATGACCACTAACACAAATTACTGTAAATTTAGGATTATCATGTAGTAATGTATGATTCAAAGAATCAATGTTTTGAACTTCTAAATCTATAATTTTAGATGGAATATTTTGTCTTGTGAGAAATGAAGCAAGAAGCAAAGGCCAGAATGGAGGTTCATAAGCCACTTGTTTAAATTTATTAGTTTCTCCATACAATACTTTTAAATTATTTGGTTTGACAAATAAGAAATCAATCATTAATAATTCCTTTTTAATAGAGTAAAAATAATTTTTATAAACTATATACAACTTTAATTATTTCTAAAATATGTTCCTTGCTATATTTTCTCAAACAATTGGGATAGAAACAAGATTGCTCATAATTACAATCTTCACATGGAATCTTTTCATCACACTTTTCATTAAATATATATCTATGTAATTCTTTAAAAAATATATAAGTATTCATTTACTCTTTAACCACCCACCAAACTGCGTTCATTGGATTGTCAAAAGAATTATAATTACTTCCGAAGTAGTCATAAACTGCTTTGCAAACCCCGCAATGAACTTGTCTTCCTAATGATTTAACGGTAACACAATTAACATTTATATTTTCATCAACTTCTTTTTGTTGTTCTGAATTGAGAGTTTCATATCGTATATTTAAGTCATGTCCAGCAATTATCCCGCCTTTTTTAACTTTAGGGTAAAAGTAAATTATGTCTGGAGCAATATAATTGTACATATGCAATCCATCTAGAAATACAATATCAAGAGATTCATCTTCAAAATGTTTATATGCATCTATTGACTGCTCTCTTATGATAACAACATTATCTTCCAACTCTAATTCAGAAATATTCTTTTTAAATATCTCTAATATATCTGAATGGTCTGCATTGCAAGTCGCATTTGCCCACGGATCACAACAAAACAACTTTCCGTCATTTTCCTTGAGCACTTGTCCTATTGCTCCACCAGTTGCGCCTTTCCAAGACCCGACTTCCACCGCTTGCATCCCTGGTCTTTCCACAGATTTAGCTAAGTTTATTAAAGTCATAAAATCATCATTTGTTGAGCCTTCTCTTATATCCAATTTTTGTATCTTCTTCAAATAATTACTAAGTATTTCAGCATTGGAATTTTCTATCAAAACTTGATATATTGGATAGAAATCATCATCTTCACTCATAGTAGATAAGTCTAAAATTCGTGTAGTTGGTTCATCTTTTTTCTCACCATATCTACTATTAAATTGCCCATTCATAATCAATAGACAGTGATACCAAAATTCTTGATAAAATAATTCTTTAATTTGTTTAACTTCAAATTTATCAGACAATATAGACGTAACTGCTTCTTCAAAAAACTTGACAGAATCTCTCCAATATTCTCCATTAATCAAATCCCATAAAGTAGTTTTGACAAAAGAGAAAGACCTTATGGGATTATCTCTTTGAAAAGCAGTAGACAAACATTCGATTCTTTTAATTTTACCAGACAAAACACATAAAGAACATGGGATTAATTCATTGCCGATATAATTGCTTTTAGCCAGATGTGAATAGGAATAATACTTTTTCCAATTTTCTGTTCTATGGACATAATATGTAGTAGCTACTCCACATCTTAAATATTCTTGCCATCTTTTAATTGGGTCATCTTCATTGGTCCAATCATATCCAGGATGAGAATCCAAGGCTATGACATTTCCATTTACTGTATCATCTATTGTAAAATTCAATCTATGGCCATGTGCTGCAACATAATCTGGTGAATAATCGAGGAATTCAGTACACATTTTAAGGCCATTAGGTATTTGAAAATCATCATCGCCAGCAAAAGTTATATAAGGTGTTTTAATTTTATCCAAAAGTCTGTATGTTTTTACTGCATCATGGTGGTCAGATGGAAGTTTCAAATGGTGATAATTAATATTCAAATCTGGATATTTATTTATTACTTCTTTATTTAATTTTTTTTCTTCTTTGTTGCTACTATCACCAATAAGAATTGTACCATCGAATTTGACAGTTGAATAATATTTTAATGAACGATTAAGAAATTGACTCCTATTATATGTAGGAATATAGAGTGTGATGTCTTTAAGCATTTTTTTTCCTTTTTAACTTCATAAATTCTTTTGGCAATAATTCATCAAGATTTATAGGTTCTATAAATAGTTTGTCGCTAACTCCCATATCTTTTGCTATGGCTTGTGCTCTCTTAGAAGTAGCATAGGCCAACATCCAATTCCATTTAGTGAATTTTGATTTCATAATAAACTTCCCTGCAATTTAATAATCTTGTCTATTAATTTACATTTTCTACATTCTGAATTTGTAGAGAACATACAAGAACAAGTTAAGTTATTATCTCTTATTATAGAATTTAATTTTTCTATTTCTCCTTCGATCATTTTATTATAACTATTTTTATCTTTAAGCATTTAATACCTCTCTTAGTAAATATTTCCAGTATTCTTCTCTTGGTTTAGCTTCACAGAAATTGTCAAAACCAATCTTGGTTACATTTAAACCTAAAGAAAACAGATAATCTCCAAGTCCTCCAATTTTATAACTTTCTTCAACAGATATAAGTTTATTATACCAAGGAGATTGTGCTATACAAGCAAGTAGATTGTTTTCTTTACAAGGGAAATTATATATTTCCATTAACCCAAAATCTAACGGAAGCATAGATTTTAAATAGTTTGTAATAGCTCCTGTAGTTATTACTATAGGATAATTATTAGAAGGTATTCTATAATAAAAAAAACCTTCTTCGTTTGGTAAAACACCATTGTCTTTATATTTATCTAATCTAATATATAGTGGTGTTTCACATTCTAATGAATAATTCGCATAATATTCTGCCATTTCAAGAGTGGAAATATTTGCTATGGTCATATTTGGGATGCAGCGCATTAGTCCTAAATCACATAGTCCATGATGAGTTGCTCCGGCAAGATCGTAGGACAAAGCTGCGCCACTTCCAACAATAGTAACCGGCAAATTCTGTGAACAAATACTTACCATTATTTGTTCCAAACACCTACCTGTTATAAAAGGAACAATGCCGTATAAATATGGTTTTTTACCTTGCAAGGCTAAACCGGCTGACATACAAGCGCCTAGTTGCTCAACAGGCCCTAAGTTGAGAAGAAAATTTTTATCTTTCTTAAACTGGTTTAATGCAGCCGCGCCCATGTCGCAAGTTAGGATAATCAAATCTTCGCGACCATTTTTATACGCATTGCCAATGGTATTAAAAAATCTATCTCTCTGAGTAGTCATTCAATTCCTTCCTAAATCTTTCTATGTTGTCATCATTAACACAAAGATAATGTATCATATCCCAATTTATTATATTTATATCATGTACTCTATGAAGTCCAAAACATTTTGTAGTTTCACACACAATTACTTTTTCATCTGTTTGTAAGGCATTGTATGTTTCTTCTACATCATGCCCATTTACTAATGTTTCAAATACAGTCTCAAATAACAAAGAACTTGGTTGTCTTTCAGAAGCATACCAATTCTTATCTATCAATACTTTAATAGGTAAATCTAAATCATAAATAGAATGGATGGCTTCTTGGCTGAGACCTTCCATCATTTCTCCGTCACCAATGAGACAATAGATTATCTCATTAGAATTATTCAATTTATTACTCAAAGCCATTCCGCAAGCTATTCCAAGCCCTTGTCCCAATGAACCTGTTGTTGTTTCAATTCCAGGATTCCCAAATTCAGGGTGGTCACTATGTATAACCCTTTGAACCCCCATCATTTCCAATACTGTTGATAATGTTTCATTAGCATGGCCTTTGCTCAACACAAACTTCCCAATTCCTTTCCCAATAAATCCGCCAAAGTATAGCGTTGAAATAATGTCCACGGCGGATAAACATGACGATAAATGGCTATTTTTATATTTATAGCAATTTTCAAGAACTTTTCTTCTAACTTCATTTGCTTTTATTTTCAATTGCGGTATCAAATTTAACCCTCCAATCTTTTAATTCTTCTAAAGTCATTTTATAGGGTTTTATTATAAACTTTTTATTGTCGTTGTAGTCCATTCTTTTCTCACACCACAAATTGCCAATATTTACATCTTCAAAAAATAAATTATCTCTAACTGCTTGTTCAAATACTTTAGTCTTTGGAAATGACATAATATTCGCAACGCTGTCAGTATCAGTCTGTAAGTTCTCTATCATGTCCAATGAATCTTGCAGCGTTGCCCCATCATCTTCAGCCATTCCCATAATATATAGACCACGTAGATACACATGACTATGTTTTTTCTTTATATATTCCACCACTTCATAAATTTTTTCTTTAGATACCTTTTTGCTCATCACTTCATTTCTAATATAATCATTGCCAGACTCAATAGCAATCATTGAACGATACCATCCTGATTCTGACATCAAATCAATTATATCTGGCGTCAATGTTCTTATCATCAGTCCATTTGGTGTCTGCCAAGATATGTCCAATTTTCGTTTTATTATTTCTTTACATATCGTTTTGATATGAGATTTAACTAATGTCACATTATCATCCATCACTGTGAACATTTTAACACCATATTCTTTATACAGCCATTCTATTTCATTAACTACTATATATGGATTTCTCAATCTAATTTTTGGACCCATCACTAAAAACATGGAACAAAAATTACACCTATTTGGGCAACTTCTACTAGTTAAAATTGGCACTTCAACTGAATGTGATAAATCAAAACCTTTTGGATTGTACCAAGCATTTCTGCTATAAGCATAATCATTAAAATCAATACTTTGATAACCCAATATTGGTGGTGCCACAGTATTAATATCTTCTATGAAACAAGTTTTTGGTTCTACAAAAGTTTTCTTTCCAACTCTATAACAAATACCATCAGTGGACTCATTTGTTAATAATTTTCTAAATGAATATTCTCCCTCACCTATGATAACATAATCTATAAATTCACAATTGTCTATAATATCTTTATGAAAAATAGTTGGGTGTATTCCACCAACAACAATTTTTGTTTTTGGACTTTTTTCTTTAATTGTTTTGGCAATTTCCATTGTAGATTGAAAATGTCCAGAAAAAAGATTTGTTATTCCAACATAATCATATTCATCAAAATTATCTATGGAATGTAAAGGCGCTGCTTTCCAAGTATTGTAATCCAATATATCTACATTTGCAGTCATGGTAGATTGCAAATGATGAGATAGATGCAACAAAGAAGGTGGCATTATATATTCTTTGTTGGATATATAATTAGGCGTTTGTGGATTTATTAGTAATACATTTAACAAAATAAATTACCTCTTGCACAATTGAAATAATTCTTTAATTATATTGTGATAATAGGCTTGTGTAGAAGGGATAAAATCATGCCCTTCTAATGGATACCTTCCTTGCGGTTTATATTTCACATCTCTAGTCCATTCTAGCAATTGAATAAATCTTATTACAAATTCGCTATCAACTATCTTTTTTGCTTCATCCAATCCTACAAAATCTTTAATCTTATCTACTAATAATTCTTTAGTCAACACAAGGTTATTAGAAAAACTATCATCAGTCATTATCTCGTCTAAATATTTATATGTAGACAAGTTGCTTTCTTGGCGCGCAAATGAAACAACAAAATCCAATCTTTTGATATTGCCACTTAAAGACAGAATCGCGCAAGGAAGCAAATCTTGGGATAGTAATGGTGTTTTAAATTCTTCTTTTTCCAAATGAGCATACATTTTTTTATATACTTCGTTTCTAACAAGAAAATGCTGCATTGGAATTCCACTTCTCATATATGACCTGAAACAACCTATTGGATCATTAATAGGCCAATATGGTCCTGGCACAGACCTTGTTATGTGTAAATTGGTTCCTTTGGTTTGTTTTTCGTCAGGATTTTCTAACACAAAAGACATTCTCAAACCACTACAAGCAGCATAGTCTTTATTTGAATCTAAAAATATCTGTGCTGGTTTAAGACTTTCAACAATTATGAAATCATCATCACCTACTTGTAAAATATACTCTTCTTGAATGTTTTTAGTAGATTCTACAAACCTGTTGAATTCATCCTTCTGATTTTCAAACCATACATGATTTATATTCAGATTTTTATATTTTTTAACTTCTTTTTTATTTAGATTATAAGATGTTTTATCAGAACCATCATAAATATGGAAGATTACATCTTGTAAGAATTCAGATTTGCTATTATAATATAATAATGCTCTGTGTAAAAACTCTGGTCTATTGCACGTTGGAATAAATATGGCGATTTTTGTTTTCATGTTTTCCCTTTATTTAAGAATAAGTTTTTTAAAAATTGTGCTAATCCTTTAGTGAAATTAGTTAAAGGATTAGCACCCTCACCTTACCACACCTTACCGGACCCTACCTTACCGGACCAGACCCTACCCAACCTCACCTGACCATACCCAACCAGACCACAACTTTTATTACAACTCCTCTAGGGAAGTAAATAATTCACTAATCATTTTGCTATAATGGATTTTATCACTGTTGATTATAACATAACATCTTCCTCGTAATGGACTATGACAATATAGTTGACTTGGTATAAAAATATCAAATTCACATTTGGTTTTGTCTAAAATATTAGTTATCAAATCAGTGCTTATGTCTATCCCATCATAAGAATCCCAACCAAAAATATTTCTTCCTGAAATTTTACAATCATGAATACAAACTATAAATTCTTTACCAGAATTTCCTATCAATTGCAATTCTTTTTCTAATGGCAAACCACCACCATGTCCATGTGCATCCAAGAAAACAAAAGTTGGAACAGAATAATTATCAATTCTTTCTTTCAGAAAATTGACAGAATCAATCAATTTATAATCAACTAGAGGACAATTATTTCTTGCTGTTTCAAGATAACCTTCATGAATGTCACAACTGAATACATCCAGTTTCGGAAATAAACTTTTTATGAAATCAGACGAATGACCTAAATAACTTCCAGTTTCCCAAAATTCTTTGATGTTTAAATTTTCAATCAAATATGAAATTTCTTTGATGAAAACAAAATCATTGCAAAATACTTCTTTCTTTTTAGAGATAAAGAAATCCAATAATCCACGAATATTCTGCATATCAAGATTCAAGTCGTATGGAATCAAATAGTCATTAAATATTTTATTCCAAAATGAAAATGGATTATATTTTTGAATAGCTCTTTCATATCCCCTATTTGCAATCAATTCTCTTTCTTCTTTGTTTGCACTAAAATATCTGACCTTATTCAACAAATCATTTTCATTATCATATGGGACATAATCAGAATACGGTGTAAAATGATATTCAAGAAAAGAACCAGATGGCTCCATCAATAAAGAACCACACCATATCGCTTCAAAAGACCTTCCTTTCAACGGGCAACCATATTGACCTAAAGGTGAAAAATTAATGACTATTTGAGATTTTCTAAGTGTATCAGCATATTGCATAGTTGTTTCTTCTTTTCTAGTTCCGCCTACAAAGACCCCCACTCCATTTTCAATTAAGTATTTTATGTACTTTTCTCTCGGTCCTTTATTG